AATCATTTTTAATATTTTCTCTATTAATATAAATATCGTAAGGCACATTGCCCCTAGAAATACCAGCTTTTTTAATATGCCGCATAACTGTAGATTCATGAAAATCAGGATAATCTTTTGCAATATTCCTAGCTGTTTCTCCTTTTAAATATCTATTAAACCACTGTTGTTCTATATCTTTTGAAACATTTTTACGTTTTTTCATATACAATAACCTTCCTAATAAGATTATCAATAGTTATAATATATGAAAATTATTTGATTAGGATTCACCGATTTTGCCCAATACTTTATAAAAATTTCTTTTTATAAGGCCAAAAGTTCAGCTACACTTTTTCTCAATCTATCTGCGAAATTTAGGTCAAAGCCACCACATTCTGGAATCTGAACGAGCATCATGAAACGCTCTTGGCTTTCGCACAAGCCATAAGAGATTTTAAGAACAGACTCAAGAATCTTTTGTTCTTCTTTTGTTAGACCATAATAGTCCATTTCTTGATACCATAAAGAAATATCTTTCTTAAACCTTGCATATTTTTCAAGAGGCGTTTCCGCACCTTTCTCTTGCGCCATAAGTCGAATTACACTATTAAGGGTAGCTAAATCATCAACAGATTTGGGATGCGTCAATGCGATGCCTTGGATACCGCTTGATTTTTCCATTTGGAATAGAGATTGAATTTTATGCTCCCATACCATCTTCCACATCTTAGAATCTGTTCGTTCTAGCTTATAGATACCGATAGCATCTTCATAAGTTTTTCTCAGAGTTCCAGACCACTTGAGATAACCGTATTTTACTAACAGCTCCAGACAGATCTGAATCTTGTCCATTGCCTCGACCGAAAGCAGGTCGTATTTAATGAGTGATAATTTCTCAAGGTCATGGAGGTCAAATTGACTAATAATAGTCCCGTCAGGAGCACGCATAAGGGCAGCCGTCTCCGTGAATGGTTCATCAACAAAGACAAGTCCTCCCGCGTGTATTCCAGAGCGACAAATTAGACCTTCAATTCGACAAGCGACCTCCCATAATTTTGGACGCTGTTTCATTTCATTGACAAAAGGAATAACTGGTTTCATTCCTTCTTTACTATCACCATAGTAGCACTGATGTAAAGAACGGATTAAGCCACGGTCAGAAGGAACTAAAGAAGCAATGTATTGCGCCACATCATTATCAATTCCAAGACCTCTTGCCGCACTTAGAATAGCTGATTTCGTACTTTCTGTGCCAAGAGTAAGAACATTACAAACTCTATCTTCGCCGTACACTTCTCTAAACTTATCTAGAATTTGCTTGCGGCGCAGACCAGATACATCAATATCTACATCTAAGACAGAGACACGCGCTGGATTAAGGAACCTCCAATGGAAGGTCTTTGTAGTCTCTCTTAGACAGTTAATCTGGATAATGCCAAGAACATATAAGATAAGGAAGCCACCACCACTTCCTCTGGAGCAGCCAACAATGGAACCAGCTTCCCAAATGGTATCAATAATTTTCTGTAAGTTAAGAAAATATGAAGACCAATGCGTTTTATTTACAAGAGAGCTTTGATAAATAGATTCTAGCTCAACATTGATTTCATTATAAGCATCTTGATTCTGTAAATCTTCTTTCTCTTGGATGCCTTGAAGAATTAGTCGGCCAAGAAGTTTGTCACCTTCAAAATCAGATTCAGTCAGATATTTTAGATTAGGAATCTTATCTTGAAAAGATTTTACTTGTTCGTCTGTAATATAGCTGTCTTTCCAAGGTAGCTGAGGAATCTTTAGTGGCTTTTTAAGATTATAATCTTCACATTGATTCTTAATGTATTCAATATTCTCATACGCGGCACAAATATCTTCCTTAGTAAAGTATTCAAAGAATCCTTCAAGTTCTCCTGTTTCCATAAGATAGGTAGTTGCATAGAACTCAGAGACTTCACGCTCGCCATTTTGAGATTTTAAGTATGTCTCATGGATAAATGCTTCATCTTTCTTTAAATAATGAGCATCGCAAGTGATAATGTATGGAATATTTAATTTATGAGATAATTTTTTAATCCATTTATTAACATAAATTTGTTCTTCATTGTGAGAAGGTTGCATTTCTAGAAAGAAATTACCATTGCCGAAAAGTTTAACCATTCCCTTGAGCCACTTGATAGCTTGTTTAATATATACTTCATCATTCGTTTGTTTATATTTGAGAAGATAAGCTGGCAGTTGCCCGCCAAGGCAGGCTGTTGAAGCAATAACATTACCTTTGTTTTTACCAATAGTATCAATTAAATCTTGATAATACGTTGGCACTCGCCGCATACCACGAGCCATATAAGAGCGCATCCAAGCTCGTGTTGAGATTTCACGAATCTGTTTATGACCTTCTGCGTTTTTAGCCAAGAGAATGAAGTGAAAATACTTATCTTCTTCTGGATTAAAGTTATCTTTATTAAGACCATTGCGCACAAGATATATCTCATTGCCAAGAATTACTTTAAAATTTGGATTATTTTCTTTACGCTTTTCATATGCTTCTTGAATCTTAACGGCGTTGGCTACCGACTCATGCTCAGTAAAGGCTAATACATCTTGACCAAGCTCTAAAGCATAATCCATTAAACGGTCTACAGTGTTAATTGAATCTTTAAGTCTAAGATTTGAAAAATCGGTGTGGTTATGAAGACTGCCGGGATATTTATCTAGCACTTAATTCTACCAGCCTTTCTTAAACCTTAACTAGTTTGTTTTATTCTCTGCTTTGGCTTTAGCACGAGCTTTGCGGCGGGCTGCTCCTGCGGCTTTTCCCTTGTCTTTAACCCAGTCGATTTTTGAATAGTCGTAGGTCTGTTCCCAGTTCTCAAGGTCTTCTTGCGTGAAACACTGGACTAGTTCGGGTACACCGCAACGAATCTCCTTTTTCATATAAGCGCCCTTCTGCCGACCAGTCATTTCATCGGGAAGAGTCTCGCCAGTCAAACGCTCATAGTTCAGATTCCAACTAAAACGACTCATTTTGCGTGTTGGCATACCAACCTCAGTAGTATAACGGCACTCTTTATTATAACAAGTTGAATACCATTTGTTGTTCTTTTTAAAACCGTTGACATTATGCTGCCCGCACATAGGACACTTTGCCATTCGCATAATCTATGCTACTCCTTTCTATTGGACTTTGTATAAATACATTATAACATAAAAAAGCCCTCTAGTCAAACAAAAACTAGAGGGCTTTTATTTAATTACAATTCTTTAAAAAAGTCAGGATGTTTATCCATTCAGTCTCGGTCTGCTTTAATCCTATCTTCATCTACTGGCCTAATATCACTTGGCTGCTGATTGATAATGTCTTGCATGTAGTTTTCAGTCATTTCCCAGTCACTATAAATATCAACTTTGCCAAACTTCTCACGAATAAGAGCATCCATAATAATCTCATAACGTGATGCCTTATGCGCAAGATTCCTAAGCTCTGCTTCTTCAATTTGAAGTTTCATTTAAAACACCCATTCCTCTTCATAATCTTCTAATTCAAAATCATCAATTAGAATTTGCGGTGTAATGTTTCCCATCCATTCGTTCTTGGAACATTTGCCAACAATGGTTAGCTTCTTTTCACCGCTTGTCCATTCTTCAAATTCTTCTCTAGAAGATTTGAATTTCATAATATCTACACCAGAAGGTAGAGAAATCTTAATAGTAGGATGCCCTTTTGCTTCACCTAAAAGCTGGACATTAACATTGTCTAATGCAATATCTTTTACCACAACTTTAGACTCTGGGATGCCTTGACCATAGATATTAAGCTCCGCAATATCAAGAACATATTTAGGGTTAATTCTATCGTAATTCCAAACATAATCAACGAGATAGACAGGTTTAAAATCAATACCTTTGTATTGTTCATTAGTCTTATCTAAAAACTCATAAAAGTTCGATAAAGGCAACGACAAGCCAAACGAAGACCCGTGCCCGGCAGCATAATCGACAACACCAGTGTCTTCACAAAGACTACGCATATCTTCAATAGGACAATAAGAGTAATTGCGAGCAGACCCTTTTAGATGTACCCCATCTTCCTCTTCGACTTCTCGCAAAACCAATGTAGGATGTTGGTACTTGGCTTGAATACGATTCGCCACTAAACCTAAAATACCCGGCTCTGCATCGTCTTTGCCGCATACGCAAGTAATGATAGCATTATTTGTTAGCTTTTTGGTTTGAATTTGGTATTCAAAGAATTCCATAGCTTCGTCTTGTAACTTAGTCTGTCTACGCTTTACTCGCTCAATAACGGTGATAGCTTCTTGCCAAAGAGGAACTTCTTTACCTTTTTCACCTCTCTTGGATGATGGAATTAAAATATCGCACTTGTAATCCAATAGAGCGTTAATAAGAAGACGTTTTTCTACCATTTCACCAGTCCGACAACAGCTATTCCAGTAAGGAACCACATAAAAACTAGAGCTAAGATAGTTAAGACCATTCATCTTATTTAAAGAAAACTCTTGCTTATCTACAAATGCTTTAAGAAATTTATTTTTAATATTTGCATAACCAATATTAACAAGCGCCCTCACTTCTTTTTCGTGGTAATCCATCATATCACCACAAAGACCAAGAGCGCATAAGTCGACCAAGTCATTTGCATAATCAAAATGGCACATTTCATCCATCTGGCGACAAAGCTGCCATGTAACACCTGCGCCGCAAAAATTCTTATTAGGATAATCGTCTAATTGATTATTTACTACAATAGCATCCTCAGAATATTTTTCGCAATGGTGGTGGTCAGCGATTACAATGTCTACGCCATTGTCATGCAAATATTTAAGTTGTTCATAATCATTGCTTGCCGCGTCTGGGATAATAAGAAGACTTGTAGTCTCTATAATATTGTCTAAATCAATGTCTGCAAGTCCATGAACTTTTCCTTCGTGGATTAAAATGGTCGGTTCCTTGCTACAAATACGATGAATGTAATTAGCTATAATCGCACTTGAAGTCAATCCATCACAATCGCAATCTTGAAGAATAGTAATCTTAGAACTTGTATACATGCAATGGTCAATAATCATTCCAGCTGCGTCTTTAATATTCTTTAGTAAATGAAAATCATTTACATCATTCCAATAGGCGTTAAGCCAGTTAGTTTGTTCTTCTACTGGAATATCTCTGTTATATAAAATTTGCTGTTTAGGTGTCAAGCTATTTAATGTTGGCTTATATAATTTATAATCTATTTCCATCAACTCCAAACTCTTTGCACATACATCCTGCTAATGTCTTAAAACCTAGAAAATAAGGGTAAATCTTTTTATCCTTAATATAACATTCAGGAGGAACAGAACTAGTTAATTTTACCTCATACGGCACATATGGATAAAAATAATATTTACAATATCGACAGCGCTTATGCTTGCGGCGATAGTCAAGAACTTTCTGTTTATCTTCTTGTCTAATATTATTATTCATCATTCTCTTGCTCTTGGTAGAGTCTTTCTTTTCTTTATCTTTTAGCAAGTCTTTTTGTAACCTATGATTATCAATTTTATCACGAAGGATTTCAAAAGGATAAAACACAAGGTCTATCCATTTGTCTATAAGAATACAAATAGCAATAATGAAAAAGGATAAAATGACTGGAAAGAAAAGTATAAATATTACCATTATTACTTGTTCTATATCCATTATAACATAATCCTGTTCTTAAATAGATACATGAATACATCTTTGCCTTGGTCTAATGGACTTGCCTTATATCCTAAGATATTTTCTCTGTCAAAGACTACAGACATATTCATATATGGCTTGTATTTGTTACCAATCTTAGCAATCTTTTCTTCAACCTTTAGACTTTCATCTGAACCATATTCATCAAAGTCATGGTCAAATGCGATAACAATTTCTTTACATCCTGCATCTTTAAGAAGTTTGAACTGATACTTAGACAAGGAACTGCCGCATGTTGCAACACAAATATTATTACCTGTACCATAATATGACATATAGGCAAGAACCGACTTTTCTGATTCGGCTACAACCGCAGTTTGTATTTCTCTAATTCTTTCTTTAGCCCAATTAAGACCATACAAGTTAAAGCCAAGAGCATGATTATAAAGTTCACCGTGGACTCGCCAAGGTTTGTATTTTCCCTTTTTTTCTTGCTCTTTAATAATAGTTCTCTGTCGAATACCTACGCACCTATCGTTCTGGTCGAAGTGCGGAATAAGGATATTACCGCCAAGAGGGTCATAATGAATTTGCGCAAAATCACACACCTCTTTTGAGATATTAGACCAAGAGGAAATAATAGGTTGAGGATAATGCTGAACAATAGATATATCATATTCTGGTAACTCAATGGTATTATCATTTACAGTTACATCTTTTTGCTCTTTATACCTATTGAATATTTTCCAGTCTTCTTGACTATCTTTTAAATCAATATCATTATCTAAATCAATTTGAAGATTTAAGAAATTAACTACGAAATAGATTGCGGAATTTAAATCTACATTCTTAACTTTCTCAACAAGTTTAAAAATATCGAATGCGCCGCACTCGGTATAGCAATTAAACATACTATTTTCAAAATAGTAATATAGCTTCTTTGAACCTTCACCAATGCCATTGTGACAAATTGTGCGGGAAATGATATAATCAGAATACATTTCTGGTTCTGCGCCAAAGTATTCTAGAATATCATATACGTTTTCTGGTTCAATTGATTCCTTTACCTTTGCTTTATCGTATCCCAATTCCCGCACCTCCTATTCTTTCTTCTTCTGGAAGATTTCATCTTTGTCTATTGGTTTAAAAGAAAAGTCAGTTACAAATAAAGTCTTATATCGACAAGTGCCTTTATTCGCACGCATCCAACAAATAACACGATTGAATTTCCCTCGTCGATTCTTATATACACTTCTTTTTACATTTGGTGGACACATGCCGGGATGCTGCTCCAAAACACCTTCAATATCTTGAATATCTTCATCTGTACAATCTACCATGATTTCACCGTAGTCAATTCGGTTTGCGATTGATTTTGCACCAGCCAGCATGTTCTGGTCTAGAATTTTCTCTTGACGATAACTACCATTAATTTGAGTGCTTGACAAAAGAAAGACATTGTTCTCGACAGCTATTTCTTTAAGTTTAGATGACATAAGGAATAGAATTTGGTCCTCGCGTACTTTCATTCCAGTTCCATGTGAGATTTCCTCAATCATCTTAATGGATGAAGTTAGATAGTCAAAGACAACACATTGAAAAGTTAGGTAATCTGTATTGCCTTGTTCATCTACTCGTGGATATTTGTATTTGCGCATATTGCGTTTGATACAATTCTCAACATCTTTCATACCATAGTTAGGAAGATATTCCATGCGGAGTGGCGCTTCTTCTAGAATCTGCACTGCTTTCTTTAATCGCTCTTCTTCTTCAAAAGTAAGTAAGTCCATTTCAACAATGTGGTCTTCTGGAATATTACCAATAAAAGCCAACGCCATAGTTGTAAGCTCTTCAATGTCTAGCTCTACCGAAATATATAAAGTAGGTACTCGATTATATAAACGCTCCCATTTACCTTCATCTGAATAATACTCAGAACATGAGAAAAAACAAGCGTCAGCAACACCAGTTCTTGATTTCAATTTGTTACCCTGTAGGCTTTTTATCCTACAGCTCTTACGGTTTCCCGCAAGTTCAGCATATCTTTTCTTTCTTGTAAAGAAAGCCGGGGCCTCGTGGCAGGATTATATCTTTTCACCTGCTATGCGTTGCGGCTGGTTAATTTAAAATTAACCTTCACCTCTGATTCCCTTGCCTTTTTGGTTTAGGGTTCCAGATTTTTTCCCCAGTTTATTGTCGGCAAATCAATTCATTGCTTTTAATAATTGATATTTTTCATATTTTCTATCTAAATATATATTTGCATCTTTGTATAATGAATCTAAATACTGCATAACATATTTACCACACCATTCTGTAGAACACACACCAATATTAGAATCTTTATTTTTGTATCTAATTTTGTTTTGTTTCCAACCGTTATTTTCAACCAGTGATATTAAAAACTCGTGTGTTCCAAGTACATTTAACCTTGGTACATTTCTATGACCAATCATTACACTTCCATCACCATCTATGTATCCTCTTGTAAAAGGTAATAATAAGTCGTTTGGAAGTTGATTGTTGTTTGGGAAAGTTAATGTTAATGATTTTCTAGGTGTACAACCTAATTTTATTAAATCGTTTTTAAGTTTTTTATTCCTAAAATTTAAACGGCATCTAACCGAGTCATAAAAAATAGTTTTATTTTCATCAAACTCTAAAAACTTTTTGAATTTTTTTAAATGCTGTATATCGCTGCTCTTTAAAGATAATTCAATTATATTATTGCTTGTTCCAACGTATCCATCAGCATATAAAAATCCAAGTCAATACGCTTTTTCTTCTGTGTCTATTACTTCAAATATATCTTGATTAAATTTTGTTAAATTTTGTTTGTTAATTATTTCTATGCTATCTGTTTTTAATTGTTTACTTAACTTTCCTCTATCAATATGCAAAGTTTTTGCAATATATGTCAGGCTTTTTTGTTGCTCTACATACATTAATTTAGCTAGATTATATTGCTCTTCTGTCATTTTATATCTCCTTAGATGTATATTTTACTATCTAATAGATATAAAAATATCAAATATCAATTATAATGAATTGTCCATACTCTACCGACACCTGTTGCTGCACTTCTTAGATAAAAGCGACCAGGTCGTGCGCCCATAGCGATTGCATCTTCATATAAATCATACATTGCCCAACCACGAGCAGGATGCTGTGCTAATTCATCTACAATCTTTTGGACATTATCACCAATAGCAACAGAGTCATTATCGTTATTGTCTACATATAAATCCCTGATAAAATAAAATTTACCTTCTACATCATCTGCTAATTGCTCTAATGTCGTGCCGTCAAGGTACTCGTCTTGCGCTTGCTTCTTTGCAGAATCTAAGATATTATCAGGGTCATAAATATCAGATACATCTACGCCAACATCATCATATGCGCGAAGTAGAGACATTTTCTTTAGACGATTATAATAATACTCAAAAGCATCTAAGTGAGCATTTGCATGAGTTTCAAACATCCACTCTCGACCTTTGTTGGCTTTATAAACCGCATATGCTTTTGGCTTATCTTTAAGATAATTTTCAATCTCTCGTGCAAGATGGTCGGTTACACCTGCGTTATATAGACTATACAATGCACCAAATACTACTTTATGTAAATCATTGCAAAAGTCGTGTTCTGAAAAGAAGTATTGTCCATCTGCCGCTAAGTATTCAGGTTTCCGCATACAACATCCAATTACCTGTAATGCCGCGACAGAATCATAGTATTTACTAATCAAATATCCTCCCTTCTATTCCAAGTTGAAACGTGGCTTTTTCCTATAGATATTTACATCCCTTGGCCGCACAAATACACGGTGTTCATCTGTAATATCTGTATTCACTTGCTTTTCATTCTGTACAGTTTTAATCTGTTCCAATCGCTTGAAATAGTTTTCTGCTTCGGTATAAATTGATTTGACAATCCATATGCCACCATTCGACCTACTCTGGTCATTATGTTTTACCTCATACCAATATTTTAAAGCCTTAGCCATTTGCTCATATGTAATACCAACCTGAATCAGTTGCCCCATATTTAAGGCAACCTTCTGATAATCTACATATGCACCAAGATATTTTCCAGCCATTTTCATAACTGCTTCTCGTTGCTTTTTCAGCTTATCTTTATTTTTTTCTTTTTCCTCTTGGCTCTTGGCATAACATTCATCATGCCAATATCGGTTGCCAATCTTTTTCCAATCGAACTCACAATCACGGTCAATCATTTGGCCGCAATATGGACATTTAACAAGTCTTTGTTTTGCCATATTTTCTCCTAACTTTATAATATAATTATAACATATTCAGGAGATTTTGTCAATAAAAAAGACCGCCCAATTATGGACGGTCTTTAGAATTAAGCTACATCAATTCCATTAGACAGTAAGTCTTTGAGGTCATCAAGGATAAGTGAAAGCTGTTCAGCTTGCTTAGCAGTACAGTCATTGACCTTCTTGCCGACACCGAGATACTTATCTGTAATTTCGATAATTTTAGGCGCCCAAGACTTTTTGAATTCATCCTTAGAAACACCATGCTGCATCTTGACGGTTAATTCTTTGAATTCATTCTTCATAGCTTCAAAGTCAGGACCATCATTAATATCATATGCAGTAGTACGTGCATCGGTGACAAACTTGCCAGCATCTTCCTCTGCTTGCTTGTCGATTGCATCACCAATAGCCTTGACAAGATTGTCATATGTGAAGTCAATGGAGTCAGGCGTATATTTAAATCGAGAACCAGCTACGAATCGAGGGGTTCCGCGCATATACAGGACAGTATGAATGCGGCCATCTCCCTCTTCTACTGGATGGGCGTAACCGATAACGTCACTCATTCGGTCAACGATTAGACGTGGACGATTGCCAAGAGTAGGAACAATCTGGTTATATTCACTACCATTTTCATCAGTAAAAGTCTTGTCTTGACTATGTGAAATCATTACTAGACCATAGCCCATCTGAGGAATGGAACGAAGACATTCATCGAACTCTTTACTAGTTTTAGACCACCCCTGACCATAAGGTAGCTCATTTACAGCCGAGACTCCAGCCTGATTGCAGATGTACTTTTCACAAAGGTCATAAGCAATGTCAGCAGTATCAATAATAATATTGCTGTATAGCTCATGAGCTTTCGGGTCTTTTAGCTGCTTTAGAACCTGTTTAAATTCAGACCATTTGTTAATAGGTTGCGGTTTTACGCCGCCAATTGCTAGATAGCCAACCTCAAAACCTAATAGTAAGGCTTTTGGAAATTTGGCTGCTGTTGATGTTTTTCCAGTCTTAGGCTCACCGTAAAACATGATTGTATAGCCCTCTAGCGAACGACTAACTTTGTGAGGTTCAATATTAAAAATATCAATTGACATATATTGCTTTCTCTTTTCTCTCTTGGTTTAATCTTTTGCTATCTACTATTAAATACGATTTAGATAAATAACATTGTATCGGCGGCAAGTGCTATGTCCCCAATTGCTTAGCCACTCAGTTGCGTCCTCGCTGCTAAACTTCGTTTGGATGCTAGAAAATGCTGCTTTCACGCCCTGCCCAAGAGTCATTGTGTCACACCCTTCGTTGTCTACGACAACAACGCGGTCTTCGTAACCCTTTGAGCATGTGTACCAGCGATCCTGCTCAACTACTCAGAAACGTGGGTCCGCTTGACAAAAATGTCTCTTGCGTATTCAACTTGTCTTGAAGCTCCTTTAGGAATTTGACTCCATCCGCTGTTAGCATTTGCTCACCGCCTTCGCTACACAGCTCATTCGCTTACGACCTCGTAGACGTTGCAGTTGGTAAAGTCGATGCGGTACGTCTTGCCTTCATCGCGGCACAGCTTGCAATCCTTGTACCCTTTCGTCCACCATGCAGCGTTGTCGCAACCCTTCCATCTGAGCAGGAGCCATACAAGTCTGCCGTTATCGTCCGTAACAGGATTGCCATTATTGTCAAGTACGATGTCTCTATACTTCCAGAACAAGTCGTTGTTGTGCTTGTAGTGTCTGGCCTTTCCGATGTATTTCTCGGTCATCCCTTCACCGGCTTTACGCAACTTATTCGCTATCTTGCGACGCACTCCGAGCACTTGGCAGCAGGACCGCACATGACGTAAAATTAAATTCCATTTTAAATCCTTTTCTATCTTATAGGGGATAGAACTTAATCTCTCCCCTATTTATTTAATTGTCTGCTACTTGACTAGAAAGGCCATGCCTCATCATCATCATCATCATCTTCATTTTCATCTACTAGAGCTTCAACCTTTGCGACTACCTTTGCTGCTGCAAAGTTCTGACCACCGTTACGATTAGCCTGATACTCGTCATGATTACGCTTGACCTCTGCCATACGCTCTTCACGCTCGTTTAACTTCTGCTTGAATTCCTTTTTGGTGATGGTAGATTCATCATCCCACTCATAAGGTTCGACCGCAGCCCAAGTAACATCCCAAGAACGAACATGACGAACGACCTTATGAACTACTGGGTCACCAAATGCAGATTCTTCAGTCTTCTCAGTCGTGATGGCCTGAGATACGATAGAACCCTTGATATGAGTTAGGAGAGGATTCTTATTAGAAATATCTTGGTCGATAAAATAATCCATACCACACTTAGAACGGACATTAACATCAACGGGAAGAACGCCACCACGATAATCAAAGACGTAGCCACGAAGATTTACAAAATCATCACCATCTTCAACCTCACGCTCAGCCGCATTTGCAATAAGCATATCGACATCGAATGTCGCAGGATTCTCAGAAATCTCGTTGGTCATAACGTGCATAAACTGGCCCTCGACACGCTTAGGAGAAACAACTTCACCATCACGAGATACAAAATCATTTGTGCCGACAGAACCATCAATACGAACCTTGAGAGCAGAAGTACCTACAACTTCAAACGTATCTGAACCCTCATGGTCAATTAGGGCAGTTAGAATCTCCCATGCGGGATTAGGCTTGCCACTCTTAAAAGTCTCAGTAACGTAACGGAAAAATACAGGGACAACGTTAAGACCCTTATCATCAGTGGCTACATTTACTGTGCCGTTAATAAAAGGAGTGTTGGTCTTTTTAGAGACACGCTGTGTAAGGCGGTCGGTTGAAAATACATATCCCTCAATATGGCATGAATTATTTGTCTTTGAAAACATTCAATTTCCTTTCTAATTTTTCTTTCAATATATGTCACATATTATAACATGTTTTTAAATCTTAGTCAATAACTTTTTTAGGATATTTTCCACATGACTTATGCTCTAGACAATAACCAGCTTTGTCACATTTACACTTAAAGAATAAATCACAAATAGTTTTCCATTCATCAGAATACTCAGATAACGCTTCAATTATATCCTTCATCAGCTGCCTAAATTCCCAATAGGCACGAGTACATAGACGTTGTTCAGCCATAGTCATAAGTGTGCGGCTATTGAAGCGACAACTGACAGTAGTTGCCATTCCAAGAGGAAGAACCATATTTGCATCTTCCTGCGGAATTCCACATTCCTTTTGCATATAAGTAGTAGCTTCAGCAATAGCTTTCATACAAGAATCGTACATTTGCTTCGCATCTTCATTTGCCGCGATTTTTGGAGGAACTACATAATCAAAATCTTGATACTTAATATAACGCGTACTTGCCTGTAGACGTGTAGGCGCTCCACCATTATGAGTATAGAATTCTCGAATTACCTTCGCTGAATACCCTTCTAGAACAAACCACACTTCTCCAAACTCAAGTGTGCGAAAATGCCCGTCTTTAATACAAGAAAGACCACGCTTATAATTCTTCTCTACGTTACTGGTATCTGTGCCATAGCAAGGGCCAGCCATTTCGCCAATTAACGTAATAGGATTCTTAACAGTATTACTGTTAATCGTTACTTTTCCCATTTACACCATCCTGTGAATTAAAACCATAATTAACTGAATTATATACATCGATATAATATTTTTCTTTTTCATTTAATTCTTCTTGCGGACAAAGTTCTACAATTTCAAATGTGAATTGGTCTAAACCTTCTTTAAGCATCGCCGCATATAGTTTATTATCTTTAGGAGTTTTTATACCGCATCCGCAACGGCAATGCTGCGTAAAACGATTTGCAATATCTACAGATTGACCTATATAGCACTTTGTATCATTTATATCTGTAATCTTATAAATACCGCAAGTCTTTTCAGTACCAACAATATTAACGAATAAATCCTTTGCTTTCTTCTGGAAGTACGTTGACCAGATTAGCTTTGAAAGAATTTCTGGATTAGAAAGGCGGTTCTTAAACGAATTTAGAATATCAATATCTGCTTTGTCACTATCTTCGATAATGATACGATAATCATCTTTAGAATCCTGAACTGCCTGTTCACGTTGAAACGCTTCAATTGTAGCAGCCTTTTGGCGCTGTAGCTTATTAAGCGAGTTTTGAAGAATCTGAATCTGTTCAATATATTCAGCTTTATCTTCATCAACTTTAGCTTGAAAATCACGAAGGTTATTCATGATATTCTCTTTTTCAACTTTCTTAAAGTCTTCAAAACTCTGCTTCTGCTGTTCCACATTCTCTTGGAGAGATTTTAAATGTGCCTTTTCATTTTGAATTTGATATTCAATATGCTCTCGCGCAATAAGAACTTCTTTGTTGTTCTCTTCGACTATATCACATGTTTCTTTTCTGCCAGCTATAACGCCTACGCTATAGCCGCATACGACAAATATAATAGCGCAGACAAAAGCTATAATAAATTCGAGAGCCATATTACTTGGTGTATGTTACAGTGATTTCAGGGTCAACTTTCACACCTTCATCAGTAAGGCGAATAAAGTTAGTGCCACCATCAGGCTGTAGTTCACGAACTGCATACCCCTTGCGAACAAGCGATGAGGTGATAATGCAATTGGTAGCCTTATCGGTTAGATGAACAGCCTTTGCAATATCCTTAAATGTTTCATCTTTGCCCTGATTCTCCTGTAGGTGCTTTAGAACCTTTTTAGCATTGTCTGAAAATACTGGCTTAGTAATAGTAATCATATAACTCCTTTACTTTTTCATTTTTATTTCATATACATGATAACATAAAATATTCTAGAAGTCAAGTTTTAATTAAAAATTTCTTCTAGCTTACAGTCCTGTGCTGGTTTGTCTGGACGAAGCCTAGACAAATAAGGATGCCGAAAAGTTTTATTCTCATTGTCAAGACTCATGCAGTTTACCTCTACGACCGTTCCAATATACTTTTCAGGATTGGCCGCAAGGTCAGCTTTAAGATTATCTGTAAGACCAGAAGACACACGCCCAACAGACACAAGGCTTCCCGCATTATCATATGCACCAAGACGTAAAGCACCAGCCCAACCATAATATGCGGCTTTTGTGATTAGATTGCCTTCTTTATCTTTATATACCCAAGTCTCAGATTCTTTACCAGTATAAAGATATTCTGGCGGCAGAACTTCTGTAATTACAAAATCAATATCATTCTGCGCTTGTTTAATCTTGAACATTACTTTTGGCTGTCGCTTGCCGGGCGCATATAAACCATTCTCGACACGAAATACCATTCCTTCTTCGCCTGCGGCAAGTTTATCAGTTGTAACTTTGTCTAGGTCTAGATAAGCGTTGTCGTAGCATCGTGCTACTTCAAGTTCTGGAATTAAAGGAGTAGCAATATCAATATGCTCACAAAGATTACTGTAACGATAATCATATGTCATATTATTCATAACATAATCTTCGCCGTTGTATGCAAGGATATCGTGCATATAGAAATGAATCTTACCGTACTCGCCTTTCTGACGTTCAATAGCTTTCTCTGGTAAAGCACCTAAAACCGATGTTACATTCTTAGAGGTACCATTAGGATAATAAACTTCACCGATGATACATGTGCCATTAGGAAGTTCATTCATAGCCCAATCTTTAATATGCGGCACTTTATCAATATTGTCGCTATAATAGCCAGTCTTTTTAGAGACTGTGCGGCTATAAAGATGAACCTCGTTGTTATCTTTAACTAGCTGCGAGAAGTATCCATCTTTTTTGACTGTGCCGATGATAGGCGTATTTTTAAACATATCCTCATAGTTCTTTGGTGCTTTTCCCACCAACATTGGTGCGTAAATATTTAAAGACATATTCCTCCAATAGAAAGAAAAGGGTAGACTAAAGAATAATCCCTCGTCCACCCTTGTTTGCAATTTTACCTGTAAAGTTCTGCGGTTCAGTAATCTTCATAGATACAATTCTATCATCATCGTCTAACTTAATGCCGCACATGCCGCCAGAACGAATACTGCTTGCTCGCACACTGTCAGCCATGAAACTAATTTGTCTCTTGGTTGACGTTAATGTTACAACACATCCATTTGTCTCTTGAATGCTAACGATTTTATTGTCGGTCTTAAAGGCTACAGAACCTTTAACGTTACGAGTGCCACCAGCGAATTGCTTACCTTCACACTTCTTAACTTTACCATCCTCTGTAACAAAGAACATATAAGGCTTATCTACGAATACATCATTATGAATTGTGATAATCTTTTCGTCATTATCAAGATTGATGATTGCACCGATAGCCGTGCCCTTATCCTTTGAGCCACATTCTTTAATATCTGAAAGAGCAATTCTAAAGAATCGCCCCTTATTCGAGAATAGAGCTACTTTTCTATCCTCAGATACAGTGAATGCAAGGTTACCGTCACTCTTGTACTTAGAAGGTGAGACTTTCTGTAGATAACCAAGAGGATTAAAGGCAATGACAAAGTTCCTATTCTCTTTTGGCGCAGAAGACCTTGCCTTTTTCGTCTTTGTAATTTCCTTTTGGACTACCTTAGTGCGGCGTTCGTCTCCAAACTTTTCAGACACTTCATTAAAACGTTTAATCATTTCTTGCTTTAGAAGTTTATTTGAATTTAGAATAGAACTAACTCGTTCAATTTCAGACTCAAGATTTTCTTTATCTTTAAATAGTTTGTTTACTTCTAGTTTTGCAAGACGAACAAGTTTAATCTCTAGAATTGCTTTAGCTTGGTCTTCGTCAATGCCTAGAAAAGACTGTAGCTTTTCATTAGCTTCTTTTGTTGAAGAAGAATTTTTAATTGTCTCAACTGTTTCATCAATCTTATTAATTGCCGCAATAATACCATTTGTAATTTTCAATTTGTAATTAAGAACATCAAGTTGATGCTTATACATATTGATATATACTTGTTTTTCATGTTTTAAATGTGCGTTCAATGCTTCTTGCCAACTAAAGACTTTTGGATAGCGACCATCCTCAAGCATAGTCATGTTAATACTATAAGTCTTCTGTAGAGAAGTATTATCAAACAGATAAGTTGCTACTTCTTTTGGATTGGCAGACCTAGAAAGATAAATCTTAATACAGACGTTTTCACCTGTAAGGTCATTTAGATTAACGATGCCGGGATTAGTCTCTTCATCATTCGTAATCTTTTCAATTTCATTACAAATAGTATTAGTGTAAACACTATAAGGAAGTTCACGAACTATAATACAATTATCTTTCTTGTCATATTCTAGTTTTGCACGAATAATGCAACCTTTGCCCTTACCAGTTTTAAGACTTTCACGCACTTCATCTTTGTTAAGAATTGTGCCGCCAGTGGCAAAATCAGGATAACATAAAATATCATCAAACGTTGCGTCTTTATGCTCTAGCATATATACCATTGCCGCATTTACTTCTTTAAGATTAAATTGTGGAACACTGCTTGCTAGACCAGAAGCGATTCCGCTCGTGCCATTGACGATATTATAGAATCCAAGAGAAGAAAGAATTCTAGGATATTTCTCAGTATCATCATAGTTATCTACCCATTCATCTACAGTATATTTATCCGTTTCTTTGAGAAGATAATCAGATAGCTGAGAAAGACGTGACGCTGTATATCGTGGTGCGGCCCAGTTGCCCGTCTCTGTTAAAGTTCCGTATGAACCTTCCACCTCTACTAGTGGATACCTCATGGAGAAAGGCTGTCCACTACGCATTACAATACCTTCGCAAGATGCGTCTCCGTGGATGTAGAGTCTCATGCAACTGCCTATCGCTTTTAGCGTCTTTTTAAATGGCTTGTCATGAGTGAATTTGTCTGTGAACATGCAGTATAAGACTTGTCTAGTAGATGGCTTTACGCAGTCTCGAACGTCTACTAGCGCACGTGATTGAATAACTGCTCCCGCGTATTGTCCAAAACTGTTATCAATAACATCGTCTAAACTTACTTCAAAATCCAATTACTCTTTCACCTCACTAAAGTCAATATTATTGAAAATAAAATCTTTGCGGCCATCTGCATTTGAACCCATAAGAGTTACAAGTTTATTCTTTGTTTTGTCTGTTGGAATAAGGACATCCATATGCTGATTCGCACCAAACATAGAATTACGTGCTTGGCTTGCTGACAGTGAGCCGAGTCCCTTACAACGCTGTACTTCGACTCCTGCTGGAAGGTTTAGTCTCGCAGCATTCATTTCTTGGTCTGTAAAGTAATACTGTTCCTTGTCTTTACTCTTGACGATATAGAGAGGAGAACGTAACCAACACAATCTATTTTCTCGGATAAACTTAGGACAAAAATGTTCTAGAGCTGATGCAATAAGCAATCCGATATGGAAACCGTCACTATCCGAATCGACACAAATGCCAATCCTACCGTATCTTAAACTTGTCTCTTCATAGTCTTCGTGCGGTCTAATGCCTAATGCTTTAAAGAGTAATTGAATCTCTTCGTTCTTTAGCAGTCTGTCATCTTTATTCGCAAGAGCATTGATGAGCTTGCCGCGTAACATCAAAATTCCATACTTGTCAATTTCTCTTGCTACACACATCGAAGCACCGGCTGATAGTCCTTCTACTACGAGAAGAGTAGAATCTTGACCAAGAAATTCAGCGTCTTTAAGTTTGTCTGGGTTAAGAATTTTGACTTTGCTGCCACGCTTTTTATTATTTTTAACTGCCGCACGCGCGCGTTTAGCCGCTTCTGCGGCCTTTCGCGCAAGGATAGCTTTTTCAAGAATAGCCTTTGCATCTTCTGGATTGCTGTCTAGCCATACCTCTAATTGCTGCCCAAGAGCAGTAGTAAAAGAAGTATCCATATCAATAATATCATCTTTTACCTGAGCATTATATTTAACGCCTTTACTATTGATATTGCATACCAATACAATGCCTTCTTGAATTGCAGCACCATCTAGGTTTTTATCTTTTGCAGTTAAAAGATTGTTCTCTTTTGCCCAGTTATTAAATACACGAGTAAGTGTTGATTTAATTCCAGTGATGTGCGGCCCAGATGATGTAATACCATAGTTGACATATGGAATAATCTTTGTTTGACTGCCAGACGTAAAAGTCATAGCAAGATTAATTTGGTCAGTATTCATAATAAAATGATTACCAACAATTTCAATATCTTTTCCACGTTTTTCGTCTAACATATCTTCGATACTGTTGTGGCTAATCTTTTCGCCATTTAAAACTACTGTTAGAGTTGGGCAGATACAAGTAATATCATTGAAAAACTTTTTAAAGAATGTAATAGATGTTTTATCTGTTCCAAAAAATTGCGCGTCTGGGAAATAAGATACAAAAGTACCATTCTTAGTATCTTTTTTTGCAATACCAGTTTCATGCTTTGAAAGAATACCATCTACAAATTCATTGCATTCCCACTTACCATCACGAACAGTCTTAGTTACAGTGCTATTAGATAGATATGTTACTAATTTTCCGCCGATGCCATTTAAACCAAGACTTGAACCCTCATACACACCATCTTCTGTGTATTTACCTGATGTATTCATAGTATCAAAGGCGGCTTGAAAAACAGTCTTACCATCTTCTCGCTTTTCATTTACTAAGAAACCTTGACCATAATCTTGAATACTGCAATGATTACTTTTATCATCTATAAAAATATCAATAATATCGCCATGACCAATATTGTGTTCGTCAAGTGCATTACTGAATAGCTCCATCATAAGCTGATTTGGAGTTGAAGTATCGCCACAATACATAGATGGGCGCTTTCGTACATGCTCTCTTGGTGTTAGTGATTGAATAGATTCTTTAGTATAATCATTCTTAGCCATGAATCTCCTTTCTTTTACAGATATTATATCATTTTCATTTTCAATTGTCAACAAAAAAAATGGATGCCGATTATAGCAATCGACACCCATTATAAAAACTACAGTCCCTTTTTCTCTAAGTCCTCTAAGAACTTTCTACGGCTTTCCACTTGGTCTTTGCAGAATACACGGAAATTATTCTTTAAAGCATGATACTTGTCACGAGCATCATACCAATCCTTTTTAGCATAGCGAAGTGCATCATTGTACTTAAATGAATACCAAAGTTGGTCCTCATAAGCCACAAGACCGTTATAACGTTCACGCATAGCTGCCGCACGCTTCTGCTGTAGCTTCATGCGGCACTTGTATTCGGCAATGCTCCAACCAATCCACTTATTAGCAACGGCCATGTCTTCATCACGCGGCTTAGCATATTCAACGAATTTGCCCCACTGTGAAGTAATAGTAACCGATGCTACTTTAGTTTCTTCATTCCAATAGCAATCTGTAAGCTGACAATGTGCCATTTGTTGTCTCCTTATCGTTTGTTATAGGCTGCGGACATATAAGAATTCATGATAGCAAATTGAGTCGATTCAAGTATATCTGCCGCATCCTTAGACGGCTCAGGAATAAACTTAGAATTATTCTCAATAAGCTCGTCCATCTTCATTACACAATTCTCTGCTTTTGCCTTTGCATCTTCTGACGAATAGATAATACCGTAACGCTTAATAGCCATCATTTCATCACGATATAGGTTCTCTTTGCCTAAAGAATTACGTTCATCAATCCAGATGGCCTGAGAGAATGGCGCACCGTCAACAAGATAACGCTTGACAAAAAGATAAAGTCGCATAATATGCTGTAATTCCTTCGCCACATATCCGTACTTCTCAATCAGCTCATGGTTGGCAGGAGAATCGTGGCAAATCTTCTTTGCTTTTTCCATAGCCATTCCAAGAGAAGAAAAGATTAGCTTCTGCGGATTAAGGTTTGCAATATAATCACAATGTTTGCGGAGATATTCCCAGTAAATCTTATACGAAGGATTGACCACATAGTACTCAGTACAAAGAATCTCTAGGAAATTGATGTTAGCTTTATGGAGAATTTTAAAATAATCTCGAAAATCTTTTACAGTACAATGCTCGTCATTATCCATAATCTCGACTTTATTAAGATGCTTTTTATCCAAGAACAAATCATATGCGGTTGGAATCATTAGCAATTTGGTATCAACATCAGATTTCTCGTCCCACAAATTATAATTCATAGAACCATTCGCGGCACATACCAACCAATGATACTGCCGATACTTACCTGTAGCCTTGATAGCTCCAAGATGCTCTTCTACCCTGTTCTGAATCTTGTCTACATTTTCTGCCATTTCTATGTCCTTTCTCTATATATGTATTATAACAGATTTATTTACCAGTGTCAATACAAAAAAGGCACCCACAAGGGTGCCTTTACCAAAAGAAAGAAAATTAGAAGTGGTAGTTATCATTGATGTAATCGTACAGCTTGCCACCGTTCTCTACATACTCAAGCATCTTGAATACGTTATCGTTCAGGGCCGTCATTAGATGAACGTCAGGATTACTAGGATTAGCAATCTGGTCAGCATAGTTACCGAGGTCGAAGCTATAAAGAATTGTGCGGCCATTGACAGCACAATAATTATTATAGTTACGCATACCGTCAGTACTGTCCCCCCAATAAGTGTACTGCTTTTCCATTACCTGCATATCAGAGACAACGAAGATACGGTCATACTTCTTGTCACGAATAAGACCGAAAGCAGGAGCAATATCAGTTCCGTAGCCGCAATTATCGTTCTCACACATTTCACGAATAACTTGGAATGGGCCGCAAGCCTTCTTGAAAGTTGCAGACTTGGCACGATTGCCGAACTTTACAAAGTCACAGTTACCATTGATATAAAGAGCCGCAGCATAACAAGCGCCAACTTCCTTGATGGTAAGATTGGACTTGTTACCATAGCGGTCTTCCATCGAACCGGAAACATCAAGCATGATAACGGAATTACCTTCCAGCTTGGGCATATTGCTGCAAGCAATACGGAAAGCAGTATCAAGTGCAGTGATGACTGCAGAGTTCTGAATATTTAAATTATGATAAGCTGTATAAATTTGATAAGGAAATACAAGAGACTTCTTGATAGAAACCTCATTAATAAGCTGGTCTACAAGATTGCGCTTAATCCATTCATCATCAACGTCTTCTGCAAGAATATTGTTAAGATTGCGGATAAGAGCGAGATAACCGAGACGATTACCCTCGACCATGTTCTTCCAACTGTCCTTGCCAGTGGAGATATTGACTTCCCAAGTGTCAGCAGCTTCTAGATTACCATTCATGTAATCATCAATAATGCCACTCTTGGGATGAATGATATTGATAAGGTCATACATGTTATAGCGCTTGCCTTTCATCTGATACTTCATAAGATTGTACTCAGAAAGACCAGACATATAATCTGCAAAACCACGAATCATAGCATGAGAACGCTTGCCACCAAGCATGTCAACAGCTGCGAAAATCTCAGACATATCATCAGGACGATGACAGAAAGCCTTGTAGAAATCACGCTTGCGCTCAAAGCTCTGACCATTCAGCATAGCCGCAACAAGCTGAGCAGTGCTACGCTGCCCGAGAGCATTTCGCGTGAACATAGCACACTTGCCAGCGAACTCGGCACCATACTTATCAATTACAAGATTAGTAAGCTCGATGAAACGAGTCTGCTGCGTAGCGGCATTCTCATAGAAACCGTCATCCATCTTGCTAGAGAAAAGGAAATTCATCCAATCCTCAAGAACATCCTTCTTGTGATTCTCGCCACCCTCGTATGACATAGAACGCTCGGGCTTAATCTTTTCATTAAACTTAGACATATAATTATCACTTTCTCTTAGAAGGAAAACTTTCCTATATTATAATACTTATCTATATAACTCGTCAAGTAAAATTTTAGAAAACATCTAGGTCATGGAAACCTGAATAATCAATAATCTTGAGATTGTCAAGAGCATCATAACCATAGTTGCCATTGTGCAGGTCTGAAATCTTCTCTTTGTAGAGAAAATCAATAAAACGCTTTGTAGCCTTACGACCATACGTATCAATAAAAACACCGCACTCGGTAGTATAAAATTCACTATAACTATCTTTATGTTCTTTACGGCTCTTATCAATCATGTCCTTTGCAATCTTACTAGTTTCATTGCTCTGTTTTTTAGGACTATATCCTTTTCCAGCATTTGCGGAAACATACACAGGGATGCCGCACACGAAACCAAGAAACGTAGTCTTAGCAAGCATTTGATGAACCTTATACTTGCGAGCCATACGATAAATGTATTCTTCTGCTGCACAATAATCATTTGCATCTACTGGATATAAACCATTATTGCTCGCATTTTTATATAGAGTAATATCATCGAAACAAAAATACATTGGAGCTCGATTTTCTTCCGCACAAAGTTTATAATGTTCCCAATCTCCATCTTCTATAAATGCAGCACCAATATAAGGAATTTTAAATACATAGTCTTTAAATTCTTTAAAATGGAATACAGATTTAGAACAGCCACCTTCAACCCAATCGGCACCAATAGTATTACCAATCTGTTGGATAAAAGCTCTGAATGTGTCACCATCTTCATCTTCAAAATACACCTGAGACAACTTCAAGAACTCAGGATTACAATTACGAAACTTTTTATCAAGAAAATTAAGCATCTCTGATTTATTCATATAGTTCCTTTCTTCGTTCAACTATATTATATCATTTCAAAGTTGCATTTGTCAATTATTTTCTTTTTAGTGCCGATGGCCTTGCCTTTTTCATCTAGAACTGTACCGATAGGACATCTTTTATAGACATATTTTAAAAATTCGTCTACCCTTTTAGTCTCATTTTTGTACATACCAAGAGAGAGAAAGGGTAGAATCTCATTATTTATATGCTCATATTCCGCATACGTATCATCGTCTAATTTTCTAGTGCATCCTTGCCTAGATTCTTCTGGAACATATTCACCTATGCGGCATAATGGGCATGAATCATTATCGCACTCATGGCAATATAGGCTAACGATTGTATAATCATCCACTTGGTTGCCAGTCTTTTATAAATCTAGCTGGATTGTAAGGAATCCATGCTTGATAATCTGGTGGCAGAACTACTCTTACTTCTACTGACTCTGTGACTATAGGAACACCGTTTACATATATCATCTGTGAATCAGATTCAATATGAATATCATATTGCTGTCCATGTTTCAATTCAACATTCATTGGCGGCATAAGATTTTTATATACCCAGTCTTCACCAATATATGTATACATTAGCGAGCCTTGCGGATTTCAAAAATAGGGTCATAATAAGTCTTGCCAGATTTGACTTTCTCAAGAAATACTTCTGCATCCTTCTTCTCGACAAACATCATTGCCTTGCTTGAATCAGTTGTGCGCATACCTTTTGCCGTGAGCATACGGAACTGCTTATCAATATAAGGTTCCTTGGTGCGCTTTCCGTAAATCATCCACATATTTAATACTCCCATTCTTCTATGATATGCTTTAAACGAATTTCTTTAGTGAAATTGTTAATTGCTTCTATCTCTTGGTCTTGATAGCAATCATATACTTGGTCAACATTGCCAAGCCATACAAAATGCGTATATCCATCTTGATTTACCAAACCGAACAAATCAAAAGTCTTATATTCAGGTCGGCCTTGAATGATTGCATCTTCGAGTGTCATTAAATCTCCCTAGAGAACCGTTATTTCTTTTAGTATCATTATAACATACAAAAAATGAGCCGTCAAGAAAAATTTGACGGCCCACTTAAAATTTTATTTAGTTGTTAAGGATGTACTCACGTACTCGTGCTTGAGCAAGACCATTGATTGCGGCCAGTTTGACAGAAGCAGCTTTCTTCTTCTTGAAGAAATCCCAGAAGTTCTCTTCCATAAGCTCGTCAAGAACCTTATTGATAGCCATGCCGAAGAACTTGCCGTTCTTGCAATCAATTTTGTCCATATCAAGAGCTATAAGAACTTTATTGACCTCCTTCTCAACAAAGGCATCGGTGCAATACTTCTCTACGAATTCCTTCTCCAAAGAATCAGTACCAGTGTAGACAGTCTTCTTCTTAGACTTGTCATGATGCCACTCGTCACGAACAATCTTGGCAATCTGAACATTACCCCACGGGTCGCGCACGCAAGGATAAGCCTTGATTACAATGCCCTCTCCGATGGTTCCCTTCGGAAGATTATAAGTACACTCGTCAACGTGCTTGTTCACATCGTCCCAAGTCATGTTGCTAATGCGGCAAATGACAGGAACACAACGATGATATAACTTGCTGACTACTGGATACCATACATCATAATCAATATACTTACCATCATCAGTATTGAGAATATCAAAGATGAAGAATCCGCCATCAAGATAAGTTTTAATGGTACCAATGAATTTTCGGCCATCCACACCGCCAAGCCACTCGCCATAAATAATATAATTAGGATGGTCAAGCAACCAGTTCTTTAGTGCCTTGACCTCAACATCATCAGTGTTGGTGACGTACTCAGTGAAACCAGCATTATCATTATCAACAGAAATCTCACGGGTGCGGCTGCCGCAAGCGATATTTCCATCATCATCTACCCAGATGGAAGCGTTGCTACCATCCAGTTTAGGCTGCAAAATTACATCACGACCGATGAAGTTCTGGACTTCTGCACGAGTCGAGCGCTCAAGATGCACGTACTTATTGAAATGAGACATTATAAAATCCTTTCTCTTGTTTTCGTAATTACATTATACACAAATTTTTGGCCACACGCAAGAACTTTTTTCTTCTCTTTTTCTGTTTCTTTTTACTACTTTACTACGTAAAGTAGTTTATTTTTCTTTATTCTTTTATTCTCTTCTTTTAATAGAAATTACTGTGCGTAGCACAGGAATTTCTTTATAATAAAATCTTTTATAATATAATATCTCTTATATATATAAAAGTCAATATACATATATAAACTAATATAATCTAATATATAAACTAATTTAACTAATATAATTTATTTTATATATATTTAAGGGGTAAACCCCTTAACAACCCAGTTAAAAGTATAATGATTTTCAAATCTTTTGTCAAGAACAATTTTTAATTAAAATTCTTTCTAAAAAAGTATTGACAGGCGCTATAACTATAGTTTATAATATAGCCAACGCATAAAAGAAAGGATATTACATGGAACCAATTACAGCAGAAAAAGCACGTGACATGCGTTATGTCGCTCTAAAGAAGAAAAGGGAAGAGCGGTTAAAGCAAGTTCAAAAATATAATTATTTCAATATTGTAATGAAAGATATTGAGAAAGCAGCCAATGATGGTAAGAATAGTGTAGACTTCTATCCGCATGTATCTGACTTCTATGAAGAAATCGTTCAGAGCGGTAGCATCGTTCCTGCCGCAGAGAAAGACTTTACCAATCCACAGAAGGAAGTATTTGCATCCATTGAAGAGTCTCTTGGTTATCAGGTGGCACGCAATGACCATTATCAAGTAACTTATTTCCGTGGCGTTGACCGCATCGATATTACTATTAGCAAATATTCTATCTATTGGTAGGCTAAAATGAAGCATACGCTAATTTTAATGTGCGGCGTAACGCAGAGCGGCAAATCTGTATTTGCAAAGGCAATTCAAGATTCACATGAAGACTGTATGACAATCAAGCGAGACAATTGCCGCATGTATAATTCAGAAGAAGCCGACACAGTTGACAAGCGCTTTTATAACGCAGTTAACATTGCCTTAAAATCACATCGTTACGTTGTGGCGAATGACCGCAATATCAATCGCGTTGAGCGCGATAAGTTTTTCAACAATGTAAATTACAATGGTTGCGAGGTTGTTTGTGTTTGGATTGAGACTCCACAAAATGTAGCAGTTGCGCGCAATAAGAATCGTGATAAATATAATCGTCTAAGTGAAAAGGAAATTGCAGAAATGTATAGATGCAAAGTTTCGCCACAAGACGATGAACTGTTTGACAAAATTGTATTTATTTCAGAGCAGCAAAACTACGCTATCGGCACAAGCAACATGCAAATCTTGCCAATCATTGACCAATTAAAAGCAATCTAGTCTTACAATTGAATATTGAAGTCAACTATGATGAAAGATTATAATGTTTAAAATTATTATTTCTATTATTGGTGTACTTATTGTACTTGCAGGAATTATCGCATGTCTATCCTTCTTCAAAGAAGATGAACACGAAGAGCGTGTACCGCTAGGACGACGAGCGGTAGTTATCGTACTTGGTCTAGTAGCTATTGGTCTTAGTAGCATTTATTCTCAAGACGTAGGCGAAGTAGTCGTTCTTCGTTCTCTTGGCGGCAATCTAGCTGGGTCTACTACAGATGCAGGCTTTCATTTTACCGCACCTTGGAATAATGTGATTACGTTTGACACGCGCAATAACCTAATCAACTTTTATGGTAAAAACACAGAATACTCCTATGATGGTGGTTCTGCCGAGGGTCCTTGTGTAACTGTAAATGATAAGTCAGGTTCTTCCGCTAATGTCGATATTCAGATTAACTATAGCCTTGACCCGAAGACAGCTGAGTATCTTTACACTGAATACGGAACCCAAGAGAACTTCACCAAGAATTATGCGGCTAATGACCTACGTTCTGTTGCACGTGAAGTTTCTGGTCAATTCGATACCATTACAATGCTAACCGACCGCGCTCAGTACACCAAGGCCGTCCAAAAGGCTCTTGAAAAGAAGTGGTCTAAGATTGGTCTTACTGTTGAGCAGGTAAGTGTTCAGGATATTTCTTATGCTAAGTCTATTACCAATGCTTACGCTGATTCTCAGGCCGCAGAAGTAGAGAAAGCTAAAGCACAGAACCAACAGGAGACTGCAAAGATTAAGGGCGAGACTAAGGTTATTGAAGCTACTAAAGAGGCAGAAGCAAACCGTGTTCTCAACGAGTCTCTAACTGATAATGTTCTAACCCAAGAGTACATTGATGCTCTAAAGGAAATGTCAAAGAATGGCAACACTGTCGTTGTGCCACAAGGGTCAACACCAGTAGTCAATACAAAATAATATAAATTAGTCCCAAAGTTTCTATTGACTTTGGGACTTTTTTGCTATATAATAGACTTAAATAAAATCCAAGAGAAGGAAGAGTAATGGGGATTGATGCTATTACAATTATTTGCATCACTGTTCTTGTGATTGCAGCAATTGTTGGGAAATGTTATATGGAGCATATAGCTCTAGAGACTAGAAAGATTCGCTCAAAAGCAAGTCCGCAGCAGAGAAACATTGACAACGTGCCACATACTTACGATAATATTTGGAAGGTTAAGATTAAGTAATGATTTGTTTTGCTATTGATTTCTTTTTCGGCTACACTGTAGCATGTCTCATGTTTAATTCTAGGGAGTAGTAATGGCAGATTGTCTATTTGTACTATATGTACTTTTTATGTGCGGCTATTCGTATATTGCATTTGCCGAACGTTTTGAAAAGTTTCGTTTTGAAATCTATAAGGCATTTCTTGATATGTTTAATCTCTTGGTATAAGGATTATTATGCGTGATGTAAATAGAATCTATGATATTCTTATGAAGTTTCAAGACCTCTGGGAACAGTATCCTGACCAGCATTTTGGGCAGATTATCTCTAATTATCTTGTAAATGATAAGGAAGATATTTTCTATATTGAAGATGATGAACTGTCTCAGCGCCTTACTGACCAACTTTCATTGATTGAGTGGTAAATATGAATGTTTATTGTCTGTTAGATGCTATTGATGATGATACGCGAAATAACTTATATATTTCATTTGCGATGTATAACATTCCTGAAATGAGCACTCCTTCTGTTCCATTTAATGAATGGATAAAGGAACAACATGACGCGATTTTAAAGGCAGATGTGGTTACTTTCAATATTAAAGTTGATAAGGACTATGGATATTTAATGCTTACTATTCTAGTTAATATGTAAAGGATATTATGATTACTCAGTATTCGCATGGTATCAATACCGAAGCAAAGCCCAGTAACAATGTAATTGACATTTATAAGAAGTGGTCTGCTGAGGAAATTCGTGCAGCGCTTCAACCTAACCGTATGCCGCTAGTGAACATCTGCATCAATCTTGACCACGGTTTTAATGTAGGTTCAATTATTCGTGCGTCTAATTGTTTTCTTGCAAAGGAAACTTATGTCGTTGGCCGCAAGCGCTTTGATAGAAGAGGAGCCGTGGGTAGCACTCATGTAGAGCGTGTATATCATGCGGATAATTTTGATGAAGTTCTTGAGATTCTTCATCCTCTTGGATATAGTATCTTTGCTGTAGATAATATTTCTGAATATAATCCTCAGAATATTTTCGATGCAGATATTCCGATGAAGTCAGCGTTTGTCTATGGCAGTGAGTGCGATGGTTTGCCGCAGGAAATTATTGACAAGTGTGATGAAATGATTTATATTCGTCAAGATGGCAGTATTCGTTCATTAAATGTTGCACAAGCGGCCGCGTGTTGTATGATGGAATACTCTAGACGTTATAGGATGAAAGGTTAATATGCGTTATTGCAAGATTCAAGCTATTGTAAATGATATTCCATATACTTTATATGGACAATTTGATAATCTTATTTCATATGATGAAATTGAATATTATATCTCCGAAGCGATTGACTTTAACATCGAAGATGATGAAGAAGAACTTGACTTTGAAGTTATGTTGATGGACGATTTTGGTGCAGAGTTTAAGTGCGAGGACATGTCTTTGAACGACTGGCTTTCAACTGTTATCTGTGATTACAAGCATATGCGTCCTATCCTTCAAATCTATGTTTTAGGAAACCTCATGGATAACATGGTTTCTATATATCGTTCATATGAGGAAGATATTAGTAAAACTCCACAGTATCTTTATCTTAGCGGTGAAGTAAGCAAAGAAGAAGGTCGCAAATATTCTGCCGCATATGTCGTAGCGCCAGACAAACAGCGCGTTGAAGTGATTGAGGACGGATGGAAAGACATACTTAGTCGCATTAAGCGTAACGGTAATATGAGTGGCGTGTATATTAAGACAGGTATCTTTACTGTATTCGATGTGCCGAAAGAAGATTATGATCGATATAAGAAGAATACGGAACTAGTATTAGATTAAAGGTGGGATTCTATTGAACAACAGTATCCAAGTTAACGTGTCTATTCCTCGTGGTATTGATGCCGTCAATGTGCTAGGCCCATCAGATATGTATGTAAGGGCAGTAAAAGAGCAAATTGACGATACACTGCGTGTTAATCTTGGACGCTCTAAAGAAGAAAATAATATCGTAATTTTTGGCAAAGAAAAGTCTGTTCATCAAGCCCAAGAGGTATTTGAAAAGCTGATTGAAATTGCCTGCTCAAAGGATGATATTAGTACAGACGAAGTACAGCTTCTTTCTAAGCAGAGTGCGGATGGCGGTATTTTCGATAATTCAGATTCATCTACTACGATTCTAAAATATGGCAAGAAGGAAATCAAAGTCCGCACAGAAGGTCAGCTTGAATATCTGAATAGTATGCGGCACAACGCTATCACTATTTGTATCGCCCCCGCTGGCTCTTCGAAGACTTACACAGCAGTATGTTATGCACTGTCTCAGCTTATCAGTAAGAACATTGATACTATTGTTATTTCTCGTCCTATGGTTTCAGCAAAAGGAGAAGCAGATTTAGGCGCTCTTCCCGGCACTGCCGATGAAAAGTTTTCATTATATGCACTTCCTATGATGGATGTATTTGAACGAGTTCTCGGGCGTGAGAAACTTGATTCATATATTGAAAAAGGTAAAATCAAAATGCTGCCGCTAGGGTATATGCGCGGATGTTCTCTATATAAAACTTTCCTTCTCGTGGATGAAGCAGAGAACATGAATATGATTTTAGGAAAGCTCGCAGTTACGCGTCTAGGCGAAGATTCTAAGATTGTCCTGTGCGGAGACTTGGTTCAGCAAGACTCCAAAGGCGAAAGCGGTCTTGAATATCTTGCCAATAGTCTAAAAGATGTATCTGGTATCGGCGTAGTGCGTATGACAGAAGCAGATGTTGTAAGGCACGCTCTTATCACTAAAATGTTAAATGCTTTTGCCGCATACGATGAAAAATAATTATTGACTTTTGAATTATTTTATTTTATAATATATTTAGTTTAAGAAAGGATGCGGTCATATGAATTGGAATGATTTATCACCAGAAGCAAAAATCTATATTGAGTTAAGCCCTGTAGAGTTTGCAAAAACTTCTATGGCTGCCGCTATCTCTCTATTGGAGAATGCCAATAGCACTAAAGAGTATGAGCATATTATCTCTAATTGTGTAAACTTGCTTACGTTGTGCGGCAAGTCGATTGGCTATCATCCTAATTTTACTTTGGTGAAATAAAGTTCTTGACGCTGGATACATCTTATGATATTATATATAATATAAGATGTGAAAGGATTTAATAAATGGCTGAGTTTAGTAAGCATGATATGAAGATGTTCGATTTGGCGCGAAAGGCAGCACTGGAATCTACATATGAACCTTTCAAACTCGGTACTGTTATGTCTTATAAAGGTAAAGTTCTTGCTACTGGTCACAATAGCCGCAAGACCAATCCTTTGCAAAAGAAGTATAATCGCAAATATCGCACGTTTAGAGAGAATGGTCAACCTATTCATGATTATCTTCATGCAGAGATTGATTGTCTTTTGAATATTCCAAAGTGCATTGATGTCAACCTTGACTATTCAAAGGTGAAGGTATATACTTATCGTATCTGCAATGGAAAACGGTTTAATTTCGGTTTAGCACGAAGTTGCCCTGCCTGCCTTCATGCTTTACGTGATAAGGGTATCCAGCATTTTTATTATACTGGTGACGATTCTTTTATTTATGAAAAAATATATTAGGTGATAACATGTTGATTGTAATTATAGGAATTGTTTTTATTTTTCTTTTTTCTGTATACGCATATTACTATGGAAAGCGGTTTAAGTAATGCACTGTATGATTATTCCTGATAAGGAAATGAATGATTATATTACAAGGCTTAATAAGAATCTTACCTTTGTATGGTGTGAGCAATACACTACTCTTGTAGATTTCGTAAGTGGTAAGCGCTATCCTGAGCGTGATGTATATGACGCAATCGTGCCGCATTTTTCTAGGCTTCATGGTGATGATGAAACTAAAAAAATTATTGGCAATGCTATTCTACATGATAATTTGACTGAAGCAACTCAAATTTATCACGACACTAGCCGCAAGGTCTATATCATCACTTATTAAAATCTTGGACAAAATTGTATAATTCGAACTTTATACTTTATATATAGTATAAGTGTTTTTAAAGTTCGAAAGGATTTAATATGAATGGTAAAAATATTGGTGATATTGGAGAAGCAGTTGTACTGACAGAATTTTTAAAATATGGAATTGAAGTATTTCTTCCATACGGAGAAAATACCAAAATTGATATGATTGCTAAGTTCAATAATAAACTTAATAAAATACAAGTAAAAACCACTAGCAAGTATAGCGGTAATGGTGCCTATAAAGTTGCATTAAGAAACACATCTTTAAGAGCTAATTCTTCTGTGACAACTTTTTATAATGATGATGAAGTAGACTATTTTGCAATATATTGTCTTCAAAGACCACATCCTATTTTAGTACCTTTTTGCGATATGCATTTAATAACAATAAGATTTGAAGAAAATTCAAACAGCAATTTTGAAAATGTTAATTATGAATGGGACTATACTTTTGATAAAATTTTAAAAACCGAATCTATTATTCAAATGGTAAATGAAGAACAAAAAGAAAAAGAACTATCTGCGCCACGATGTGCTAATTGTGGACAAACAATATCATATGGGGCTGTTCTATGTAAACAGTGTTCTATTAAAGAAAAGAAAGATAGCTACGGTACTAGTGCGAAATCACATATTACTCGGGATGAATTAAAGTCAAAAATTAGAACTCAGTCTTTTCTATCAATTGGCGCTGAATATCATGTTAGTGATACTGCAATTCGAAAGTGGTGTGACGTTTATAATTTACCATGTAAAAAGAAAGATATAAAGTCTTATTCTGATGAAGAATGGGAAAAAATATAACTCCCCGTAACTTAATTGCATAAAGTCAAGTCCTCTAAACTTAATCATGCGAGTTGGAGTCTCGCCGGGGAGTCCACATATAATATCTCTTAATGAGATTTTATATATTAGACAGCATTTTTCTTTGAAAGGATTTATTGTGAAAATTCGTGATTGGGACGAACTTGAGTATAGCGATGATGATACTTTTGAAAAGTTTTCCCACAAAGCAAAGCTAATTCGTCAGCGCAAAGACGATACTTACAAAGCAAAACGTAAGGAAAAGTTAGAGCGCATGGAATTTGAAGAAAATGCTACAAAGGGAGAGGACTAGTTCCTCTCCCTTTTTTTATATAAAAAAATATTTGTCGCACGCCTATACATATGATATAATATTATTAAACCAAGAGAGAGGAAGATAAATGAACGAAGTTGATATGCTGCGTAATAGCTCGCTTGTGCGCGAAAAGCATCTTGCAAATGGAATCTCGTCTTTTAATTTCTCCAATAAGTGCTTTTTCAAGAAGGAATGGGATTCTGCTTCGATTCGTAGTCGAGGGCTTTTCGTGGATTGCGCTAACAATAAGGTTGTTGCACGTTCGTACAACAAGTTTTTCAACATTGGAGAGCGTCCTGAGACTGAAATGGCTAGCCTGCGCGAGAATCTTGTGTTCCCTGTGTGCGCATATGTCAAGTCTAACGGATTTCTTGCGATGATTTCTGCCGACCCGACCGAGGGCGGTAAGCTGTTCATTGCATCCAAGAGCACGAATGAGGGAGATTTCGCAGGATATATCCGTGACGTTCTTGACAAGACGTTGACCACTGCACAGCAGGAGGAATTTGCAGAATATCTGCACAAGAATGACTGCACTGCTGTCTTCGAGTGCATTGACCCTATCCATGACCCGCATATTGTTGAGTATTCGCATCCTCACCTCGTGCTTTTGGACTTGGTGTACAATGATTTCAACTATAGCCATGCGGGGTACTATATACTTATTGACGTAGCGGGACATTTCGGATTCTATTGCAAGGTTCTTAGCAAAGTCATTGCTAACTGGCAGGAGTTTGAAGCCTTCATTGACAAGTGGGCCGCACGTGCATACATCGAGGGCTTTGTCTTCGAGGATGCGGACGGATTCATGGTGAAGTATAAGACTCCTTGGTACAAGAACTGGAAGCAGGCTCGTGGAGTTTTGCAGCAGGTTTGGACTGGACGTGATATTAATACTATCAAGAACATCAAGACCAAGCTGGCATTTGAACCTTGTCTCATGGATGCAATCCCTGAGTTTGTGGAAGAGTGCCGTGAGCAAGGTCGAGGAACTTGCCCTTCGGTAATCGAGTTGCGTAACTGGTTTGAAAATTAATCTTGACGATTGGCTATATCATATGCTATAATTATGGTATAGCCAAGAGAGAGGAAAAGATATGATGGCTTCTTACAACACCGCTATTCTGCACCTTGCAAACTATTATCTTGAGCATCATGATGATACTTCTGGGTATTATCTTGATGGTGCAATTGATATGATTCACAACATCTACAACGTGCGCGTAGAGCGAATTTACGCAGATATGTATAAGATTGCTGACATTTTGATGGAGGACTAACAATGCTGTACATGGACAATTCTGTGGGCAATCCAATGATGCTTCTTGCCGCCGAGGAAGAAATGGAGCAGAAGGTCGATGCTGTAATCCAGACTATTGAAACTGAATATGACGGGCGTGCTTCTGCCGATATTGTCTATGACTTCTTGGATTCTTATGAGGTTGAGACTTCCGATTTGCCGCAATGGCTGTGGAATCGTTTGGTCGCATACCTTTAATGATTTTTAGGGTGATTGTCTCTTGACAATTGCCCTTTTTTGTTATATAATATAAAATAGGTTATTATGAAAGGATTATATATGATTAAATTGGCAATTCCATTTCAATTGAATGGCGAATTGAATGATGAAGTCAAAGAGTTTAACATTCTCTTTTACAAATCTCGCAATTCAATTGAAAACCTTATTGACTTTGTGCAGGAATATGATGATACCCGTATCAATCTTGAATTCCCAGAAGGTATCCATATGCCTACCGTCAAGTCAATTAACAAAGTATCAGACAAGATTTATATCCGCGTAGCACCAATAGACGTTACAAAGGCCGCAGAACTTAAAGAGAACTCATATAAGTTTTTCTTTAATCAAGATATGAAGGTTCCAACTTATTCTTGTCTTGAATCTTTTATCAATCTAGGTGTATCTGATGTATATATTGCTGATGATTTATGTTATAATCTAAAGAATGTACATGACATTTGCCAAGAGAACAATGTTCAGATGCGTCTAATTTTAAATCAGGTGCCGTCAATGACACTTGACCGTGGTATTAACCCAAAGGCTCCAATTTTCATGCCAAAAGATATGGATATTATCAATCCATATTTTGATGTTTTTGAATTTGAATGCGGATTGCCGTATGACTGGGCGAAGTTCGATGTCCTATATCGCGCATGGTTTACCAACAAGTATTGGCATGGTCAAATGAGCGAAATCAATGAAGATGTAGATATGGACTTTCATTGTGACGCAATTCATCCAAGTTTCACCGCAAGCAAGATTGACTGCGAACGCCGTTGCTGCAAGCGTCTATCGAATCATTGTAATAAGTGTGAAGATTTCTTGTCTCTTGGTGAAGTCTTAAAAAAGAAGCAAATCCGCTTTACAAATTAACTAATTGGGCAAATGATTATAATCTTTTGCCCACGTCTTTTATATATTTTTAAGCAATCGTCTTGTCGTATAGGAATAGAAAGAGGAATTATCCGAATGAAATTCATTAAAAACAAAACGAAAGCATTGGCTATGTGCCTATCCGTAGTGGCACTCGCTGGCGTGACAAATGCTTTTTGTGTAAATGAAGCAAATGCAATCATCGTTAATGACGAAATTACAAATGCGGCAGTCCGCACAACTACACTTGATGCTATGATTCCATATAAGGAAGATGGGTACGATAACGCTCAGACATGGCTAGTGGATAAATGTAATATGAAAGACTCACAGTTTGATGAAGTCATATACATTATTCAAAATTACGGAGACTATCTTGAACAGAATGATATTTTAGAGATTCAAGATATTATGGAGAAGCAATCTGTTTGCGACACTATTACAGAGCTAAAGCAATATAAGGCTCGGCTTGATAGCTGGAAACAGTATGGTGCAGATAAGAAACAGAAAGTACTCCAAGAGAAGAAAGAAGCGGAAGAACGCGCGGCTCAAGAAGCTGCTGCTAAAGCGGCTGCGCAGGCAAACTACCAGAATCAGCAATCTAGCTCATATAGCGCATCTAGCTATTCATATACAGATTACTCTTGGAATGGTTCAGCGCGTGACTTCATCGTTTCTAAAGAAAGTGGCGGCAGCTATAGTGCCACCAATGGACGCTACTATGGCGCATATCAGCTTGATATTTCCTATTTGAATGGAGACTTGTCGCAGGAAAATCAAGACAGGGTTGCTGAACAATATGTGTCAAATAGATATGGTAGCTGGGAAAATGCTGCTGCACACTGGCAGTCTCATGGTTGGTACTAAAATATTTTCAATAAAATAGTTGACTTCTAAAAAAATATTTGTTATAATATTAACGAAGTTAAAGGAACAAAAGAATTAAAAGGAGAGTAGTAAATGGCAGAATCTTATGGTCTAAACTTTAATCTAGCTATGACAACGAATGAGGATGGTGTTGTAGACTTCGGTGTACATGTAACTGATTCTGACGGCCTTGACCTAGACCATAAAGCTAGCGGCAAAGATGCTATGAAGGTTATTGACGAGCTAACTAGTACTCTTACGCGCGAGCTTATGACTGTATCCAATGGCCGCAAGCAGAAGAAGGATAAGGAACAGGCTGAGAAGATTAAGAAAGAGCGCGAAGAGCGTGCGGCTAAGCTCGCTGACCTAAAGTCTCAGGCTGAGAAAATCAAGAAGCAGATTGAGGAAATCGAAAAGGACACTAAGGATACAAAGACTGTTCGCACAAGCCGTCCTTCCTATGAGTCTCTTCTTGACCAGGACTTTGCTCGTCTGCTAAAGCTCTTTGGTTAAAAAAAGTTCTTGCCAAGAGGTTCAAGAAGTTATATAATATAGTTAAAGAAAGAGAGGAAGGTATCATGGATTTGTTTGTCAAAGATAAATATTACAATATTGACTCGAAGCGCGACTTGGACGTTTGCTTGAAAGAGAACGGCTTCAACTATGATGAACTAGAGTCCGTGATGCTTTCCTATCATGAAGCACAGTACGCAACTGGTGTTGAAGGTCTTATCGGCGATGATTTGTACGAGGTTCAGCACGCTATCAACTCTGAGCTGAGTGACTTGGAAAACGAGATTAAGAATCTTAATGGTCGTTCGTGCAAGAATAATACTCGTGCGGATATTGCAAATCGACTTAGTGATATTTACGCCAATCTTATGGACTTAAACCTTTCCTGTCAGGTGTATGACAGGGATACGCTGTAAGGAGCTTTTTATGGGACAGGACATTCATATTTATCTTGCTCGCAAGACTAGCGAGTATGCACGAAAGAATGGATGCGAGAAGTATTATCCGGTAGAGTTGTTTTCTCAGTATTACGATAACGACGATGATAGTGTTGTATATAGTTATGCCGAGCCATACAATGGCCGCAATTATGAGCTGTTTTCTTGGCTCATGGATGGCAATGGCCGCGTATATGTAGATGAATCTGCTTGTCCTATTGGCAAGTATTTCGCATATGATGACCTTGTGCCGCAAAAGATTCTCAAAGAATGGGAAGACTGGGAAGATGATGGCGCATATGGATACAATGCGGTCATGCTCTCTGATATTATCAATCATTATAATATGATTAGTTCTACTAAGTATGCGATTGATGATATGCTTGGAAGTCATTCTTCTAATAATGAGCTTAAAGATAGTATTGGTGATTTCATCGAAGACATTAAGCGTTATTGTAGCATTGAAGGAGCATATTATCTAACTCCGCAAGATATTCTTGTTGTCTATTGGTTTGACAACTAAAAAAGTTCTTGACAAACGTTATATCAATATGGTATAATAACTTTAGTTACAAAATAAAAGTTCTGGGCAAAAAGTTATAATTTTTGTTGCGCAACTTTTATATTGTAATAGTGGCGTTAGAGCCTGCAAGATTTCTAGAGTATTGCAGGCTCATTTTTCTTTTTGGTAAAGCCAGCTTAGTATAATAGTAATACATCGCTCTTGTAAAGCGAAGCATAGGGGGCAGTACCCTAAGTTGGCTCCATTTATTATTTAAGTTGGTGATAAAATGTCTTATATTTATGTAATTACCAACGATGTTAATGGAAAACAATATGTTGGAAAAACTAATAAGTCGATTAGCAAAAGATTTAAAGAGCATATTTCAGATAGCAAAAAAGAAAGATGTGAAAAACGTCCTCTGTATTCTGCTATGAATAAATATGGCGTTGAGCATTTTCATGCTGAGCAATTAGAAAAATGCTCTGTTGAAGATGCGGCAAAACGAGAAGAATATTGGATTTTTAAGCTAAATACATATGGCTGTAATGGATATAATGCTACAAAAGGTGGAGATGGAAAACCTTTTTATGATTATCAAAAAATAGCTGACATGTATATCGAAACGCATGATACGATAAAAATAGCAAAGTATTTTCATTGTTGTGCGGATACGGTTAGGTACGCGTGTAAGCAGTGTAATATAGAAATGCTGCAATCTAACGTTATTTTTAAAGAACGATACTCTAAAAGTGTATGCTTGATAGAAAAAAACAAAATTTTCCAATCGTTTCATGAAGCATCTAGTTGGCTTTTTGACAATAATTATACTACAAACAAATCTATCCAAGGCATTTCAAGACATATTAAACAAGTATGCGAAAATAATGAAAAAACAGCGTATGGCTTTCATTGGGAATATGTAGAAAGTTAGTGTTGTATTTTAGTAATATATATATTACTAAAATAGAGTGCTAATCTTAGACACTCTCCAAGTGGTAGTAGACCGAGCTTTGAACTCGCCTGTACTACCCCAAGTCAATTTAGCGGTTCGGGCAGTCGCTATATAAATTTGCCCACTTTTTGGCTCTTCCCCTAACGGAACAGGAAGGTGCGTTCTGACCGCATTAATGAAAGTTCGAGTCTTTCAGAGCCAGCCTATTATATTATCTTGCTTGCAAGATTTTATATATGCCGTCTCTGTAGCCGTAGACAATGCGGGCCAGCGTATACTTGGAAAGAAACGCCTAGGGGAAGAGGAATCTGGTATATTTTGGTAGTTTTCAAACCTCGGCAGATGTGAAAATTACCATTGTAGCTGCGGGTGGGAGGTCAGTATCTCACGGAGTCTCATAAGCTCTGTTAAGCCATAGCGTCAATGGCACCTCGCGACCAATTTTGTTATAAAAAATTATTTGACAAACAGTTAAATAATTTGATATAATATATCTAGAAGAAAAGGGAAAAAGGATAGTCAACAGTACCGTCAACAAACCAGTGACCCTGCGGCTTATTGCCAACACCCAAAAGTGTAATGCTCAGTACGCTGTTAGGTTTGACCATTTGTTTTCTTCTAGTGTAGTAAACCAAGAGAAAGGTAAGAAAGTATGGCACAGTCAATCGAGACGATGGAACAGCGTTATCAGATGCTTATTAATCGCAAGGGTAAGAACTCAGAAAATGTCGGCATTATGCGCAAACTTCGCCGCAAGATTAACAAGGCAAAGCATGGTGTTATTCTTTCTTAGTTAATTTATTTAATATGCGTGACGAGAATTCAGTTACTTCTTGAAGACAATTTTTATTTTAAGGATGCGGTACGCCGCACTTATAGTCTGAATTCAATTTTTCTGCATATTTTTTCTTGACTTCTGGTTTATATAATGATATAATATATATAAACCAAGAGAGAGAGAAGGAAGTTATGAAAAAGTTCGTTATCTGCCGTGAAAAAACTTGCGGCATCTATTCAATTCGTGTCAATACTGATTGTTCTGTTGTTCGTTTTGAAATTATCAAGAGCTTTGATACGTTTGAAGAAGCTGACGATTATCTTCATAACGTCCTTTTGTCTAAGTAATTCGTTCTATTGGAGTGTAATTCAGTTGGTAGAATGTTGTTAACTCAACGTGTCGCAAGTTCGAGTCTTGCCGCTCCAATAGAACAAAACGTGTCTTATCTACCCTACTGGAGTGTAGCTCAATGGTAGAGCCTGTGGCTGTTAACCGCATTGTTGTAGGTTCGAGTCCTACCATTCCAGCAGAGTAGATAGCTACTCAGTTTATCCAAAAGCAGAAAAGGAGCTTTGAATGTCGTATCCATATAAGGATGAAGTATTGGCAACTAAATATGCTTATATTCCCGATGATGCGGCAAATGCCCCCGCTCGCAAAAAGAAAAAGACAGTGAAGAAAGCCAATCATAAGCACACTTACGATAAGAGTATTATTATCAATTACTTTGATAAGTACGCTGGTACATGGACTTATGCTTATAGGAACGTTTGTACTATTTGCGGTCGTATCGGCGATTTTGTTGACAACGAGGGAATTATCAAAAAGACTTTCCCGCATGTCAAGCCGAGCTGGTTTGGTTTTGCTGTTTCTTTTGGATATAATGACGAGTTTGCTGAATTTACCGAGTGGTCAAAGACTTGGTATCCTCTGATTATCTGGAAAGACTATCAGCCTTTGGATGACAAGTTTATTCCAGACGAGTTTTTTGACCAGCTTGGGATTCAGGAACAGACAAATTAAAACGCGCCGGCACTCCGATTGGCCTTGAGAGCGGGGACTCAAAATCCTTTGGCGGTAACCATTCCGCATGTCGGTCCGAATCCGACCCGGCGTACCATTGCCGCAGTATTCCTTTAAAGACGAGGGGAAGACTGTAAATCTTCTGTCTTAGACTGGCTAGGGGCGGTACCTAGATGCGGCACCAATGTTTATTAAATGCGTGATTAAGATTCAGTTACTTCGTATGTTTTGGGTTTATGTATTATAACACTGAATCTGACTTTTCCGCGTTTATTTTATTTACTATAATGCGTGATGATAAATCAGTTACTTCATTCTGGAAAAATGCGCTTGCAGGTTCGACTCCTGCTCTGTGTCGGTACACATTTCACTGATTTAACTTTTTCCGCATTTATTTTATTAAAGTAGGCGATACGTGATAACGTTTCAGATACTTCAAATCTCCATCCTGAGCTGATTACTCAAACTGAAACACCTATTTCCGTATCGCTTTCTCTTGTGCGGCAAGTGATTAGTAAAGAGTTACTTCGTCATATGTTTAAATAAGAGCAGCTTTCATTAGAAAGAGGCAACCCCACCAACACTCTTTACACTTTTTCCTTGCCTTTATTTGTAAACCACTTTCTCGCCTATATAGTGTGCGAGCTATATAGACGCAAATGTGCGTAATTATTATTCAGTTACTTCATAGCAATTTTATGACATCGTCCTGAATAAACTTTTTCCGCACACTAATTTTTTGTAGGGACTCGAAAAGAGTCCCTATTTTTTTGTTGACTATTGGCTATATATTATGTTATAATATATTTAAGAAATTGAAAGGAGATTCAATGAGTGTTTTTGTTATTTCTGATACTCACTTTCAACATGAGAATATTATCAAGTTTTGTCCAGAGTCGCGTCCGTTTGATACGGTCGAAGAAATGAATGAAGCTATTGTCAAAAACTGGAATACCGTTGTATCTCCTGATGATACTGTCTATCATCTTGGCGATTGCTTCATGGGACCGCTTGAAACTGTAGCTAAGTATGGTTCTCGTCTCAATGGAAAGGTTCATGTGATTCTCGGCAATCATGATACCAAGAAGCGCATTGCTGAAATGGAAAAGCTCGGCTGGATTATCGAAAACAAGGTGTCTTGCCTTGATTACAACGATGTCAGTTTCATTATGATTCATGAGCGTCCCGAGGAAATGCGTGGAGACAGCGCCAATGTCATTCTATACGGTCATATTCATGATGCGGCTCCCAATGGCCTTGTTGATTGGACATATCATGTGGGTGTTGACACTAATAATCTTACTCCTGTTAATATCCATGATATTTGGCTCGATGTCCAGCAGAAAAAGATTGAGCTTGGAGAGTAAGATGGAAGTCAAGCATAAGGTTCAACACATCTGCGGAAATTGTGTTTATTATCGTCAGAAAAGTTGTTATCGCTTTCCTCCGCAAGTAGTCCTAGATTATGATTATAATGTTCGTACCGTACATCCTTCGCCGCAAAGCGGAGACAGGTGCGGCGAATGGGCAATTCATCCTAAATTGGAGAAGTAAATATGAGTGAAGAAATGTATAATGTGCATCTTAATAAAATGACTGCTATGATTCTTGATTTCATTGTGTACCTTAGTTAGCAAAAGGATATTGAGAAGATTGTAGATGAACTTAAAAAGGTTGACCGTGCTGTTTTCCATGAGCTTGTTGTAAATGCTATGGAAAAGAATCCTTCTCATCCTAGCACTTATTGTGCTGAGCAGTTATGGGACATGGCTCCACTTACATCTTTAGCTCTCTTAGATTGGCTTAATGATTTCAACGAATTTTATGCTTAATTTTTCTTGACTTTTGGTTAAAAGATATGCTATAATATAGTTAAAGAAACCAAGAGAAAGAAGAAATAATGGTTGAAGCGACTAATATATGCGGCAATTGCAAATATTATGAATCAACAGACCTTTGGTATCTAGGCATGTGCCGCAAGCATCTGATTGAAGATGAACCTGAAAAGGTATGTGTCAATGATTGGATGTGCAATGATGGCGAGTATGACGAAGAGGAATACAATGGAGATTAGTAAATCTGACCGTGACGCATATCTTGACCTGCTTTATGACATGTATGATGCCGACTTTGTTGATGTTGCTCTAGAGACTCTTGGTGAGAATGAGCTGTTTGACGGTATTTCCGCTATGCTAGAAGACTATTATTTTGATGAAGATTACTAAATGAAAGTAGCTGTTATGAATTTTAAGACTTTTGAAGGAAAGTCTGGTGACGTGTGGAAGTATGTCTTTACAAAAGAAGACATGGTTGCTGAAGCTGTTTTGTATAAGTATAATAGCTACTATGATAGAACTGTAATTTGTTGCAGCGTTATGAGTGGTTGTCCTGTTGGATGTCGCTTTTGCGGCACTGGCTCTAAGTTTGTTAGGAATCTTACTGCTGATGAAATTGTAGACCAGATTGTAACTGTCTTAACTGATAAAGGTTTAATTAATGACATTAACGAAAAGTGTAAAAAGTTACAGTTTATGTTTATGAGCATGGGCGAGCCTATGTTAAATTGGACAGAAGTTGAGAAAGCAATTATCACTCTTCACGAAAAGTTTAGTAATGCTCAATTATTGCTTTCTACTATTGGATGCGATAATGATGAAACTTTTGTAAAGATGATTGCTCTTTCTAAAAAGATAGATAAAATCGGCCTGCAATTTTCTATCCACAAGTCCAATGATGCAGAGCGAAATGTGTTAATTCCATTCAAGAAGAAAATGAATCTTCAAAAGATTAGGGATGCTGGAATTGTTTGGTGGAAAAAAACTGGTAGACATCCGTTCTTAAACTATTGCATTGATGGAACGAATAATGAAGATAAGAACTTCAAAGAACTTACAGACCTGTTTTCTCCTGTAATCTTTAATTTTACTTTTAGTGTAGTTTGCGCATCTAATGAAACCATGAAAGATGCGGCATTTAGAAACTTAGATGTTATTAAGCAGTTTCAGGATAAGTTCTTAGAAAAGGGTTATAATGTAAGGACATTTGACCCAGCTGGTCAAGATGATATTGGCGGTGGGTGCGGTCAACTTTGGTATGTTCAGAGGTGGCTTAAGTCTCACCAATAGTTTAAAATTGGTTACAGTAATGCGAAATTCGTACAACGGTTAGGACATCCTGCTTATAACGGGAAGACGAAAGTTCAACTCTTTCATTTCGTACCTCTAACTTTTATGGTTATTAAACTTGTAAAAACTTTTTATTAACAAGTACATATCAGTTATGTTATAATAAATATATAAACTGATATGCTCTGGTGTAGTTCAGTTGGTAGAACGATTGGCTGTTAACCAATGTGTCGCAGGTTCGAGTCCTGCCACCAGAGCAAGTTAGTTTGACTTAACTTGGCTCGTTAACTCAATTGGCAGAGTAGTAGACTTTTAATCTGATGGTTCTGAGTTCGAGACTCAGGCGAGCCACCATTTTAATTATAAAATTAATTTGACAAACGCAAATTAATTTTGTATAATATAGTTAACAAATCGTGATGGTGAAGATTCGGGTTCGACCCCCTGACGGCCCACCTTTATACGCGGCGTTGGTGTAATGTTAGCATACGGGCCTTCCAAGCCCTTGGTGAGAGTTAGAGTCTCTTACGCCGCTCCTACTTAGTTTAAAACAGCATTAGATACAGAATAATGATAACTCGCAGCGCTTCCTCATAGCGAAACTTGACAGAGAGAGGTCTGATGCTGTTTATATATGGAGATGTGGCGTAATGGTAGCGCAGCACCCTGCTAAGGTGTCGTGGTGAAAGCCATTCCGAGTTCGAGTCTCGGTATCTCCGAGTTTTCCACGCTCCTATTGGCGGTGGTTTTGAAGTTGTGCCGAAAACAGCTTTGCGGTAGAATAGGCAACGCCGCACAGCTATTCGAAAGGATAGCGAGCCTTCTTGCTAGGAGATAAGCAAGTGCTTTCACGGAGTATTAGGTGAGCCGAAACACCAAAAACAGCTACTCTGGATGTGCCGTGAATACGCATCCTGCTTTGGCTAATCAACTAGTCCAGCGACTAGGCCCGCCTAGAAAGCGGTGCGTTCCCGAGATGGAATGGAGGGCAGCACTTCGGTTAGCCGCCATAAGGAAGTGGAATCGAACCAGCGTTCGGACTCGCCTCGAAAGCGATGTGTTCCTTAGTAGGGAATCTGGAGCGTCACCAGTCACTTCCTCCATACATTACGTAGGGTAACTTCTTTTATAGAAGTTACCCTATTTTTTTATTGACAGACAGCAATTCAAAATGATATAATATATTTAAAGAAAGGCCAAGAGAAAGAATATAAAATGCCTACTTTCATTTGTACCGTATGTCAAAATAGAATTAAAGAACATGGCAGCAAAGTTGATTGTGGATACTATAATGATACTCGCCCCATGGTTGAAGATACCACAAAGTTGTACGATAAAAGTTTTCTTTGTAGTCGCTTCGTTCATGTAAGGTATAAAAACATAGATACTTGTAAATCAAAGAGAAAGTATTCCTGTCGATATGATGCATTGTGTGCGGCAAAGACTGTATTTGTTAATAGTTCTAAAGTTCTTCGCCCATATAAATGTAAGATATGTAAATCTTGGCATTTAACGCATGAATGCCAAGATGAATATAATCCAAAGCAGGAATATGATAAAGCAAGAAAAGCACATCGACTTTACGATTAGATATTAAGCCAGAAGAAGGAGATAAATATGACTAACCTTTATGTTCTAGCAGGAATTCCTGGTTGCGGCAAGTCGTTTTGGGCGCACGAGCATTACGCCGAACTTGATAGCAAGATTGTTTCGCGTGATTATATCCGCTTTGAGTATATGGCAAACGACCCTGATTTTCTTCCTTCTATGGATTATTTCAAGTATGAGAAAGATGTTATCCGTGACTTTTATACTCAGATTAACGATAATCTGAGCAACAGTACTAACGTTATTGCAGATGCTACCCATATCTCTTGGAAGTCGCTTCTCAAGACCGTTGAGAATTGCGGTAAGAACGCCGACAAGATTATCCTTGTATACTTTAATCGTGGTCTTGACATCGCTTTGCCGCAAAATGCCAAACGTGGTGGTGTAGAGCGTGTTCCCGAGGATGTCATTCGCCGCATGTGGGCTGGACGTTATATGCCTGCTCGCGCCAAGGCTAAGGGTCTTGTAGACGAGTATATGATTGTATAGAAGGAGATTAAATGGCAATTCAAATCACACTACCCAAAGATGCCAAAGGTAAAGAGGTTCCGTTAGACACAAAGACACTATATGACGAATACGGAAATCAGTGGGATATTGCAAAATTTACTTACGACCTGAGCGGTGAAACTACCGATAGCAAATGGACAGTCGAGTACAAAAATGGTGTCAGAAGGTTTGTTTCACAAATGTATTTTACACAGCCTTATACTGATAGCTGGAAGCAGCTGGAAGAGGACTTGAACAACGGAATATCTGGCGCGTCTCCATGTTGCGCTTATGCTGGCAGTAAAACCTATTCGTGTGATAAGTGTTGTTTTGAAAGCGCACGCTACTGCACGCGCAGAGTATTTACCGACATTCGTAATCGCATTCGCAAACTGAGAGGTGAAGGTTAATGGCTCGATAGCGAGTCTATAACTATGATTATGGAAAAAGATACTATATATGACCTCAAATGTATCTTAGATATTATCCAAGAGCAAGAAACATCTGACTTGCCTATTGGCTTTGAATATTGTGTATATGAAATGCCACAAAAAGAGTGTGAAGATATATGTATAATCTTGCAGAAACTTGGGTATAATGCAATTATAGGACATAGACTCGGTAGTGAGTCTACAATTATAGTGATGAAAGAGTAAATATGTGTACATTTGATTATCCAGAACATTATAATTATCTTACAAAAGACCAGCAAGAAAGCGTTCTAAGCTGGTTTAATACCACGAAAGACATTGAGCGCAGTATTATTAGCACTTCTGTAAAGAGTAAGTCTGAACGCGAGCTAAAGGCTTTCTCTGAGAACCGTGAACGTTATGAGACGCAACTTCGCGGAGCACAGTCAATTTTGCGTTCAATGGGAGTCTTTGTTGAATATAATTGGCCGGGCCATGAGCATGAGTATTTTCTAGCAACTGCGGCAGATGCTGAGCGTTATCGTAAGGAGCATGAGTAATGGCCGCATGTATTCATGGAGACGTATGCCGTGCATGGATGCGACAGACAGGCAGTATTGCACCGTTGCGTGCGTCTTGTCCTAATTGTCCTTGGTTTGAGCCTAAGTATCGCCCTTGTGATACTTGGTTTAATAGAGATTGTATGCGCGATTGGCAAGGTCGCCCGGTTGTAACTTGTCGCGCAATGATTTAGAAAGGTATTTTATGATTGCTAACGATGCCCGCACGATGGTATATGATACTCTTTACAAATATGAGTATGATATTCCACAAGAGCTAGAAGATAAAATCAATGAAGAGATTATTGCTGCGGCAGAGCGTATGAAATTCCGTTGCAAGGTCGAGCTTTTCCCTTGCGATGATGAACGAACGCAAGATGTAGAATTTCGCCGCAGTATTGTTGTATACTATCATAGTTTAGGTTATAATTGTTACGTGACACCTTGTAATGGTCATTTTGTTTTAGTAGTGGAGTGGTAGATATGTTTTTTGTTATGATGGACTGGTTTGAAGATGGCGTTGATTCCTATCGTGGAATGAAGGTAATTCCTATTCTAGATAGTGATGCAGATATTGCACTTTTCCTCGCACATGACATTGCTTACAACATGGACGCTTGGGAAGAGTACGAGAAGCCGCACGATGTATATGTATTTCATAGTGATAACGGCATCTTTGATGAAGAAGATAACTTTATATGTTCTTACTTAAATTGTGATAAATTTACTAAATGCGGCGAGCGTAAGTTTAATGGACGAATTCCTAAGTACTAATATGGTAGGGCTAGAAATAGCCCTATTTTTTTTTCTTGCTGCAAGTCATATAAAATGATATAATATATTTAAGAAATGAAGCAGAAAGGCTTTTATATGGCTTCTGAGTTTGGTTTTCGCCCGTGTAAGATTGAAGATTTGAAAGGACAGCCAAAAGTCCAAAAGATGCTGCGAATCTATATTAAGGCAGCACAGATTAAGAACGAATCTTTCCCGCACACGATTATCACTGGGCAGTCTGGTTGCGGCAAGACCGCAACTGCCAATGTGATTGCACATGAGCTTGGCTACGGGTTCAAGGCTTTCTCTGGTCCTGCGATTAACGACAAGAAAGTAATTGACGAGATTCTTCTTAATCTTAAAGAGAATGACGTTCTCTTCATCGACGAGATACACCGCATTTCGCAAAGACTGCAAGAGTCTCTTTATTTCGCAATGGAACAGTTTGAAGCAGACGTGGTAGTAGACGGTGTAGCGACAAGGGTGAGTTTGCCGCATTTCACTCTTATTGCCGCGACTAATCTTTATGGCGGTCTTAATGATGCACTCTTGAATCGTTTTCCTATTCAAATTAAATTGGCCGCATATTCTAAAACTGATATGGCATCTATTGTAGAGAAGATTTGCCAAGAGAAGAAAATCAAGATTGATGAAAAGAGTATCTATAAGATTGCGGCAACTACTCGCGGCATTCCGCGCAATGCCAATTCTTATGTAGCCCGTGTATATGATTTTGCCTTGGTTATGAATGATGGTATAATCAATCCTGAAATCGTTGATGAAGCTCTATATGTGATGGGAATCAATAAGTTTGGTCTTAATCAAGACGATATGGATTATATGAATTTCCTTAACAGCAATACTCGTGCCGTAGGTGTAGATACAATCTGTCTTACTCTTGGTATGGATAAAGATACTGTACAGACGAAGATTGAGCCTTATCTGTTATCTAAGTGTTATATTCAAAAGCAGCCGCGTGGTCGTATTATCACCGATTTAGGCCGTTCAATGATGGGAGAGTGTGAATAATGGACGCAGAAGCTATTCAAGAGATTGCGAATCAGCTTGGTATTGCGGCAACTGCCGTGACGAAAGATGTGATTCCCGCATACGCTCAATATATGATTGCGACAAAGGCTAGTAAAGCAGCTTTATTTGCGATTATTGCTATTTCTCTCTTGGTTTTAGCCCGTTTTGCTATCTCAAAGAGCAAGAAATATGCTAATTGGGAAAAAGAAAGCACTTCATATAAACGCAGCGAAGCCAAAGACTACCATGAAGCATTTAAAAGGGATGGATATGCTTCCTATATTTTATGTATTATCTTTGTCTTTTTTGCTGTGGTAGAGATTATCACCTTCATTCCTTGGATTATCTCACCTTATGGCGCATTTGTAAGTCTCTTGGTTTCGTAATAAAAAGTTCTTGCGTTTCACTATGTATTATTATATAATATATATAGGCCAAGAGGGAAAGGAAATTACATGATTGGCTCCAAGGTTCTTTATAAGGCTCTGTATGGCGATGTATATGGCGTAGTCATTGATGTTCTTTTATTCTGCGATAGCCTTGTTATTGTTGATGAAGACGGCGTGTTCCATACCGCCAAGCGCGAAGATGTCTATTATTTTTAAAGGAGATTGTATGTGCAAGTATTGTAATTTCAAGATGAATACCCGCTGGGGCGATAGCATCGACTGCACTGATTATGACAGCGCCGATTCCGACGTTGGTATGTATATTCATTACTCTTACGTAGATAAAGCCTACTATCTCATTGGCGAATATTACGATAAGGGCATTGATAAGTTCGGTCTGTCGCATGAGATTAAGTATTGTCCTTTCTGTGGCCGCAAGCTCTAAGGAGATTTAATGAATTGCAACCTTATCTCTAATATTTTGTCGGCTTTGGAAACTATCGTATATAATGAAGGCTGGCTAGTTGGTGAGTATAACGGCGAGACGCGCAGCACTTTCTACTATCGTGGAATCAAATTTACAGTATGTGGCCGCAAACAAGTACCTGTCTATTTTGATATTTATTGTGAATATCAAAACGGGAAGGATGTTACATACAGCAAAATTGGCCGCACATATCTAGGTGAGAAAGGCGTAATGGGCGAGAGTCCTGTTCAGAACTTCGCAGTCATGCTTTTTTGTGATATGGTAAAAGAATCAAAAATCCTTACTATTTTCTAGTTGACCTACGTTCTTTAATATTATATAATATTATTGAAAAAAGCCAAGAGAAAGAAGAAAGATATGCGTTACGTTGTCGAACGTGAACTTAATCGTTTTCAAGCATGGTCTGGCGGCAAGACTTGGTTGGAAGAGTTGATTGACCATCCAAAGGCTTACGATTATATCGTTAACCGAATTGAAGAAGCTGAGTTGTATTTCTATGAAGAGGGCGAAGCCCGCACTGAGACTGATATTAACGATTATCTTTGGTTCTACATGGTAGATGACCTTGAAGAAGCAGGATTCCTTAATGAAAACCATGAATGGATTGATGATGAAGAGAAAGAGGACGAAAATGCTTAAGTTATCTGTTGGAGATTATGTTACCTATACTGGCCCTGCTGGTCTGGTAAGTGTTGTCAAGATTCTGCACTTCAATAGCGATGGTACAGTTCTCATTAAGTATCTAAACGGCTCTACCGTGCATGTGCGCGAGAGCAGTCTTTCTCTATATTAGTTAGTAAAAACGGGGCTGTTGCCCCGTTTTTATTTATTCCAAGAGAGGAAAGAAAATGAAAAGTGCCGAAGCTCTGTACGATACTATCTGTTATAAATGTGATGCAAGTGACATGTATAGCTGGAAGGTAGAGAGGTACAACGAATACGATAACGTGGTGTCGTTCGATGTGCGGCAAAAGGCAGACGATGAGCTTCTTTGCTCTTGCGGCATAAGTGGTTTTGAAGAGTATGAATATGGTAGTGACTATCCTATTGGTCGTGTACATTTTAGTTTCTATGACGGTTGCAATGCTTTGGAGTTGAACGTAGAAGATTATAAGTGTGAGGTCGGCAGTATCTATATGAATGATATTATCGACATGGCAATTAAGATGCTTTACCGATAATTTTATACTTGCGGCCAGTCTTATCTTATTATATAATATATATAAAGAAAGACAAGGAAGGGATATAACATGACCCAGAGCAGCAAGAAGTTCAAGCAAATTATTAATCAGGTTTTCGCTAACGTCAACCATGTGATGCAGATGTGCCATGAGGATGTGGTAATCGCAAGTATGGACGAGCAGATTTATACTTATTCTTTTGGAGATAAGCACGTGACCGTCACGGCTTATGTTAACTATAAGGGCTTTGAATATGCGCCGCAATTCACTATTGCCGCACTCGGCAGTGACGATGTTGAGGGATTGACCGTATATAGTGCAGGTTATATGGAGTGTGCATATATCTATGCGGCCATTTGCGGAGAGCTTGGAGTGTAAGATGAATAAGTTTATGAATCAGCTTATCCACGATTTTATGCATAAGAATGTTGCCAAGTATTCTTGGCATATCCTTAATATCGTCAAGAAGCAAGAGGATAATCTATATGTTCGCGTAGTTTCTGGCCTTTCATATAAGACTGCTGATTGCAATATTCATATCTATCCTAACGGTGGCAGCTTGGACGATAGCGATTCTGCTGTTTATAATTTTGTACTATGTTTTCGAGACGATGAAGGAGATAGTGCAGGAACTTGTGTGGGCCTTTTAGACCATATTTCAGATGCCGCGAACGTTCTTGATTGTCTATTGGCCGCAAGTGAATTTTATGAGGGTGAATAATGAGTGAGTGTCTAGCTAATGAGCTTGTAGATAGCCTGAAAGAGTATGCTGCAAAGATTGACGAAACTTATCGTGAGCGTCAAATCTGCACCTTTGATTGGAAACCTAAGTACATCTATATAGATAAGGTTAATCCGAGCAAAGTGCTTTTTGACATGGTTTACCTTGATGATGAATCTCTTAGGGGCCGTGTCTCTGTCGAAGATTTGGTAATTTATGACAGTGAATCAAAGACAAAGCATAAATTTGTTTTTTCTGTTTGGGAGCGTCAATTTTGGGGTGATAATGCGACAGCTACATTTGTTATCCCGTATTGTGGTGATAGTGATGATTGGTATTCTATTGGGTCATATGTATACAGCTTTGTAAATGAAATTGATACTTTGATGCGTTGCTATTAGGAGAGCTATAAATGATTCAAATGCTGTAAATGTTCTAGAGAAAATCTACAATGCTCTTAAAAAAGAGAGTCTTTATAGAACTGCGTGTTGGACAGTTGGTAATGTAAAGTTTTACGAAAAACGTCTTGCTCCGTATTGTACTTTTGATATTTTTGCCGCATATAATCAAGAATCTTTTGGCCAGTGTACTATCGCTTTAGTCAATACAGAAACTTGTTTTGATTGTTTAACTGTTTCATTTAAGGCGTATAAAGAAAGTGTCTACGGAACTGACAATGTATACCCTAAAGTTGCTTTGCCGCTAAGTCGTTATGAAGTCACTGATGATGTTTTGGGACGTTATTTTTATCGTTTGATACACAATCTATATGCTTTGGCTGTTTTTTACTAGAGAAGCTATATTATATGACTGCTTTTAGGCCGCACATCTAAAATTTTTCTTGCAGATGGTGAAATAATAGTATATAATATAAGTATACCAAGAGGGAAAGGAAAACATATGAAGCGCAACGATTACGTACAGTATCTTAACCCCTATACTCGCAAGTTCATCATCTGCCAAATTGAAGAGATTTACGGCGATGGTCATGTTCTTCTGTATGCGGTCGATACGAACGAAGCATTTCTCGTCAATACTTGGGAACTTTTGTCTTATTAAGGAGTAATTTATGATTTTACCAAACGAAGTAAAAAGGAAGTCTTTTAAAAAGTTCTTGTATCTTGTTTGAAATTGTTATATAATATAATTAAAGAAATCAAGAGAAAGAAGTTCTTCTATGTGCAAGTATTGTGAGTACAGTGATGATGTTCGATTCGGCGCAAACATGCTTGATGATGAATATTCTGAGGGCGAGGACTATTCTATCACCATTTGTGATGTCTTTAAGAATCCGCAGCGCAAGTTTATTTGCATTGACGATGTATGCGGTGAATCTGTCGCAAGCTCGATTGATATTAACTTTTGTCCCATCTGCGGCAGGAAGTTGTAATAGTCCAATATGGTGAAAAAATATTTGCAGTTCATCTTTCATTATTATATAATATAATTAAAGAAAGGGCAAGAAAGAAAGGTTTTCCAATATGGCTAAGTACATGAAGGCTAACATCATCTTCAACAAGTTTTACGAGGGCGATGGTCGTTTCTGCGGCATTGAGTATACTGAGTGCATCTTTAAGAGCTTTGAGCAGCTTGACCGCATCATGGCTGAGGTTGCCGCCAAGAACCTTCGTGAGCATCATCTTGTCTATGAGGGGTACGTTGGCAGTATTGAGAACCTTTAATCTGATATATTAGTTTTCCAAGAGAGGAATTAAAATGGGTGTGATTTATCTTTCTTTCAAAAACATGGTCGAGGATGATGCCCAGCGCTTTATCGTTGCCAACTTTGAGGACGGTACCTATGATGGTGATACGGACTGGAGCGAAGTCTTTGATGACATGTATGATTCTGATGATGTAACTGGCAATGCTTCGCTCGCTGGGCATCCTGATTGTTTCCTCGTGTCGTATGCGCCCGACTATGAGAAGATTGCGTTTATGTTCGCCGATGAAGAGATTCGTGAGATACTTGAGGATACGTATGGTGACGAGGTACCTTGGTATGAGTTCGTTGGGCATGGTCAGGATGGTATCACTAAGTTTGATACATGGATTCGTATCGCAATGCTGTGTGAGCTGAACGATGACCTTTATAAGTATTTTGAGCAAGTCCAAAAGGACTTTAGTAAGGAGAACTAGCATTGGTACACTTGATGTTGGTATAGGTGTAGAGAAATGCAGTAATTTTGATGGTCCATTTTATAGGAGCGATATTGTGATTGATTCAGATGTTACGACAGCTGAGTGTGCAAAGACCGCACATCAGCTTGCATCTTTAAATGCCAAGTTCCTTGCCAAGTTTAATTATGCGACTGATTATGCAGGCAATATCATGGATATGGAACTTGATGATGATTTGCTTGAATTCCTTTATCCTGCGCTGATTGAAGGATACGAAAAATTCACTAAGAAGCAACAAAAGCACGAGGAAGAGATTAACCGCAAATTTAATCAAAATTCAGTTAATATGATTAAGCGCGTCAAGTACGATAATCCTTGGACTATCGTATGGTGGAAAGACGGTCAGGTTACTCGCTCTAAGTGTGCGGAGAATGACGTATGGAGCGAGTCCGCAGGCTTTAATGCGTGTGTTGCCAAACATTATTTTCAGACTGCTGGCGCATATAACAAAGTTTTGAAAACATATTGTACCGATGTACACAACGATAAAGTCACCAGTTGGCAAGATGGTTACGATACTGGCTATGCAGATGGTCGTGAAGATGGCTACTATGAAGGTCGTGAAGATGGTTACGATGAAGGCTTCGAGGACGGCCAAAATTATGAGCGCCAAGAACGAAAAGAAATGAATTTTGAAGACTAGATTTGCCGCACAAGGAGAGTAGAGAAATCTATTCTCCTTTTTTGCTATTGGAGGTTTATATGGATTATATCTATAAAGATATTTTAGATGCCCTTAATATTACTGACGATACAGATAGTATCGCTGATTACGTTAATAAGATTGAAAGCGGCAGTGGTGAGAGTGGTGAGACTTTCTACAATTGGCTCGGCAACGTGATTGACGTATGGAACGATGAAGATTATGATTAATGAAGTATTAGGAGTTGTCTGTCTTGTTTTTATAATCTTTGGATTCTGTACTATGCTGTCCTGTCCTATCATTTGTTTTCTCGTGCTGTATGGACATCATGATGAATCTAACGATGTTGATTGGTAGCTCTTCCATGAGTCTGCTTATTTTCACTGTCCTATGTGTTATTGGCTTTATCGTTGGTATCTGTATAATTCTGTATGCGGCAAGGGAAACTGTGTTTCTTGTGCGTGAGGTAATCCAAGAAAAGAAAGAATAAGGCCATTGGCCGCATAAGATTTTTCTTGCAGTCTGTTTAATAATGTTATATAATATTATTAAAGAAAGGAAAGGAGTTCAAATGACCAACAAATATGATAACATTCGTCTCAACGTTATCCTTGACCGCATTAAGGATAAGAATATTCTTACGAAAACTGCTGATGTTATTTGCCGTATGCGTGAGAATGTAGATTGTCCTAATTTTTTCTATATTCCTGCTGACTGCGTGAGTGATATGGATTATGTGATTGCGGCCATCAATTATATTATCGTATCTTTTGGCTATAAGGCACATTGGGATTGTCTTAGTTATGCCGAGGTTGGCGGCAAGTATTGTATTCATCTGTTTCTTGAGGAAATTGACCTATAAAAAGTTCTTGCGGTCTGCTCTATATTATTATATAATATATATAGAGAAAGGGAGAGGACAAGATAAAGTCCTCCAAGAGAAGGAGAAAGTATATGACCAAGGTTGAGACGATTCTTGCACAGGTTGATGGTCTTTTGGATGCGGCATATGAGGTTGTCAATGGCCGCAAGCTCTGGAAGGAAGTTACTCCTTTGGTGAATATTGCTGCTGATATGCTTCTAGAAGAGCGTAAGGATTATTATGCTGGTTGCGCCTATTGGGTTTCCTGCTATGGCACTGAGAAGGAAATGCTCGATGCCAAGAACACTCTTGAGGACCTTGGCCTGTGTGTCTGTGATTACTACTGGCATGATGCTGATGAGTATGATAATAAGCCCGGTGGTCATTTGAGCGTCTATTGGACTGTCAACGATTGGGACTAGGAGCGCATATGCTGTTGAGCAATGAAGAGTATAAGAAAAAGAATGTCTATTGGACTTTAGATTTCGTGCTATCTGCCGCATATTACATTTATCAGTGTGCCGCAAAGCAAGTTGATATTCTTGCTGCTAATAAAGATACGTGCGATGATACCGAGCTGCCTACTATGTATGACCTGATTGATGATGCTTTGGCTATTGGGGTAGATGACGATAGCGAGTGCTATAATCTCCCTTTGATTACCGATAATTATCTTGCCGATGTTCCTTTTGGTTGCATGATTGTCGAGGAAGACGGCAAGACCATTCTTGAGGGTATTGATGGGATTGATGGAGTGCCAAGTAGGTGATAATGTGTTTCCATTATGGATGGATAGTAGAAGCAAAGATAACGGGCCAATGATTGATTGGCAGTTTAAAATTATGGATTATGTGTACGACATGCTTGAAACTGTGCCATATGGAACTGCTATTATTGTCAGCAAAGAAGAACTTCATAAGCATGTATGTCCTGAACGTGAAGTCTGGTGTCCTTTAGGCAGCAGGCATTTTTGGCCTATACCTGATATGTTAGAATTGTGTGGTATAAAGGTTAATAGTAACTGGAAGTATACAATGGATACTTGGGGATATTTTGTAGCTATGAAAGAGCGTAGTAATGAATAATATACATAATTTTGTTGATGATATGGCACAAGAGATATATAAGAATTTGGATAAGCCGCATAATCAGAATTGTGTCACAAGGGTTGCAAATGAGGATATGACTCTCCAAGAGTGTCATGCAGTTGTTTTACATTTTCAGCAAAAGGGCTTTGAATCCACTTGGTATCAAAAAGACGATAAAAAGCCTATCATCGTAGTATCTTGGGGCTTGCCATTTGATATTGATGAAATTGATACTATGTATAAAACCTGTATTCAATTGGTCAATGAACTTTATAAAGTTGTACATCTGCTAGCAGAGTATGTTCATTATGTTTATGTTTGCAGCAATAAGGATATTTGCGTTATTCCTCTTGAGCATTTAGATTATATTGCCGGTGATTATTTGACTTATAAAACATTTACAGACGCTCTTCAAGAAGCGGAAGAGAGTTATTCATTAAAGATTCACACGGGTACTCTCGATGAAGAAGACTGGGAGTCTGAGTATATCTGTATCCAAGAGAAGGATAGAAATAAATAGTGTGTAGTAAAAGACCTGCGGCCTATGACCGTGGGTCTTTTCTTTTACTTGACAAAATAGACGAAGTATGTTATACTATGGGTGTGGTAGAGTATTTTGATGTTCGTGTGAAGTTTGTTTATGCGTTTCTGCGTGTTAACTAAGTAATGGCGCAAGTGCGCGTTAAATTATCTTTAACGGACAAGACGGATTGGCAAATGACAAAACCGCAGGTACTTTGGTGACTATTTTTTCACTTTCGGAATGATTAAAAAATGAACACCAGTGTCAAAATGGTTAAAAAATGAACACCAGTCATTATTTCCGCAGGTACTTTGGTGACTATTTTTTAACCTTAAATTTTTAATGAAGTGAAAGGAGTGGTTAGAAAGTTAAAAAATGAACACCAGTTAAAGTAAAATAGTTAAAAAATGAACACCAGTCCCTTCAAAACTGTTAAAAAATGAACACTCCTAATAAATTATATAATAAATTATATAATAAATAATATGTCATGCATGTGTATGCAAGGAAGGAGAAATATGACAGATAAAGAAGAAAGCCATAAAGCGCCTAAGTTGAGTTTTAGCGTAGACCCCGAGAAGTTAGAGAACAAAAATTGTGATTACAATGCGATGGGCAGTCTCATGTTGGATACTAGGTTGGAGAAGGACAATACGAGAATTCTATCTATGAAGGACAGTCGAGCGAGATTGAAAAGCGTAGGATTGACGAACTATCAGATTAGAAATGTCATGAGCTGCTTTGAATCTTTAGATGTTATCAAGATAAATGGTATGAATGTTATCGTGCAGCCAGTGGAAGGGCAGTACGTTACGATTCCAGTGGATACAGTTAGGTTTTGTCTCAGTGCGTTGAGTGCGGACTGCTTTAAGACGTATTGCTATCTTAAAAGGTGGTATCAGCTTCACGAAGCGTTCTTCAAGGGCGGTGAGAATTATTTTTTCTCACGTACTGAGATTTTGAAGGCTCTTGGATATTGTAAGAATGCGAGGAATATTCGTAGAGTAGATGAATTCCTTATCGTGCTTAGGGATGTAGGTCTTATCGAGTATGCGGGGAAGGCTGTGTATCGCAAAGGAAAGAAAGGTCTTTATACTGAACTGTATAGGGTAAATGATTATGCACGTGCGCAGAAGGAATCTATTGAGAATACATTGAGAGAAATGAAAGTCTATACTGACTTAGGATATATGACTTTGCAAGAGGTTAGAGAGCATTATCTGTCGATGGACGAAGAAAAAGGAGATGCATGGTTGAAATTTGTCGCAAGGTTTGCAGACCGTGTTAAGGATAAAGATAGGGTAAATGCTATACTTGCCCTTTCTAATAAGAAGTTAGAGCTCGGTAATTTCTGTGATGATATAAAATAACTCGTGCTTTGCACTCGTTTAGAAATGACGTATGATTGATTTTGAATAGTGCCTAAAAGCTGGATAGAAAGCCCATATAGTGTTAAAAATGATTACATGACTTAGTGGAAGTAAGTGCGCATTTTACCAGTTCAGCAAACCAATGTCAAGAAAAAAATTTTTATCTTTGCCTTTTAATTTTCGATTTCAATTACAAAAACGAATTTCATTTCCAAATAAAAAACGATTTCCATTTCGATTTTCATTTTCACAACCAAATTCATCTTGAAAAAATTCTTGTATCCAATGAAAACTTATAGTATAATATAATTAAAGAAAGGGAGGGGATAAGAAACCTCCCATGGGTTCCAAGAGAAAGAAGATTAACATGACCCAGTTTGAGATTTACAACACCATCAAGTCCGCTATGTCCGACAACGCAGACGTGGTAGAGTTCTGCGATAAGCAGCTTGCGGCTATTGAACGCAAGCGTGCCAAGGACGCTGAGAAGTCCGCAGAGAAGCAGGCTTTCCTTGACGAGATTTACGCAGCTCTCAAGTCTTTTGATGAGCAGGCGGGAGCCACCTCCAAGGCTGTAGCCATGCACATGGGCGAGGATGTCAGCTCCCGCAAGGTTGCGGCCAACATGCGTTTCCTCGTTGAGGACGGTCGTGCCGAGAAGGTGGCAGTGAACAGCAAGACCTTCACGTACAAGGCTCTGTAACAAAATATTTAATAGGTAGGGTCTACTTATTAGAGTTTTTAATTAGAAGGGCCGTGGAGTCCATTTGACGAGACTCCCGGCCTATTCCAAGAGATAGAAGGAAGTAAGCATATGCGGCACACTTACTATGATATGAAGGGTAACGAGCATACCATAGAGATTCCTGACGAATATATCGAGTCCAAGAGACGGCAGGCAATACTCAAGGCAAGTGCGGCCAACCTCTATCTGCTAGAGCATGGTATAGAGTATGATGCAGTTTACAGGCCTGATACAGATAAAAAGGAGAAGAAAGTGTCTAAAAAGCGATTGATTATGAATTCCATTGCGGACGCACTGGGAGAGCTTACCATGACCATCGGTGACTGGGAGGATGTGCCACATGGTATCGAGGTCGGCGATGATGGTAAAATCCGATTCATTCTCAATTCCAAGACGTATGAAATGTCTATGGTATGCAAGCGTAAGCCCAAGGCAAAATAAGATGCGGCCAAAATTTCTGGGCAAGAGTGTGTAATTTACACTTTAGTAAAAACATATATTAAAAAACACTTTTTAAATGTAACTAATTTAGTCACATTTCCGCATCGATTTTCACTTACAAAAAGCATGTGCCGCACGCTTCTTTTTCTTCTGTCTCTTGGTTTATATGAGCTTATTTTATGACGCGCAAGCGCGCCTTTGGCGATTGACTTTGAGTTTCTACTGGCCGCAGGAATCAAGACAAATAGACTTGCGTTTTCATGTCGTACCCCTGTACGCAAGAAAATGATTAAAATTCATTTTAGAACGCTCTCTTGGCTTACGCTAGTTCTGTCCCTTCTCGCCATATAGGCGGGGAGGGATTTTTTTATTTAATTTTATGACGCGCAAGCGCGCCTTTGGCGATTGACTTTCGTTTTAGGATTTTGAGAGCGCTATGGCGCAGGTCCCCAAAATCTACATAAATTCGCCATATACGCGAACGGCGGCGGCAGGTCCAAATATGGTATTATTGTATAGTGTTCCTCTATTATATTATACCATACAATTCCTGATTTGTCAAGACTCTTTACAAAACCAACACGGAATCTCCACAAATAATAGTTAGGTACCTCACAATGATTCAGAGTTAGCCGAGGGTAACACTTGCTCGGGTCGCTCGGTACCTAACTTAATTTTTTTCGCGTGTGCGGCCCTGTAATGGCCCTAGAGCGGGCGATAGCCAAAAGTGCCTAGAAACGCAAGGGCATAGGCCGCAAGGCCGTTAAAACGCGTTTCAGGCGCTCAGTTTTTGTGTAAAAGTTGTGTTTTTGCTTTAAAAATCTTGACAATAAGGTACCTAATCGTGTAAAATCGACCCAACTATGGATTTTCTGTGAATTTTTCAAAAAGTCTTGACTTTTTCGCGCGTTTGTGTTAGGTAGGGCGTTCTTTTTCCTACTAGTTTAGTAGGAATTAAACGCAAAAAGAAACACCCCACTGATTAGGTGGGGTGCTTTTATTTAATTGTATTATTTTATTGTAAATTGCGCTAGTAGCATTTGCGCGCATTCTATGAGTACTTGCGCGTTGTCGGTTTCGCCGCTCGCGTAGGCGTTGCCACCTAGGCGCGTTAGCGTGTGTATTAGTTCGTGAATCTCGACCGGGACTAATACAACTTGACCGCTTTTCATACAGTTTGCGTGGTGGGCTTCAAGCCCGCGCCCTAGACGCTGTAGCTCCTTGTCGGGTAGCTCGCCGAATGCCGCAATTAGCGCGTTACGTCTGTAGGCTTCCAAACGTGATCGTCCTATGCTGTTCTATAGGTGCAAGGGTAACGGGTGGGGCGATAACAAGCCCCACCCTAGGCGACTACGCTACGATAGCATAGGCCATCTTGTTTCCGATGGGTGCAACCTTGGTAGCGCGCTTGTCGAGCATGAGCAACCCGACAATCTTTGCGGCCTTGGGCGCGGACGTTACCACACTCGGGAACTCCGCCATAACCTCGGCGAGCGTGAATGGCTCGCCGTTCGCGTGAGCTGCCGCGAGTTTTTCGGCTGTTGCGCGGTTCTCAAGCGCCGCCTTGCTCGGTGCCTTGGGCTTGGCGTCGTTCTCCTTGAGAACGTGGAACTTGTGGGAAACCTTGCGAGCAAGGTTCTCGGGCGTGTGCTTCTCGGGGTCGTAGTTGTCCCCCAGCGCGGACTTGATGATCTCGGGCGAGACATCGCCCGCAACGCTCACCAAAGCTGCAAACATCTGGTAGTCGGTGAACTGAAACTTAGTGCGAGTGGTAGCCATAGCTAACCCCAATCTGTCCCCGAGACTCGGGTGAACCCCTTTTGGATTCCTTTTTCCCTGTCCCCTTTGGACAACTATTACTATACGCTTTGCATAGACTTTTGGCAAGAACTATTTTAAAAAATATGGAGGAATCATGGAAACCCCAGGTAGATGGCCTAGTTTTTTCAGATTCTCAAAATATCGGCACTGTAGTCGGATAAAGCAAAATGAATAGAATCGGGCCATTTGCGGCAAATCTTGCATAAAAAAATTTGGGTTTCGGGATGTGTTATGTTTGTGTTTTTCTGAAAATTGTCAAAAGATTTTTCTTGACAAACCTATTTAGGTGGGTGTAAAATTTTGGCCCCAACCTCGGGGCTACGGTTGTTTAAACAAGTGCATTTAAAGCGTTTCAAAACTTGAAACGTTTCAATCGGCGTTACCCTAGGCTAACTTTAAAGCGTTTTAAAAGTTGAAGCGTTTCACCTTCGGCGCGCTTGCGCGTCAATCAGGATTTGTGAAGGAAATATGTTTTCAAAAAAATCTGAAAATAATGCTTGACAAAACTATTTTGGCGTGGTAAAATTTTTTGCGCCTTGGATAGTTTACCCGGGTAAACTATTTTAATTAGTTAGGTACCTAACGATGATTCACAGTTTACCATAGCTAATTTCTTGCCGGATAATGCGGTACCTAAATAAAAAAATATCGCCATAGCGGCCATGAGACGCATTTTAAGGTGCCATTAGGCTAAAGTCCTTATTTTAATAAAGGGGCTTGCCGCATGCTCTAGGTCGCTAGAATCGCTTTTGCTCATGGCAAAAGAAAAGGGAGCCGTTAGGCTCCCCATTCGTTTAAAGGTCAAGTGCTTTAAATGCCGCGCTTGCATCTCGCCAACCTTGACCACGCGAACCGTGGCGCGTCTTTTTGTGCTTTGCCTTTGCCGCGAGCAAAATAGCGGCCTCAATGCGCGCGTCTGAAAGCGCGGTGTGATTCTCGGTAAAGTCGTGTTCGCTATTGATAAAGCGGTAAACACTTTCTGCGCTGGTTGACGGGTTTCCGCTAGGTGTAAATGCGCCAGTTGCCACGCAATACTTTAGATAGCGCTTGGAACTAGTAATGTTACTTGCGTAGTCCCAAATGTCTTTAAGACGTAGCTTAAAGGGCATGAACCATGTAGCAAAACCGTTTGAATACGTGCGCAATGTGTTGTTTAGCGCTATCTCGTCAAACCTACAATTGTACGCCCACGAGCTTTTAACGTTGCACTCTTTACAATCTGCTTTGAACGTGCGCCAGACCTCATTAAAAGACGCTTCAACCCATTCGCCCGTTTTGATACCCTCATAATAAGTCGGGATTTTGTCGGCGTAGTAGGCGCTTTTCATGAGGTCGATTTGATAAAACGTATCCGTGACTACAAACGAACGCTCACGAATAACGCTGTTGTTGTCGCGGATGGTATAACCAAAGTCGTAAACCAAAGACGTTTCAGGGTGTGCCTTGTTATCTTTGTAGTTGACAGTTGGGCAAGTTTCACAGTCTAAAACACAGAAGTTAGCCATTTCAAAACCTTTCGCTTAGGCTTAATTGATTACACTAACTAGTATAGCGTTTTTCGTTGTTGTGTCAATTGATTATTACTCTACATATTTCCAATAAAAATCGTAAGCATAGGGTCTACGACCTTTTAGAGCGGCAATTATGTTACCACGTCCGTCTTTTTTGGTTAGCCACCTTTCAGCGTCTGCAATGCCACCGAAACGTTTAAGTGGCTGCTTTGTTTCTTTGTCTAGCATTAAAATAGGAACAGCTAGAGTAATGCCAATTCGCTTATTTCTAGTACCATAATTTGAATTTAAATAAGGCGTTGATCATTCAAGGTTAGAAACGTCATTATTTAATTTGTTTTCGTCTAAATGGTTTACTTGGTCACAATTGTTTGGATTTGGTATAAACATTCTTGCCACTAATTGATGCACTTTAAAATATCGTCTTTTACCTTTGTCGCAAAATGTAACATTTGCGTAACCTGCTTTGTCTATTTTAGGTTTAAGAAAAATGCTACTACATTTAGAGTAAATACGTCCATCCGAATAAATTATGTAATTTTTGTTGTCTGGATATTCTTTTGATAAAACCATAATTTGCCTCCTTTGTCAATAATTATAACATAAAATTCATAATTTGTCAAGCACCAAAGTTAGCCATAGCTAACCCAAGGTACCTAACTGTAGAGAACATGTAAGTCATAACGAGTGGGCTATGTTAGGTGCCGTTGTCCTCCCGACTAAGGTTAGTATAGCACTTTCAGGACTTGCCGCACGCGAGAAAAAAGAAAAAGTTTTTCTAATTTTTCTCTTGCTTTTGGTTGCGTGTTGTGGTAAAATCGCCGCCAACTATGGCATAACGGAAAAAGGCACCTAAAAAGGTGCCTTTAAAATATCGCATAAGTTAGAGCCGCAAAGAAGAAAAATACAACGCTCCAATCAGGCGCATTTAAAACTAATTGAATCAAACCAATAGAACCCATTATAACGGGCAACCATTTAACTAATTTGTACAGTTTCATTTGTCACCGTTTCACGTGAAACATAGGGGAACGTAACCGTTCCCCTAATGCTATTCTAGCTCTTGGATAATAAGCGACTCTAACGCGTCTAGCAAAGTAGTTTCGTCTTTAATGCGTACCGCCTTGCCGCTTGATGTATCGCGTTGCCATGCGTGTACGTTTCCGCTTTCATCGTCAAATAAAATGCCGCCCTTGTAGTTAGATACGCGCCACTTGTTAGTACCATGCTTGACCACGTGAACGTTATTCAAGTTAATAGCAGGGTAGTATTTGCGCAACCATGCGCGTTTATTCTTGCGTACCGCGCTATCAAATTGCTTAGTGGTCTTGCCTTTTGCCAACCAACTAACGACCTCGACCGCATAACCGTAGCCTTGCAAGGCGGCAAGCAAACCGTTTAGCTTCTTGTAATCGCCTAAAGGCTTAGCGATTAGGTAAGGCGCGGCGTTTTCCGATTGCAACATAGGCAACCACCCGTTGACGTTGTAAAAATCGCAAAGAGTGCCGTCTAAATCTAAAACAATTGCTTTCATTATTCCACTTTCAAAGAGTGGGTAGGGCTTACGCCCTACCCTTTGACTAGCTAAAGACGTTTGCCCTTGCAAACGTACTCAAGATTAACGTTGTAGTCGAACTCTTCGCCCAACTCACGCACGCGCCAAACAGAACCGTCAAGCTCTTTAGAATCTTCGCCACAATCCATGCGGGCAGCAACGATAGCAGCGGCGAGATTTTGCTCGCTATCAGCTTCAACGATAAAGTTATCATAATCGCCAAGCGGATAGTCCGCGTCAATACCGTCAACAGAAACGAAATACAACATAACAAACTCCAATTCTAAAGGCGGGCGGGGAATTCCCCGCCCTAGCTATCAGAAACTAACGCGCCTTGTAAACATAAAGAACGTTAGTACCGTTCGACTTGAACACCATCGTATCCACATCAAAGACCTTAGCCTTAATCAGACGGTCGAAGAACTCTTTGAGAGTGTTGCGCGTATCTTTATTATCAAGCGTAACATAAGTGTTACCGCTATACCAATCACGAACCTTGCTAGTTTTGATAGCTCCAGAACGACCGCATAAATCGGAGAACGTGAACCATTCATCACGGTTTGCATTGAGAAACGCAACAAGCAGGTCAAGAGCATCCGCATGAGCGTCGCTAATCTCGGTAGGCGCGGTACCAATCAAACCCGAAGTGCCAACTGCCGCGCGGTAAAGTGCATCGAAAGCCTCGTCCGAAAGCTCAACGCCCGTGGCAAGTACGCGCGTCTTGGTGGTGTTGTACTTGTCGGTGTGGGACTGAGCCGCGAGGTTGAGAGCCTTGTTGTAGTTCTGAGCGTTAGACATTGCTAACTCCATTCTGTCCCCGTTCGGGCAGGCTAACCCTTTATTAGCTCCTTGCGCCCTCGCCTTTGGACAACTATTATTATGCGGTAAGTGTCCTAGTTTGGCAAGTATCAATTTGCCGCACACAATTCCTCCATAACTTTCAGGATAAAATTATTTTTATTTTTTTCAAGTTTTTTCGATTTAACGCTTGACAAATGTTTTGCGCTCGTGTAAAATTTTCTGCCCATAAATGGGCTTTTGTGGGCTTCGCCCTTTTGTATGGTCAACCAAAAGAGCAACTGAAACAGTTGCTTGATTGTGCGGTGCTTGGCTATGGTTTCAGGATAGTGCTAACGTTTCACGTGAAACGCTTTGCCGCACGTGTGAGTGTGAACCAATAGACAAAAGATAAAGCATTGCAGCAAGTGCTTAATAGATAATAATAAAGGCGCTACCCTTTTGTTTTGGGCAACGCCTTTAGTTTTATTTAAGAAGCAAACGTGTAAACGCTTCATTAAAGATGTATTGAACAATTGCATTCAGCTCTTTATCAGAAATATAATACTGGTCACTTAGAAACATTTTAGAGTCGATGCCACGCTCTTTCATGAGTTTATTACTATAATACCAACCAAAATAAAACTTTAATGCTGCCCACAAGTCACCTTCGGTAGCCCTAGCGTTTTGGCTATAGTCGTGCTTATAAACTGCTGCCGCGACATACATGGCATCATCAAGACAAAGGTTAATGTTCTTCCTCATGGTATAGGCTCCTTGCCTAGTAGGTTGCTCGACTGAGCGGCGGCGCTCCTTGCCCCGCAATAACTAGTATAGGGTATGTTGGAGCGGTTAGGCTCGACAATATCAAAATAGTTATTGCCCCGTTGGGGCATCGGTGCAATAATAGTTCTAGCGGGCAATACCGCCCGCCGTGTTTGTTTGGAGTTAGTTATGGAGTTCAAGCGCGCTAATACTGTTGAGGTCATCATTGCTGCACTGTTGGTTACTGTTGTCGTTCTGCTCGCTGCTGTGCTGCTGTCGATTCCTCGCCCTCATACGTGCGGCAGGTGTGGCGCTCGTACATACGATGTGTACACCGTCCACGCAGATACAGACGATGGATTGTTAGACGTTTGCCCCACGTGCTACGCTGAAGCTCGAATCAATGATTATAGGTTGGGCATTGAGTAGTTTTACTAGTAACCATTATTAAAAGGAGTTTCAAGATGAAGAAATCAACTGTTCGCCTGCTTGCTCGCTCTAACCGTCCTGTGTGCATCGCTCGCACGTCCACTAACGGCGGGCACGTTCTCGCCGTCTGTGCAATCGCTCATGAGGACGTATTGACGTTCAAGGCCGTTAGGGACGGTCAAGCCGTCCGCGCCCTATCAGTGGCATTTGAGGGCCGTGCAAGGGTAACGGACGAAGCCGTTGCCGCTATCGCCGCCCGTCTAGTTAATGAGTTGGAGGACTACGACCGCGATACCATGGAGACGTTCGACGATGCGCTTATAGGCGGCTGGGACTATGATTATTCCGCGCACGTTGGTGCGGCGCTCGACCGTTTGGCGGCGGCTCGACTGTTGAGCCGTTAGGGCGCTAGCCCCCCCCCATGGGGGGGGGGCGTTCCGGGTTCGCGTCCTGTTTTTTCCAAGGCACGCCACGCCCTGCACAAATTACCGACCTCAGTTATTTTTTGAAATACCATAATACGACTTTGCGCTAAGCTCCGTATTATGAGGATTTTCGCAGACCGCAATAAACCTATAACTTTCCTCTTCATTCTCTCTATTGGCCTTCTTGACATTTCCGATTACGGCATTAAAAAATTTTCACGAAATTATTGAAAAGCACTGAATCTTTTGCTATAATATATACAAAACTAACTATAGCGCCGTTCCCAGTCGGCTTAGGAGCTATCCTAAATCAAAAAACCCCAATGAGGTGAATAACTAGGTTTTAAACGTTGCAGATTTATTCTGTCGTGAGAAGTATGGATGTACCCTCACTTGCAGCAGAATGTTTCTGTAACCAAGCGGTCTTGCGTTGGTTTATTAGTTTACAGGAGACGAACGGTATCTCTACCGTGCCGCATACAGAGGGGATAGGATACTCTTGGAAAAAGTAGCACATCCAATAGGTTCCATGCAAGGGGAGAGTGAGCATGGGTAATAGTGCATAATTTTCCATATACTTTCATAGGTATAGCTATACAGATTTTACTATAGCGATACGCATTACGCCAATAGACATACAAAAATGTTAGTGTATTGACGCCCGTTGCCCTAAGCAACGGCGCGGCAATCCAAAGCAGCACCATGATACATGTAATCATTTGCGCCAAAATTTATAGGTGTAATGATTTTATGGGCAAAAAACGGTAACCACATTTGCCGCATACTTAAATATAATATACATAGAAAAAATATCTAAAATTTTATATAATACACTTGCGCTTCATACTTTTTTATGGTACAATATAGATGTAATAAAACCAATAGAGAAGGAGAAGTAAAGATATGGCACTTGATTACACATTGAAGACACAGGAAAAACGACTTAAATGTGTGCGGGAAACCATTGCGGCCACTTCTCAAGAGAATCTAGATGCAAATTACCTGCGCGTAATGACAGACTATCTGCTATTTGCCGCAGATAGAAATCAAACCAAAAAGGAAAAGAAAAAAGAGCGCAGTATTATTACGAAGAATAGGGAAGCAACCGTAAACAAACGACAGATTTCTTTTGAGGAAATGGTTGAGAATATGGAAAATGGCGAGGACGGCATCTATGCGCTCGTCAACAATGATAAAAATCAAATTCTAGACAATAAAGATAGTATATCAGAAGAAGACCTAGAGAATATTCCGGGTATGCGGGAATTCGATTCAATTATCACATCACTCAAACGACAATTTCTTTCTGCTACTGGAAAGCAACGTTATTATCTGAAAAAACAAATTATCGAGACATATCAGCAGATGTACCTGTTAAAACAGTCTGTCAAGGGCTGGCCTGCCAAATCAAAGGTTTCAGCACAGCTAAAGAATATGGCACATATGGACTTATCTGAGAAAATTTATTTCGACTCTCGTGGATACCCAGTATCTAATGGAGTTATCTCGTTGTTCAATCCAGTTCATATTTCATTCCTACTTACATACTATTCATCAATTAAACAGGAGTGCTATACTGACCTCAATTGCGATATGCATTGGGAGCTTCTAGACTTTGAAAATTTAATTGAGCAGACATTTAAATCTAAAGACCAAACAACCGCTATGTTATATGACCTTTTGATATGGAAGATTGATGGTAAATCAAATGACGAGATATGCGGCATGATGGAGACTGAGTATGGCGTTTCACACACAGCACAATATTTCTCAACACTATGGCGCAAAAAGATTCCAAAGATGATTGCGGAACAGGCTCAAAAGAATTATGTTATGTGGTATTACACAAATGTGGAATATGGACAATGGAAAAAATGCGGCAAATGCGGAAAGACCAAGTTGGCACATCCTTTATTCTTCTCAAAGAATAATTCCGCAAAAGATGGCTTCTATTCTACATGCCGTGAATGCCGCAAATCTAAAAAGAAATAATATTACTAACCCACTTCTTCCTTCTATTGGATGGAGTGGGTTTGTTGTATAGAAAGGAGATTTATGGCAGACGTATCTATGAAAACATGCGCGAAGTGCGGCAAGACCAAGAAGGAAACTGATTTTTACAAGATTCCTAATACAGACGAAAGATGTGACCTTTGCAAGACTTGCTTGACAATGTATATTGATAATCGCCGCCCAGATACATTCAAATGGATTTTAAAGAAGATGGACGTTCCATATGTTGAGAAGAAATGGGTCGAGCTAGCGAATAAAAGCTATATGAAAAACCCAGCTACTTTTGGCCCCATGTCGGTTATCGGAACGTACCTCCGCACCATGAATATGGAACAATATAAAAATCTGACTTATGCGGACTCTGAGAAAATCAATAATGAGAAATTCCAGCAAGCTAGAAAAGAGCAACAGAATATTAAAGGTACTTCTTACGATGAAGAGTTTGAAAACAGACTCCTAGAGAGTCTTAAGGCGGGAGAAATTTCGCAAGCTGAATATAATACCATGAGTCGCAAAAGTGTCTTAGACCGTATCAATGAGAAGATGCGGCAAGGTGAGGAAGAGGTTGCTAGCAATCCTGATAGCGTACTTGACAAGAAGGAACTTGAAGTTCCAGAGAATACTGTTGATTCAGAGGAAATCAAGAAAAACGCTGATGTTATCAGCGCGGCCAAAGATGTTGAGCAGGAGTTTTTAGCTAAAAAAGCTGAGAAGGAAAGAAAGAAAGAACAGTTAAAAGAAGTAGAGCCTGAATCGCAAGTACTTGACCTCATGCCTGATGTTGCTTCTTCTCTTGGTGTTAACCCTGTAGAGAATATCAATAATGCGCCATTAGATATTACTGGCGAGATGCAGAATGAATTTATCCCAGATGTTGCTCGTATTGATGAAGCGCAGATTTCAGAAAGCCTTACAGAAGACGATATTAAATATCTTTCGCTTAAATGGGGTCTTCTCTATAAACCATCTGAATGGGTTAAGATGGAAGAGCTATATAAGAAGTATGAAGCAGATTATGAATTATCTACAGACCGTGAACAGGTATTGAAAAATATCTGTAAGACAGACCTAAAGATGAATCAAGCTCTAGATGTAGGTGACATTAAGACATTTAAAGACCTACAGGGCGCCAATGACATGCTGCGTAAAAGTGGTCGTTTTACCGATAGCCAGAAGCAAGAAGAGAAAAAAAGAGATATTGATTCTATTGGTGAACTCGTTGCCTTTGTAGAATCTAAAGGTGGAATCATTCCAAGAAAAGATGACCCAATCAATGTGCCGCAAGACAAGATTGATTTTATTATCAATGATATGAAGAATTATACTGACAATCTCGTAAAGAATGAACTTGGTCTAGGAAACCTCATTGAATCTTATATCAAGAAACTTGAAGAGAATAAGACCAAGAGTGTTGATGAAATTATTGCCGAAGGTATTAAGACTGATGAAAACAACGCAGTGACAGATGAAGAAGCCGCAGAATTCCAGCAGTTCCAGATTGAGGAACGCGAAGAAGAAGCTAAGAGATTGGCAGAACAGTATGGCACTGAGTAATTTATTGAAGATTGCGGCGCATAATAAGAAAAACGTTGCCGAAATTGACCCAAAGAAGATTGAAGATAATCTAGATAAATACCAACGTATCATTGCCTACTGGCGTATGTATCCAGATAAATTTGTAGATTATATGGCTTCATTAAATCCGAATAATAAATTTCAATTTTATCCAACTCAGCGTATGATTCTCCGCATAAATATGCGGTATAGGACTGTTTATGAAGTATTTAGTCGAGGATTTTCTAAATCTTTTATGGCTGTTTTGTCTTTAATGGTCAAGGCAATTCTTTACCCGGGCTCTACATTGATTACGGTAGCAGATGCTAAAGGTCAATCAGCGATGATTCTGCAATCTAAGATGCAAGAAATATGCAAACTAATTCCCGGTCTAGCGAGAGAGATTATCTGGGATACACGTGGTACATTGGCTAAGACAAGCCAATCCAAAGATGAAGTAACGTACAGTTTCCGCAACGGAAGTACGATTAAGAACGTAAGCATGACTTCTGGTTCTCGTGGTTTTCGTGCTCAAGCCGTACTTACAGAAGAGGTAGCGACCATTACAGACCAGCAAAAGTATGAAGAAATCATTGCGCCTATGCTTGTAATTTCTAGAAAAGTCAATGGTAAAGTAGACCCAGACGAGACACTGAACCAGAACGACATCTATGTTACATCCGCCGGATTCAAGGGTACTTACGCTTACGACAAATTAATTGACGCGCTGTGTCGTATGGTGTCAAGCAATGGATACGATTCTTTCATTCTAGGAGGTGACTGGAAAGTACCTGTAGTCGAGGGGTTACAGCCTGCGAACTACATTCAAGCCCAAGAGACGGGCAACTCGATGGACGAGATTGGCTTTGAACGAGAGTATAAACAAATTCTGTACTCTATAAATATTATGAATTGCTGGAAAGTCTTACTTAAGATAATCAGCAGCCAACTTTTATAAAGATGGTTCAACGACTATTCCGTAAGGAAGTACGCCGCAAGTGCGGTGGAAGTGTAATACAAAGATGATATAGTCTAATCTATATAGTGATATATAGCAGAATACGTATGCGGCTTAACGAACTGCATAGAATATAATTGGGAAGTGTTTGGAGTGGAACTTTAGACGGTGCTTTCTTCGATATGAACAAGTTCGACAAACACAGGATTATCAATCTCGCCAAGAATGGATACGACAAAGGACAAAATAGAGACACATTTTACGTTATGGGTGTTGACGTAGGCCGTCTTAATTGCCCGACAGAAATTGTAATCATTGAATCTTCTCCCGCAAGAACAACAGGAGTCAACGATAAGAAGATAGTGAACATTTTCACTCTATCTGAATCGCATTTTGAATATCAAGCCATTAAGATTAAGCAGCTATTCAATGCGTTTAAGTGTGAAGCTATAATTTTGGACGCAAACGGGTTAACTAACTAGCTCGTGTAAAACTTTTTTAAATGCGGGGAAGTCCACAGATGTGGATAATCCGCAGCCAATATCAAATCATAAAGACTTTTTTTGGAGGTCTATAAACATGAAAACAATGAAAATTATAAATGCTAAATATCCACTGGCAATAGATTATTATATTACTGATACCGGCGATGTAATTTCTGGTAAATATAATAGAAAATTATCTACTGCATTAGACAAAGACGGATACGTTAAAGTCACGCTTACTTCACCCGGTAAGACACGTCATCGTTATTCTGTTCATCGTCTTGTCATGGAAAATTTTTGTCCAAGAGAAGATATGTCGGAATTACAAGTAAATCATATAGATGGAAACAAACAAAATAATAACTTATCTAATCTTGAGTGGTGTGCTTGTAAGCAAAATATTAAGCACGCTTGTGAAAATGGTTTGCGGCATGACCAATCTGGTACAAACAATAATGCTAGTAAATATTCAGAAGAAACAATTTTACAAGCGATTGAAATGTTAAAAAGTCATAAGTATACTGGCGCATATATTGATAATTATTTTGGTTTTCCATCTGATTATGCCAATATGATTCGCAGGGGCGAACGATGGACTTGTTTAACAAAAGATATTGACTTTAGTAATTAATTAAAATTTTATGATTTGATATGGTTCAACGACTATTCCGCAAGGAAGTACATAATAAGTTATTGATTATGGAAATTTGAAAGTACAATTATAATTGTAAAGATATAGTCTAATCTATATAGTAATATATAGCCGAATACGGTATTCAGAATAGCGAACTGAATAGAATATAATGTAGGCATTGGACTGCTTGATTACTTAATTACAGACCAAAACGACCCAGAAACAGACGAGCTTCTTCCTAATATGGGTATTATCAATCTCGACGATATTCCTAACGAGCAAGACCGCAAGAACTACAAGTCGTTCGAGAACGAGAATACAATTAAGAATGCAATTTGGATGATGAAAGCCAATGCGCCAATGAATACGGAACTTTATTCATACACTCAAACACAGCTGCGCAATGGTAAGCTAAAGTTTTTAATTGATTCAAATACAGCAAAGAATAAACTTTTGCAGCAAGCGCAGGGCAAAAAAATGTCTCCGCTACAACGTCAGGATTATTTGCGGCCATATGTTGCCACGGATATTCTAAAATCGCAGATGGCAAATTTGGTACAAGATAATGAAGGTGCAAATATCATCCTGAAACAATCTAATAGAAAGATTTTAAAGGATAAAGTGTCTGCTTTAATCTATGGACTTTATTGGTGTAAACGCCAAGAGGATAGGCGAAACCGCCGCAATTCCAGAGATTTAAGTGGATTTATGTTCTTTACGAAGCATTAATAGGGTGCGGCCCATACGGTCGTACCCTATTTTTATGTAAAAATTTTTTATAAAAATTGGGCAAAACTGTATTATTTTATAGAGTGTAATTTTATATGGTATAGTAAGAAATTCCGAAAGGACAAATGATGCGTGATTCTTTATTAGAAATAAAAATATATAATATATTGAAAGACGCAGGTTTACCTTTTGAGGAAGAGTATGAATTTGAGGGACTTGTCGGTAAGTCTGGCAGAAATCTTAGATTTGATTTTTGTATTTTTGACGATTGCGGCAATATTGATTTTTTAATAGAAGCTCAAGGCGAACAGCATTATGTACCTGTTAGTCGTTATGGTGGCGCTCGTGCCCTCAAATATCAAAAATATAACGATACGTTAAAAAGAAAATTTTGCTTGGAACATAATCTGAAATTAGTCACTATTCCTTATTACGATGAAGGAAGACTAAGTTATGATTATATCATGAAAGCAGCAGGATATTAGGAGGTGAGCTTTGGCTACCGTTAAAAGTAAAGATGAACGCGATTGCCGCATCATTGCAAATGGCAATAGTCAATCTGGTTCTTTAGCATTTAATAAAATTAAGGTAGGGAACAAAACTCTCTCCAATGACGTTGTTCTTGATATTGGTCAAGTTATTACAGACAAATACTCTCGTCGCAAGAAATACACTAAAGAAGATGTACTAAAGGCTATTGAGCAGAATAATATGAATGAACAGCGTAAGATTTCTAATTATTTCTTCAAGACAAGCGGTATCTATAGCCGCCTGTGTCGTTATATGGCTTTCCTATTCAAATATGATTGGTTTATTACGCCAATGATATATGATGAAAAATTAAAACAAGATGGTAAATCTAAAAAGGTAGTTGAAGGTTGGTATAAATCAACACGCTATCTTGAAAATTGTAATCTCAAAAAAGTATTTGGCGAGATTGCGCTAAAGGTTGTACGTACAGGTGCCTATTATGGCGTTATTGTGCAGCAAAAGGACGCTTGTTTTATTCAAGAATTGCCTATTTCCTATTGCCGCAGCCGTTATCAACTTAACGGCAATCCTGCGGTTGAATTTAATATGAAATATTTCGATGATGCTTTTTCTGATACTGCGTATCGTTTAAGAGTTCTAAAACTGTGGCCGAAGGAAGTCCAGAAAGCTTACCTTGCTTATAAGGATGGGAAGTTACCCATTGACTATGCTGGCGATACCAACGGCTGGTTTTTACTTGACCCATCGACAACAGTGAAGTTTAATATTACTGGCGGTGACGCGCCACTGTTCATGAGTATTATTCCTAAGCTGTTGGATTTGGAAGACGCGCAGGATTTAGATAAGAAAAAGATGCTTCAACAGATTTTGAAGATTATTATCCAAAAGATGCCTATTGATAAGAACGGCGATTTAATCTTTGATGTCCAAGAAGCACAACAACTCCATACTAATGCGGTTGCCATGCTTGGTGACGCTGTTGGAGTTGACGTGTTGACAACGTTCGCGGATGTTGATGTGGCAGACCTTGCGGACAAAGGCAATGTCTCTTCTGTAGACCAGCTTAATAAAGTTGAACGTTCTGTGTACAACGAAGCTGGTACTGGACAAAACCTTTTTAATGCAGATGGCAATCTTGCATTGGAGAAATCCATCGCAAATGATGAAGCTACTATGTCTGACCTTATTTTACAATTTCAGACATTTGCGGAACGTCTGTTGGCACCATTTAACAAGAACAGTAAGCGACTTTATTATCATGTCGATATTCTGCCAACAACTGTCTATAATTATAAAGACCTGTCTAAGCAGTATAAAGATATGACCTCTCTTGGATTCTCCAAGCTCTTGCCGCAAGTTGCTCTTGGTCAATCTCAGAGCGCGGTTCTTATGACTGCATATTTTGAGAATGATGTTATGTCTTTGAATGAGGTTTTCGTTGCTCCCGCTCTATCTTCTACAATGAGCAATAATGGCAATGGAGATACTACAGCGAAGACGAAACAACAGCAGACTCCATCTTCGGGCAATAAAGGAGGAAGACCGCCGAAGCCTGATGATCAAAAGTCTGACAAAACAATAGTGAATATAGAGAGTGGTTCATAAAATGTCTAAAACTGAAGATAATATTATTGGTAAAACATTTAATAGACTTACCGTTTTAGAGAAAACAAAGAAAAAAAGTGGAACCACTTATTTATATCTGTGTTCTTGTGCTTGCGGAACAAAAGAGCCAGTATATGCAAAAGCCTATAGCCTTAGAGTTGGAGAAAAAACGTCTTGTGGATGTTTACATAAGGAACAGTGCGCTGCTATGGGTCGTTCCAAAAGCAGATATACAAAAGGCCAAATACTTGACACTTGGGAATTGATAAAAGATACTGGAAAACGCGACAGCGATGGCCACGTAATTTGGCTATGTCAATGTTTAAAATGCAAAGGGTATAGAGAAATTTCGTCTCATTCTATGCAAAAACATGATAAATTACCTATGTGTGAATGTAGCTTTACCCACGGTTCACATGGTGAGAGAAAAATCATTGATATTTTAAAAAGTAACAATATACAATATGTTACAGAATTTACTTTTGAAGATTTAAAATTAAATGGAAAAAAGTTAAGGTTTGATTTTTATTTGCCTGAATATTCTGTATTAATTGAATATGATGGAAGACAACATTATATTGATGAAAATAATTGGGGTACTTCTAATGGTTTAGAGTATATTAAAGAGCGAGATAATATTAAAGATAAGTATTGTATAAAAAACAATTTTACTTTAATACGTATTCCCTATTACCATTTTGATAAGTTAAAATTATCAGATTTATTACCGGAAACCTCTGATTTTATAGTGAAGGAGGAAAATGCTTAGAAATCAATCTGCCCCAGTTCATACTTTGGATAATATTGAATTTGTAAATTTATCTTCTTCAGATATTAGTCCAGAAGTTTCTAAATGTGAAATTAAAGTTATGTATCTTGGGAAAAATAGGAATGGTTCCTATATTGACAAAGATACTGCTTTGAAGATGTCAAAAACTCTCAGATGTGTTCCCATAGTAGCCGCATATAATGAGAACAAAGAAGACTTTGGTGACCATGGTGAAGTTATTCACATTGAAGATGGGGAAATAAAATTCTCTTGTAAGACCGTTCCGTACGGTTTCGTTGCTCCAGATGCGGAAGTTTGGTTTCAAAAGTTCGATGATACGAATGAATTTGGTGAAACCACTACACGTGAATACATGATGACTACTGGTTATCTATGGACTGGGCAATATCCTGAATTGGATAAATGTATCAACCAAGGCCAAGGGCAATCAATGGAAATTGATGACGTTGATGGACATTGGATTACCGATAGCAATGATATTGAGTTTTTTATTATAAATGATGCAATCTTTACAAAACTTTGTATCTTGGGCGATGATGTAGAACCTTGTTTTGAGGGCGCATCTGTCACTAGCCCAGAAGTAAGCGAACATTTTTCTTATAATAAAGAATTTTCGCATACTTTATTTGCTATGATGAATGAATTAAAAAGTGCGTTGACAAAAGGAGGGTCTATGCCGAAAGAAAACGTTGAAAGCGTTGAGGTAGAGCCTACTGCCACAGCTGAAGAAGAAACTCCTGCGGTAGAAGAGTTTGCCGAAAACGTTGAGATAAATAAAGACGTTGAATCTAGCGAAGACTCCGCCGAAGAAACTTTTGCTAAGGAAGAAGAGAAGAAAGAAGATAAAGAAGACTCTGATTCCGAAAACAAAGAAGATGAATCAGATGATGATTCTGATGATAAGGAAGGTGAAAAGAAGCCCGAGAAAAAGCATGAGCTTGAGAATCAGGTTTCTAAACTTTCTGAACAGCTAAAAGAGCTTACAGATAAGTTTACGGCTCTCGAAGCAGAAGCAGAAGAGCTTCGTAAGTTTAAGGCAGAGCGCATTGATGCCGACAAGGATGCTATGATTGCTAAATATCATATGCTCTCTGACGAAGACAAAGCGGAAATTATCGCTAATAAAGATAAATTCACTCTTGGCGAGATTGAAAGCAAGCTCGCTTTACTATATGTCCAGAAGAATGTAAACTTTGATGAAGAGGAAGAAGTAGATTCTACACCTCTTACGACATTCTCTTTAGATGATGAAACTATTGCGGAAGATGCTGACCCAATGCTATCTGCTCTCCGCGAAGCACAAAACTATTAATAGGAGGATTAAATGGCTCTACATGTAGACCGCGCTGACGCTAAGGTTCAGCTTACAGGCCACGACAATCATTCGGTTGTCGAGCCTAACCACCTCTCTGCTCCCCGCAGTGGTGGCGTTTATGGTCAGCTCCCCGCTGATGATTCTATTGAAATGCTTGAACAGGGTACTTTCGTTAAGTACGATTATGCCGCTGGCAAGATTAACTTCACTGGTGAAGGCCCTTGGATGATGGTCTTCAATGAAGAAAAGCTATATGACGAGCGCAAGCAGATGCACCGTGACTACGCCATGAAGAAGTCTGACTTCTATGACGGCGTTATGACACCTCGTGTTTTCCGCATGTATGCTGGTGATATTTTCACTACAAATAATGTCAAGGCTGACGATTACGACCTCGGTGACGTTCTCGTCCCCGGCACAAATGGTGTTCTTGAGAAGGGCGCTAAGGGCCAAGGTCTAGCCGTCAAGGTCGCTAAGCTCACCACCATGCCTGATGGTCAGCCCGGCCTTAAACTACAAGTCATTGCTGAATAAGAAAGGAGTAAGATAGATAATGGAACTAATGAAATTTGACGAACTTAAAAAGCTCGCTCGTGCCGCTACCAAGAATGCTCCCCTTACTTTTTCAGTAAATGGCAACGAGGAATCATTTGACGTTGATACCGTTAACCGTACTCTTCGTGAACAGTTCAATCTACTTGCTGGCGATTATCGTCTCTTCCGTCGCAACAAGGTCGCTGTCTATGAACTAATTGAGAATACCATTGACGAGATTCTTCCCGTCAAGGTTATGCAGCAATTTGAACAGTTTGCTGATGTTCAGACAATTGCTCAGGGCGACAAGGCTGTCTTCAAGCTCCGTATTACCGAAGCCGCTCGTAAGCGTGCCAAGGCTTTCGTAACTCGTGTTGGCCTTGCTGGTCGTTATGAGACAATGATGCTTGATGGTAAGGAACTCGAAGTTGCTACTAGCGCTATTGGTTATGCTATCCGCATCGGCTTTGAGGAATTCCTTGATGGTCGCTATTCATTCGCTGACTTTACCAATATCATGCTTGAGGGTGTCGATGAATACATCTACGCTGAAATTCTAAAGGCTCTTACACAGACTGTTGAACAGCTCCCAACTGCTAACAAGTATGTCGGTGCTGGCTTTGATGAAACTAAGATGGATGAACTACTTGCTATTTCTGATTCTTATGGTAATGGTACTTCCACCATCTACTGCACTCGTGAGTTCGCTTCTACTATGAAGCCTGCTTCTGCTGATTGGGCTTCTGACGCTATGAAGGAAGAACTTTTCCGCAAGGGCTTCTTCGCTGATTATAAGGGTCACCCTGTAATTATCCTCCAGCAGTCTATGGTTGATGAAACCAACGCTGAGAAGGTTGTTGACCCATCTCAGGCTTACATCTTCGCTTCTGTTGGTGAAAAGCCTGTCAAGATTGTCTTCGAGGGCCAAACTTCTGTCCGTACCCTTTCTGATAATGACGATTGGTCAACCGACCTCCAAACTTACAAGAAGCTTGGTGTCGCTGTATTTTCTAATCCTTCTATCTGCTCTTATCAGAACACAGCACTAAAAAAAGCAACTCGCTAAACCCAACGCCAATGCCTGACCCAGAACCTCCCACCACTGGGAAAGACGAGGTAAATGCTGGCGATTATGATACTGTCTCAGAAGCAATCGCAAATGTTCCCGCTGGTGGCACACTGTTTGTCCCTGCGGGAACTGCTGCAATCGAAGAGCCTGTAACTTTTAACAATGACATTACTGTTAAGGGTAACGGAGTAACCTTTGAAAAACCAGTAGTAGTTTCAGATGCGACAGTCACATTTGATAATGTTAAACTTGTAGCTACTGGCGCAGATGCTAATGACAAGACACTTGCAGTTAAGGTTAACGGTACGAAGCCTTTCACGCTAAAGAATAGTGAAATTTCAGGTACTACCCGCACTGCACTATCTGTCATGACTTCTGGCAAGATTGTATTTGAGAACAATGTATTTGATGCTGGCGATAAGAATATTTACAATATGGTTGAGTTTAGCATCAGCAACGCACGTGATATTGCGGATGTAACCTTTAAGAACAATACGTTCAAGGGTAAGCTAAAGAATAACGGCGTAAGCCTTTATAATCTTGCCGAGGGTGCTACCGTAAACTTTGTGGGTAACGTATTTGAAGATATTGACGTAAGCAATAACCCAATTCGTTTAAGCAATCCTAAGAATGTATCTGCTATCTTTAACTTTAAGGATACCACGTATTCATTCAATAGTGATACGCCAAATGCTGATGGTTATACTGCTTTTATGCTGCTACAGGATTATTCTAAGGCTGGCAGCAAGCAGGATTTCTCTAAGTTTACAATCAATTTCGACAACCTTGTTCGTGGCTCTAAGAAGCTCATGGAGAAAGGTGAAGGAATGGATAAGGTATATTATGTATATGCCGACACTCAGGGAATCCTTGCCGATGGAGTTAACGACCCCGTTGTTAATTTCAAATAATGAATTATTGGAAGGGGCGCTCTGCGTCCCTTTTTTTTTAGATTTAAAAGGAGAAAATATAATATGAGTAACGAAGTTGAACTAATTAGCGATGATACACTAGTTCCTATCCGCAATATCGTAAATTGCGAGACTGGTTACATTCTTTCGTCTTCTGGCCGCGCACGCCGTCTTATTCCGGGCGTTACTATGCGTGTTTCTGCTGGTGAGCTACGTGAGTTATTTTTCCAGCCCGGTGGCTCTATTCTTCTACAGAATTACATCAATGTAGGCAATAAGTCACTTGCCGCAGAATTTGGTGTTCCATATGATGCAATTGAATATGATTGGACAGAAGCAGATGTAAAGAAGTGTTTGACCGAAGATGAAATTGATGTTCTTCTGGACGCTCTTGATTTTGCGCCACAAGGTATTATTGAAACCATTAAAGATGATGCAATTAAACTTGAAATCAACGACCGTGCAAAAATTAAAGCTATTGCGAAAAAAACTGGTGTCGATATTGATGCCGCTATTAAGAATAAACATGCTTATGATAATAGCGATACCAATGTTGCTGATAAACCACGTCAACGCCGAGTTCAAAAAGATGCCGAACCGCGTAAGCGCCGCGTCAAGGCAACTACCGAGTAATATAAAACAAGTAGGAGGTTTGCCTAATGCCACAAGATATAGATATTGATAAAGATATGGAAGTCATACCTCCAACTTCTTTTCAGGAGATGTATGAATTTTTCCTAGCGGGTGTTACCGATGACATGTTTATGGAACTTACAAAAGAGGATACTGAAAAGCTACTTGAGGAAATTCTGATTGCGGCGGTTCCTAAATTCGAGTTTCCGCATTGGGCGCACCCATTTACTCTAGATTATGAAAATAAATGCTTCTCTACTTGCCTTACAGTAGAGGAAAAGATTATTATTCGTTATTATATGATTGCGGAATGGATTAGTTATCAGCTTGCCACTGTTGACCTTATTCGCCAGAAATATTCAAGCTCAGACTTTTCATTTACTTCTCAGGCTAATCATATGCGCTCTCTTATTACAATGAAGCAGGAATATGAGCAGAAAGCCTTCCACGCTCAAAGAGTCTATTGCCGCAGATATGTTGATAATAAAGGCCATGTTCGCTCTTCTTTTGGTATGATTATGGAACCAGTGAAGTAAAATGGCGTTAATGGTAATAGATAATAGGATTCTAGACTATCAGGTAGAAAATGTTAAGGATAGCCTAGAACGCATCACAAATCAAATTTTTAAACTTCTACCTACATTTGAAGATGGTAAAGATTGGATTAAACCATTAGATACTTTAGTTATAGAGATTACAGGTATGGCTCTTGTAACTCCTAATGCGCCAAAACTTTATCAACTCGTATATAAGTTGCAAGGCATCAAAGAGCAAGGGAAAGATATTGAATTTATGCTTTTTCGCCGCATGATTTTTGAAGCCTGCAATATCGCTAACGATGTTAGGGAGAGCCTATGAGTATTCAAACATTAGGCGCTCGTCTTCAATGGCTTGGCGGTGATAATATGGGAAGAATTAATCAGTCTAAATATATGTCTTTTCAAGCGGCTTTAAAAAATGACTATAATAAGAGAATGATTAAATTCAATAATCAGTCTTGGCCTTGTCTCATTAACTCCATGTCAGGAGGTTTGAAGGCTAATTACGATAAAAAGTATATCTCTGTCGATTTCAAGAGTGGTCTAAAAGCTGGTGAAACTTTTGAGCTATTAGACAGTGGAACTCATTGGATGATTTATTTGCCAGTAATTACAGAGACAGCTTATTTGCGGTCTGAAATTATTCGTTGCGATTACACGCTTAATGTAAATGGTCAAGAGTATTGGATTTTTTTTAGGGGACCCGTAGAAACAGATTTGCGTTGGTTTATTAAAAATAACATCAATATTAACGAGCTTAATCTATCTGGTAGCATTTATATTAAGAATGATGAAAATACTAGAGAGTTTTTTCATCGTTTTACTCACATCAAACTTGCGGGACATACATGGGAAGTACAAGTGACAGATTCGATTACAGTACCGGGTATTTTAGAGCTTGAAATCCAAGAGTATTATGATAACAGCATTGCAGAGTTGCCAAGTATTCTTAAAGACGAGACTACACCTATCAATGTTATTAGCGGTGCGACAACTGCTAAACAAGATACTATTATTGGATATGCTATCTCAAATGAAGCATATGACCCCAAGATTCATTGGGAAGTCAAGAATAATCCAAGAGTCAAAATACTTGAAGAATATGAGAATGGCCGCATGTGCAAAGTTAAAGTATATGCTGGCGCTATCAAGACTTTTGATATTTGTTATGGAGATTTCTTCCAGACAGTAATTGTCGAATGGCAGAAGCCACTAATTCAAGGACCGCAGGAAGTTTATCCATATGATATTCATACCTATTGGATTAAGAAACTTCCAGAAGGTGAAAAAGCCATATTCTCTATTGATGATGAATCTATAGCTAAGATTGTAGATTCTAACAATGATTCTTGCAAGGTAGAAATTATATCTGGTAAGAAAGGTAAATTTGTTATCCATGCGGCATATGGTAACATTGAAACAGATTTACCAGTTAAGATTAAATCGTTATAAGGATTGGAGGTTACATGAAACACGTTGCTTCTAATATCTTACGAACTAATTATAAGTCTACTTTTCTTTCTCATGCAGAAGACCAAGAAACCATTTGGCGTAAACTATTCGTTGAAAGTAGACCTTATAGCGATATGCTAAAAAAATTACTTATTATTAATACGCCCGATTGTCTTGATAGAACTCAAGACCAATATCAGCATAAGATTGAACAATATACCATTAAAGACCTACATGATAATCAATATATTAAAGCTACTCCAAAACTCTCTTTTGGAGAACACGAAGAGGTTAAATCTTATATCATGTTAGACTTTGATGATTTTTCTCCTTCTGAGAATCCTCGCTATCGCAATTGTGTTATTAGCTTTACGATTATTTCACAGCTTGACTATTGGGAACTAGATGACTATCAGTTACGTCCTTGGATGATTGCTGGATACGTTGATGGTATTATGAATGATACTCGTCTATCTGGCATAGGTAAGCTACAATTCCTAGGTGCGCAACAGCTTGTTTTAAATGAATATCTAGGTGGCGTAATGCTACGATACTCAGCTAGCCACAGCGAAGCTGATGATTCACAGAATATTGATAATACTAAGCCTGCGCCGCAAGATTTATAAAGTTGGTGCAGCATGGCAGAGTTACAAGGAGATTTAGGTAAATATCTTTCTGGAATGCCAGTGACGGTTGCGGGAGCAAATGTTGCTATCTCGCAGCCGTCTATTAAAGATATTTGTGCTTTTGGTGAAGATTCGTTTCTTATGTCAATTGAACTTTTTGTCAAGGCGAAGGAACTTGCCGCTGAAATGAAAAACGTGGGCAAAAGTCAATTAGGATATATGGACGATTTTCAAATATTATTAGTAATCATCCAACAGGACGAAAATACAAAAAGAAATGTAGATAACTTTTTCGGTCTTATTTTTCCTGATTATATAATTGAATATGACGCTGGGTGTATTAACTTTAGGGTACAGGAGAATGGACCGATAGTAGGGCAACTCAATCCTATGAATTTTGAAAATTTCAGAATTACATTGAAGGAGCTATTTTTGCCAGTAGGAACCGATAAGTATGAAGAAGAATTTAATCCTGCCAATGATGCAGCTGCCGAGATTGCGGCGAAACTTCAACGTGGTCGAGAAATACGAAATCAGATAAAGAGCGATAAAGATAAGAAGAAAGCTAATAGTATCTTTGGCAATTACGCTTCTGCTCTTTCTATTGGTTTGGCAATTGATATTAATGTTATATATAATTATACTCCATTTCAGTTGTTTGATAGTATTAAGAGATATACAATTAAAATGGCATATGACTTATATCAAAAGGTAGCTACTACGCCTATGATGGATGTTAGCAAGATGGACGAGCCTGATAATTGGATGGACGGTATTTATTGAGTATAATCGTGGTTTTGCCGCGTTATATAATAGACATAGAAATTAGCGCGTTATGTTTCTATGACTAAGGAAAATGTATACAAATTCCTAAATGTAAGGAGAAATCTATGAATAGATTCGGCGTGCGAGAAATCTGCGATGTAGTCTTCAAGCCTCTTACATCCGTAGATCTCGGTGGTCAGCACTTCGATGCTGGTCAGCCTATGCTTTATATTGACACCGCCAAGACTTCTAGCCTTGAAGGTGCCGCCACTACTGTTTATGCACAAGGTGGCAAGGGTAATCCTCGTCTAATTGCCTGGGATGGTGAGAAGACTCTTACCCTGACTCTTGAGGATTCTCTAATGAGTCCTACCAGTTTCGCTATGCTATCTGGTGCTGGTCTAGTACACGGTAAGAAAACTAGTGAAAATAAGACTCCTATCTATGTCCATGCTACATATGATATGGTTGCTGAAACTTCTGGTGATAAGATTATCGCCAAGCTAACTGATGAAGACCGTAATGGTGCGACTATCATCGTTACAAAAGAAGCTCCTATCTATCCTGTTACTCTCGATAGCGCTGGCGCTCAAGCTAATTATCTTTCTGCTGTTACCGACAAACAGATTTTTGTTATTAATGATGGCAAGACCCTGACTGCTGCTACTCTTGGTGACCATGGTGAAATTGAAGCCGAAGGTAAGACAATTGCTTTCCAGCTTGCTGCCGACACTCCCGGCGATAGTAAGCAGGATGCTGCTGTAAAGGCTGGCGATACTGTACGCATTGACTGCTATGAGGTTCATTACGATGAAGCCTATGAGATGCAGATTGATGCTGAGAACTTCGCTGGTTACTATTATATCGAAGCGTCTACACTCTTCCGTGATGAAGAGACTGGTGTAGACCTTCCTGCTGAATTTATCATTCCTCGTGGCAAAATCCAGAGTAACTTTACGTTCTCTATGGCTAATAATGGTGACCCATCAACATTTACATTCACTATTGACTGTATGCCTGCCTACACCAAGTTCAACAAGAAGAAGAAGGTTATGGCTACGTTACAGGTTGTTGACAAGACTGATACAACTCACAACTATAAGAATAAGGATGTCCTTGGTCACGATGGTCGTACAAAGGATTCCGATGTAGATAGTTGGTATTCTAAGTCTGTCTTCTCCGAAACAGCGGGGGAATAAAAGCCGCAACGTCAACTGAATCTGCGGCTGACAAACAACATTCAGACGTAACTGCTAATGCAGTTGATTCGACTACTAAGACTTTTGTAGATGAAACTATTCCCAGTGTTTCTAAGCTAAAGAAGTCTATAGCTAAATAAGCTAAAGGGTGTTCCTTAACTGGGACACCCTTTTTTTTTTAAATAGCAATAATATGTATTGCTATTGCAATATATACTAATGTTATTTAGGAGGTAATATGAGCAATTTCAATTGGCGTGCCGTCCAAGCATATAATGGCGGTAAAGAGTATCTTGCTTATACTATTGCCAGAGGACAGGCCGATATTGATGATGATACGATGCATCGTATTATGAAACGCCAAGTAAGTACATTTACTCAAAGATTTAATCAAGTGAATGCGGCCAGTGGTACAAAATATACTGGTAGACAGATTAAATCTATGATGGATAACTGGGTTTCAAATGGCGGTGTAATAGGTAATAATATTGATAAAGTAATGCAAAACATTGCAAACTTTGATAGCAAAGGTATTGCTAAGTCATATAGTACGTCTGGTGATATTTTTGTCGATGGTGTCAGTTTGGCAAATGTAGGTGCTGCATTTAGTTCGTCTGTGCAAGATTGTTTGACTCATGTATCAAGTATTACTACAGCAGTCAATGAAGCTGTTAATAATGTTATCTGGACGCTTGCGTCTAATTACGAATACCTTGTTGCCGCGCGTCTAGTTGACGCATATTATACAAGTGGAAATGTCCCATCAGACCTACAAGGTATTCCAACAGATGCAAGTATTAGTGCGGGAATGGTCAAGGAGTCTGAAACGAAGATTGTTCTTGCAATGGAGAAGGTGCGGGAAAACCTAGATATTCTTGCTTCTCTTGGTGATGGTAGTAGTGTTGATATTCAGAATAGCTTTCAATCTGCCGCGGATTCTATTGCAGCTGCTTTCAACTCTATTGGTGGTACAGTTCACGAAATGGCAGAAGCACATGCAATTAATGTTGCCGCAAATGAAGGCCAACAGCTTATTATGGAAAATGATGAAAAGATAAAGCAGATGGTATCTGCCGCAGATGGTAAATTTTATTCTAATTGGACAGCCCAACAGATAACAGATACTCTTGAAGGTAAAGAATCCAAGGAAGATGTTCATATTTATTGGAATAAAGGTGGCATTGTTCTTGAATTTGGTGGTAATATTAAATTACGTGAAAGTGCGCCATTTCAAGGTAGTGGCCCAGGTTCGCGCGCTCTTGGAGTTGAAGGATTTGTCGTCAGAAGTATGACATATCAGCAGTTGGCGAAAAAATTAAACGCTTTTGCGCCCGGCGCTGGTCAGTACGGATATAGCCTTGTCGGTGCTCTTGGAACAACTGTTAATGCTATGGACTGGTACAATATTAGACAGGCAGCTGGTGCTTTAAGCCTTGTGGATGCTATTGCTGGTAGTGGTATTCAAGGAGACTATTCAACTTTACTTATCGTAAATAATAAGATATTTTCTATTTATGATATTCTTAGAAAAATTTATGATAATTCAGATACTATTTTAAAATATGGTGGCAGCAAATATTACCTTGTTGAAGGTTTTGATTTAGGCACTTTACGAAGTAAAGTTATGCCGTCACAGAATGGTGGAAATGTTTTTTCAAAAGCAGTTAGGCGTAATAGACTTGCTTATAAAGTATTGAGTAATGCTAAAATTAGTATTACTCTTAATATGGGTCATTTATATTCACCAAATATTTTTAGAACTTAGTTGACATAGTTTTTAAGATATGGTATAATATAGCCATATAAGTATAGAGATAAAAGGAGATTTTATGGCAATTCTTTTTGAAGAAGAGATGGCTAAAAAGCTAACCTCGCAAGACATGTATGACATTATCCATTTTGCGGCGCAGTCTGCCGAAGATAATGGTTTTGTCAATCAGTTTATTTTTGAACGTGCATTATATGCGTATGCGGCAATTATTATTTATCCAGACCGCAGTGAAGAAATTGGCCGCATTGTTTCGAATAATATTTTAGATGCTTGGGATGCTCTTCTGGCTGACGGTACAATTGCAGATATGAATGAAAATTTTGCAGTAGATATGGATTCTCTTGGTCAGATTGGTAGTGTATGGCTTGATGATTATATTAAGTATCTACAATCTGCTCGTGGTATTTTCTCTACGTTCCAAACTTTTAGTGGCGATATTGTAGAGTCTACAGTAAATCGTTTTAAAGATGCTTTTAGTGAAAACGATGCACAGACTGTTCTTGATATTGTAGATAAATGGGGAATGAATAATACTCCAAAAGATGAAAGTAAATTAAAGGAAAAAGTCAAAGTCAAGGCTATGGCAACCCCTGAACAGGTTAATGATGTGATTAATGCCGCCACCGATTATCTTGCTTCTGTGCCAACAGAAAATGATGAGATTAAAGAAGATAGCGAGCAAGAGGACGGCCCTCTATTCGAGCTTTAGTACAAAATTCAATAATTATTATGAGCCTACTTTTATATAAAGCAGGCTCTTCTTTTTATGCCTATATTAACGTTAATAAAGATATAAAAGGAGGTACGATTGTGAATCGTACAGATAGATTTAAGGTAGGTGATTACCATTAGTAAATATTCAAATACTATTGAGTATAATCTACGAACTACATTAGACCGTTCTGGTTTGACTCAATTGCAGACTGAACTTAATAAAGTTTCTGTCCAATTGAAGGAAATGCAATCTCAGAGGTTGCTTGACCCCTCTCAAGTAGATTCGTCAATCAGCACAATCAACAAATTTAAAAGTGCATTGAATTCTAGCTTCAATTCAAAAATTGGTATGCTTGATATGTCAAAATTTGTTGGACAATTGCAAGAAAGTAAAGTATCTTTAAATAGCTTGCAGAATTCTTTTGCTTTAACTGGTAACACTGGCAAGGCTGCATTTGCTGGCGTATTAGGACAGCTTGGTAAAATTGATACCGGCATTAAAAGTACAAGCTCTATGGTTGACAAAATCTTTAACACAATGGGTAATACCGTGCGTTGGGGCATTATGTCAAGCGCTTTTAATGGTGTAACTGATTCCATTCGTCAATCCGTTGAATATGCAAAAGACCTTGATGATTCGTTGACACAGATTATGCTTGTTACTGATTATTCGCGTGATTCGATGGTTCAGTATGCAAAACAAGCTAATGAAGCTGCTAAGACTCTTGGTTCTACGACTGTTGCTATGACAAACGCTTCTCTGGTCTATAGTCAGCAAGGCTTCGACTTGAATAAGTCTCAACAACTTGCTGAAATGTCAACCAAATTAGCAAATGCTTCTCAGCAAGATACTTCTACAACGTCAGACCAAATCACAGCATATATGAATGCTTATGGTCTTGATGATAATATTGACAAACTTAATGCGGCACTAGATTCTTGGGCCAATGTAGCAAATATTTCTGCTGCTGACGTTGGAGAACTTGCAGAAGCATCACAGAAAGCTGCATCAGCAGCAGCTACGCTTGGAGTTTCTACAGACCAACTTAATGCCCAGATTGCAACTATTGAGTCTGTTACCCGAGAAGCCCCAGAACAAATTGGTAACGGTTTAAAGACACTTTACGCACGCTTTTCAGACCTATCAATGGGTAAAACCCTAGATGATGGAGTAGACTTAGGAAAAGTAACTTCTATGCTAGATAAAATTGGTGTACAGGTTTTAGACGGCGATGGAAAGATGCGTGGCGTTGGCAATATTATGGAAGACTTAATGAAAGTTTGGGATTCTATTGATTCTACACAAAAAGCTGCCGTAGGCCAAACGCTTGCTGGTAAATTCCAACTTACACGCTTTGAAGCATTGATGAACCGTGCAGATTTATATAAGCAATATAAAGCTGGTTCTGAAAATGCTAATGGTACACTTGATGTAATGAATGAGAAGTATGTTGATTCATTACAGGGAAAATTAAATAAATTACAAACTACCTTTGAAGGCATTATAAATAGCCTTGGTGATTCTTCTGATTTTTATGGATTCATTGATGGATTATCTACTGCATTAGATTTAATGCAGAAATTGGTTGATTCTATTGGCGGTGGTTCTGCTGCGCTAACTTTACTTGGTGCTACTGCTACTAAAGTATTTAGTACAACCATGTCTCGTGGTATTGCTTCTATGATACAAAACCATCAGGTTAATAAAACTCGTAAAGTGAATGCGCAGACGAGACAGCAAAAATTGCAGGAAATGGGCTATAATCATATTGAAGAAAATGAATCTACAAAGCCCATTATGGATTTTGTCAATACCGGTATTAAATATCAACCAGACATGAATGAAGGTCAGGCTAAAGAATATAATAGTATTCTTGACAGTTTAGTTACATCTGTGCAAAAAGTAACTACAGAAGAAGATAAGATGCGTGAAGCTGTTGAAGCTACTAACATTGCTATGAGAGCAGCCTTAGAGACTTCTTTTGATTATCTAGAACTTACGAGAGACGAGAATGGCGTTTTACAAATTAAGCCAACCGATGTATATGACATAGCGATTAGAAATAGTCAAGATAAATTAGGCAAGCTGGGCACTAATGAGTTGAAGCAAATTACTGGAGAACAGGCACTTAAAAGTGGTGCTTATAGTGCTAATCTAACTAGAAACCTAAGTACAATAAAAGCTGCAAAAGCAGAAGACGCAACAGCTGGTACTAAGACACGGGCAACTGCTGCTATGCAGACAGCGCTTGACAGGGGTAAAAGTCTAGTAAAAGAGTTTATGGGTACTGATAACATCTGGGACGATCGGTTCAATGAATATGAAGAAAAAATTGAAGACCTCAGAAACCCAATTCAGCAGTTAATTGTTAGTCTAAGAGAGCTTTCAAAAGTTATTAATGAAGATAATTATAATTTTGATGCAGCGATTGAGACATTGGGAAAAGTACAGAACGCAGCAAACGGAGCAGCCGAAGCAGCTGACGTTGCTACAAAACAGCAAAATGCAACTCGTAAAGAAGACAGAGTACCGTTATCTAATGTTGGAGAAGCAGCACAGCAAAATAATAAAATGCAAGCTGCGCAAGAAGAACTGAAAACTGCGCAAGGCCGTGGTGAAGGCTTCAACGAAGGCATGGATTTACAAAATGATATTCAGCAAATTGTTCAAGCAACTTCTGCTATTGGTCAACTTGGTTTTGCTTGGCAATCTTTCCAGAATTTAGGCTCTATCTGGGCAAATGCAGATTTAACAGACGGTGAAAAATTAGAATCAACCTTTTTAAATCTAACTATGGTTTTACCGAATATTATATCTGGCATCACTATGCTTTCTGATGCGTTAAAAGCCCTTGATAGTTCAAAAGCAATGTCTTCTTTGCTAGATATTTTTAATGGTATTAGTTCTTCTATTACTAATATGACAAGTATTCAAAATACCTCACATGTTTTTGAATATGTTAATGGTGAATTAACATATTTGGATGATGGAGCGCAAATTGCATCTGAGGGTATTGAAGGTTTGTCGGCAGCATTTGCGAGCGGTTCTTCTGCTGGAACTAGTTTTGGTAGTGTAATTAGCAGTCTTCTTAGTTCAATTAATCCAGTTACCCTTGCGCTTACAGTAGCAGCTGTTGCTATTGGTGGATTAACATTTGCCATGAAGAAACATGCAGAAGAAGAGCAAGAACGCATAGACACCATTAGGGATAATGCAGAGCAAGCTAGAAAAGATTCAGAATCTATTAAGGATTTAACATCTTCTTTTGATGATTTATATTCACAATATCAAGATGGAGCTGATAATTCTGATGCCCTTTCTTCTGCTGCTAAAAATATAAATGATGTTATTGATGACCAGTCTTTAAAGGTTGCAGCAGCTTCTGGCAATTGGAAAGAATATGCTAACAGTTTAAGAAAAGCACAGGTCGCACAACTTAATCAACAAAATAAAGATTTATGGGCTGAACGAAATGAAGACGCTTCTGCCGCCAATGATAGCTTTAATCGTATTGATTTTAAAGAGATAAAAACAAAAGGTACTTATAAAGATATTACTTCTGGCAATGCCGCTGCAACAACTGGCATTGGTAAAATGATTAAAGCATATGGAAAAGATTTTTCTAATTTATATTTTAATAATTCGACTGGTACTGTTTCAGTAGATAAAAAGCTGAATGATGAAGAAGCCTATAAAGAGCTAGAAGCATTTTTAACTACTTATAATCAGCATCAAGAAGAATTTTTATCAAAACTTTCTGCTAATGATAAAGACCGTATAGAAAAATTCGTGGCATCTACTAAAGAGCAAGTTAATAATGAAAGTGTCCAGTCTGTTCGCACGAATGACCAAACTCTTGGAGCTAATTATGCTGAAATATATAAAGATGATAAATCTTTTAAATATCAGGAAGGTCAGACGATTGAACAGTATACCAATACTGTTAAGCAAGCTCTTAAAGAACAAGGAATAAATGCTTCATCAACTTTACTTGACGCTTTCGTACAAGGCATGATGCAAGGTGATAGTGATTCAAGCAAACAACTTGCTGCTGAGCAAGTTAAAGAAACTTCTCAAAATACTTTTGAAGACAATATTAAGAATAATTGGGAATCAAGTAAATTATCATTTAATACAGACCAATTAGCTAAAAATCATCAATCAATGGATATGACCGAGGGGCTAGATTTTTCAAAATATAGTAAAGAAATTTCATCTACAATAGCTCAAGCGGCTATAGACCAAGTTAATGAATCTTCTTTAAGTGACGAAGATAAGCAAAAGCTATTATCTAGTATAGACTGGTCAAACAGTATTTCAGATATTTTAGCAACTATTACAGAAGCGGTTGATACTGGAGATGTAGAAACAGCTTTGAAAAATAATACAGGCAAAAAACATAGCAATGGAGAGCTTGCTGCAGGATATGAGGATAATACTGATTTAACCAAACATCTTGAAGATGAATATGACGTTTCTAATGATGTAATAGATACTTATAAGCAACAGATGGAAGCTACAACTGATTTAGGAAAAACTAAACAGAAATTAGCTGATGAAGTCAAAAAAACAACAGACGAATTTGGTTCTGAATCAAAAGAAGCTAAGCAAGCACAGCGTAATTTAGATAATTATAATGACTCTGCTGATGATACAGCTGCAAAAACAATACAAACCCAAAAAGGACTTGATAAATTATCCGAATCTTTTGAAGATAACTATAAAATTTTAAAGAGTGGAGATAAAACTACTTTATCATATGTTCAAGCATTGACCGAAACAAAAGATGCTTTGGCAGATGTTTTAAATACTTCTTCTGAAAATATCTCTAATGATTTTGTAGAGTCGCATTTAAACGAAATCAACCAATTAGCAAATGGAGATTTATCTGCTCTCGATTCATTAAGAGAAGCAGCCGCACAAGATTATGTTGTTAAAATCTCTCAAGAAGGAAATCTGACCCCAGAAAATTTGGAATGGCTTCAAAATCAAATCACTCAAATTTCTGGTATGAGCATTGATGTTGGTTCTTCATTAAATGACCAAGGTTTTATTGATGGATTAAACGATATGCTTGATGCTGGTACAATGACTGTTGACCAAGTAAATTCTTTATTTGGTATGATGGGATATGACCCAACTATCACTTGGAAAACTGAACGCAAACCAGTGTTTGATTTAAGTAAATATTCCATTAAGCTACCAGATCCACTTGGTGAAATTAATCTACCAAATATTAAAATTATGGGTGACGTATCTGTTCCGCAGATTAGTGGTGGCTCTAATACAAAAGGTAAAAATGCCCCAACAAAAGTTGGTGGCGGTAGTGGCTCATATTCTGGGCACGGTTTATCAGCTCCATCAGGAGGCGGCGGCTCTAAAGGTGGAGGCGGCGGAGGCGGCGGAGGCGGCGGCGGAAGTGGCTCCGGTTCATCTTACACTGCAAAAGAGAAAAAAGAAATTGACAACGAAGTTGATTTGTATGAGCGCGTCAATACAATTCTTGAAAAAGTAAATAGCCAATATGAACAGCTAAACAAAGAGCGAGATAGACTTACTGGTAAAAAATTAGCTGAAAATATTGCTAAAGAGACAGCTTTATTGGAACGTCAAATTGCCGTTCAAAAAGAAAAGCAAAAGATACAGGATAAAGAAGCCGCAGACCTACGTAACGAACTTTCATCGTCTTTTGGCGTACAATTTGATTCAGAAGGATATATTGCCAATTATGCAGACGTATATAATCAATTAGTAAATAAAGTTAATGAACTTGGAGCAAAATATCCAACACTTACTTCTGATGAACAGGAAAAAGCGCTAGACAAAGAATATGATGCCGCAGAAAAGGCATTAGATAAATTTAACACTAAATATAAGCGATATGATGAATTATTTAGTGGAGATATGGAAGAAACCAAGAGCACTATTGAAGACCTTAAAGATTCAATCGAAGATTTACGTATCGAAGTTTTAAATACTCAAGTTGAAGCTCTCGATAATCTTAAAGACATTCAAGAAAGTCTCATTGATTTCGACCGTGCATTTAATCGTGGTATCAAACTAACGCCTTATCAAGAAGCAGCCGATAATGTCGCCAAGCTCGGCAAATACTTTGATGTTGCGACTATGAGCGTTAACGAATATTACGATAATCTTATCAAGAAGCAAGAGGATGCCGCAAATGCCGCAGGCACATCTGACGCATATAAGAAATGGTCGGCAGGCCGCGTAGATGAACTCAAAGCCGCTAAGCAGCGTGCGCTCAATGGTGACAAGAGTGTAGACTACTACGGCACTGGTTATTTCGATATGTCTATGAAGAATCTAACTGATATTAACGCTCAGATGAAGCAGTTTGAAGAGACTGGCAAATCTGATATTTTCGGTGAGAATTCCGCAGACCTCTATGACGTAGCTAAGACAGTATATGAACAGGCCGCGGGACTTGCTCAGGACTACTGGTCATTAATTGAAAGTCTCCATGACAATGTTATGGATATGATTGATGATATTAGCGATAAGATGGATAGGCGTAAAGACCAGTATGAAGCCATCACAGATGAACTTGAGCATTGGTTAGATATTACAGAACTTCTACATGGCGAAGAATCTTATGATGATTTAAATACCATCCTTGGCGCACAGCAGAATAATTACAAAGCACAGCTGAATGAATTAATGCAGCAGCGTGATATTTGGAAAGATATGCTTGGCTCCATGAAAGAAGGTTCGGAAGAGTGGAACGAAGTATCTGACAAGATTAAAGATGCTACTGCCGATATTAACGACCTTATTCAGAATTCTTTAGAGAATCTACAGAAGCAGTATTCAAATACAGTTTCAAAGATTACTAAAGCATGGGGAACCAAAGCTGTCGGTACTGACCTTGACTGGATGAATACGCAGTGGGAGCTAATCAATCGTAACGCTGATTATTATCTCGATGATGTTAATAAATCCTATAACATCCAAAAGCTACAGAGTAAGTATCTTGACCTCTTGGATGGTTCAAATGATTTAGCTATCCAGCAGAAGATTTCAGCGCAGATGAAAGAACAACTTGAATATCTGCGTGATAAGACTAAGTTATCTGAGTATGATGTAAACTATGCTAACGCACAGCTTGAAATCTTACAGAAGCAAATTGCGCTTGAAGAAGCCCAGCGTAATAAGTCTCAAATGAAACTTCGCAGGGATACTCAGGGTAATTATTCATATGTCTATACAGCGAACGATGATAATGTACGTTCCGCACAGTCTGACCTTCTAGATGCACAGAACAACGCATACAATATGTCTAAAGACCAGATGAAGCAAACTCAGGCAGATTCACTATCTGCGCTACAGGATGCTCAATCTACAGTCAATGACATTTGGAACAATGCTAATCTATCTCTTGAAGAGAAGACCAAGAGAACACAGGCCATCATTGACTCACTCAAAGAATATCTTGCTGGAACCAGCGAACAGCTAAGCACGTCTCAGAAGAACATTATTAATGACTTCATTGGTATGTGCGATATGCTTACAGGTGAGAACAAAGATAATCTACAAGACGTATACGACCAGATTGTTAATGGTAGTACCGATGCTTTTGACCAGATTGATACACGCTGGTCTACTTCTTTGACCTCTTGGTTACAGAATATGGACCAGTTCAAAGCCGACACTGATAAGATGCTTGGTGATTTGACGCAAGCTGGTAAAGATTATGCGGACGGCACAAAGACAATCGCAGACCTAGCTAAGACTAATTTTGATGATATTTCCAATAGCATTAGCGGCACAACGGATAAGACAAAAGAACTTGCGGACAGCACAAAAGATTTTGTCAACATTCTTAAAGATGTATCTGGTGAAGTCAAAAAGACCGAATCTACGATGACTGATTACGCTAACCGTATTACAGATGCTAACAACAATATGCAGGCATTCAAGCAACTCGCCGATGAAACTGCTAATAAGCTATCTAAAAAAGAGCAAGAAAATGCCAATCTAAGTGAAGCTCTAAAGCAGGCTGAGCAAAAGAACTATAACTATGAGCATTATGGTAACGCTAACGGGCCTTCATCTGGCGGTGGCGGCGGTGGAGCAGGCGCTAATGAAGATACTGCTTGGGGCATTGCCAAGGCGATTTGGACTTATGGCTGGGCTTCTGGCTGGGGCAATGACCCTGTACGTTCCAGCAAGCTGACTGGCGCATACGGTACAGCTTTTGCCCGCCACGTTCAGGATATTATCAACCAATACTCTAGGTCTGGTAGACTTGTTGATTACGGTTCTATGAAATATAGTTCCAAGAATCTAATCGGCTATGATACAGGCGGCTACACTGGTTCTTGGTCTGATAAGACCGCAGATGCCAAGAATGGTAAACTTGCATTCTTACATCAGAAAGAACTTGTTCTTAATGCGACAGATACGCAGAATATTCTTGCGGCAGTTGAATCCGTAAGGTCTTTTGCAGATAGCCTTAAATCTACAAGCCTTGCACAGTCACTTTCTACTGCTCTTGGAGCTGTTAGTGGCGCGAAAGCAAATAACGCATCCGAGACAATTGACCAAAACGTACATATCACGGCTGAATTCCCAGCTGCGAACAGCGCGGCAGAGATTGAATCTGCGCTTATGTCACTGAATGATAGGGCAGTTCAATACGCTTATAAGTTCAGATAAACATGGGCAAAATTTTATAATCGAATATTTGTGGTTTTGATATGTCTTAGAGCATAATTTTATGAACGGGAGAACTTTATGTTCTCCCGTTTTTTATTTGGGTTGAAAAGGAGTTGACAATGGCGAATCTACAGGACGTTGTTCTTGAAGCTGTGGATACAATTGTATCCAATAGAATAGAACAGATAGCTACGGATAAAACAGTTACCGCCACTGTCGCTGGCTGTACTAATTCACTTACAGGTGAATATCTCGTTTCCTACAATGGCGGCAAATTAAAGGCATATGCCCAAGAAGGAAACACATATACTCAAGGTCAATCAGTGTATGTCCTTATCCCAGAAGGTGATTTCACCAAGAAAAAGAATATCGTAGGTGTTGCACAGGCAGCAGAAGATGATAATAATATCAGCTTTGTATCTTCGGCTATTAGTAATTATAATCTCATTGGCCGCAATTGCCTTAGTGATAAAAATAAAGTCACGCCTGCGGGACTTCGTTCTTACAAAAAAGAAGATTACAAAGTTCTATATAAGAAAGATGAAGATGTAAGTGGTTCTAAGCCTAAGTTCTTATCTATTGATACTCAAGAGCTAGAGAATAATATTAAACAGGCCGAAGCGGTGCTAATTGAAGCGTCTTTCCGCACGTCTTTGCCGCGAGAACACAAACTTACAAAGACTGGCGAATATGGTATCACTTTTATCTTAGCTTTTAAAGATGGAGACGCTACAGATGATAAAGGCCAAGCGTTAGTTAAAAAACTATCATACACTATCGACAGCAATAGCATGACAGGTTCACCGCTTCAATATCAAAATTATTTTGACCAATATCAGATTTTCCCAGTAGACGTTGAGAACTTCTTATATATTGACCAGATTATTTTCTATTGTAAAGATTTCGTAGAAACTACTGACCCAATTCAATCACAAGACAGACCGATTGGCTGGGGCGATGATATTTTCATTAAAGATGTTGAATTTTATGGCCTTAGAAAAATCAGTGCGACAAATGGTGATTATCAAATGCACCTATCTATGCCGAAAGGTTCTACTCTTAGAGACTTAACTGAGAACTCTTCTCTAAGCGTTGTCGGCACTCTTCGTCACAAGAATGAAGACCTTTCAGGCGATGCAATGTTTTACTGGTTCAAAGAAGATGGACGAGTGACCGCAAGCTCTAAAGATTATAAAATGTATGGTGGAGCTGGCTGGTCTTATCTTGAAACCAAAGGTAATAAATATAGCTTTGTTACTACTGGTGCGGAAAATCGTGCTTATGAAAATAAATATATGTGTGTTTGCGTCTATAAAGAGCAAATGGTTTTAAAAGATTATTTCACACTATATAATGAAGCGGCAAAACGTGATATTGAAATTACTTCTTCTCTTGGAGTTAGTTTCAGCTTTGACCGTGGTAAACCTACTTTAACTTGCCTTTTGGATGGTAAATCTTCTGACTTTGAGGCCGGTAAAGCGAATGGGCATCCAGATAATTTCTTTAGATTTGTTTGGTCTAAAGTTGATGATTACGGCCAGACATTATCGTTCATCGAGACGGTAGAAGAACTGAAAGCTCGTTACGAAGATGGTATAAAACAGGGTATTGGATATAACAATTTATCTGCCTTGAAGAATCAAATGAATGCACTTGAAGGTGCATCATGGGACAAAAATACGCTTACTTATCCAGTTAAAGGCATTGATTCTAAGGCTACCTTTAAGTGTGCAGTTTATTTGCGCGATAGAGAACCTTCAAAAGATGAATCTGTAGAAAATATTGAATATAATATTGGTGTTGCGACACTTACTTTAAAAAACGCAACCGCCGCAGACCCTACTGATTATTATATCACTATTGAAAATGGCGACCAAGTATTCCAGTATAGTGAATCTGGTGTATCGCCTGATGATGATAGATATGAAGACCCGCTAGAGGTCAAACCACTTACCTGCCATTTCTTTGACCCTGCTGGTCTTGAAGTCAATAAAGATACATATGATATTAAATGGCGAGTACCATTAACAGACTCAATGATTACAATTCCAAAAGAAGAAATGGTACTCAATCAGTCTAATCAGAAAATCGAGTATTGTACATCGCAAATTTATCCTATGGCGATTGCCGCGAACTTTGATTACTCCGCGGTATCAAATCAGATTGAAGCCATTGTAACATATCAAGACGTTACATATAGTCAAATGACTGATTTTCTGTTTACAAAGGTTGGAGAAAATGGTACGAATGGTACAGATATTGTTGCTAAGATTTCACCAACATCCAAGAGCCTAAAGAATAAGATGCTTGCGCTCGTTATTGACAAGAATAACAAAGTAGAATGGAATACAGGCCAAGCTATTTCACAGCAAGTTCTACAGTTCCAGCTATATCAACGTAACGAGAAAATCAATGATGACTCTACTGTCTCTTGGTCTATGGGTTATGGTCAAAGCAAATATATGAGCTGTAATAATGGTGTTATTTCTTGGAATACAACTGATGCGGCTAAACGTAAGTTTATAAATCAAATTGTCAAGGCTCAAACGACTTATACCGTTGGAGATTCTTCATACAAGTATTATGCTTTTTATGGTATCCCAGTAATTAAGAAATATGCTGATAATGATATTCAAATTGATAAGACTTCTCTTCTAAAGTCTATTACTTATAACGCAGATGGACGTAATCCGTTATACAATAAGAATCAAGGCGTTACGCTTATCGGCTCTGGTCTTGAAAATCTATTTATTGAATGGATAGCTGAGGGCGGTGAACCTTCAAAAACTGGTCAAACATATGATGAAAATCCATTAAGCGCTTGCTTTAAGATTATTATAGAAAAGAATACATCAGATGGTGTACAAAAGACGGCCCGCACAAAGGGATTAAATCAAATTTATATTCTTCCAAATGATGTGTATGATGGTGAATATGGGAACAATTTAGTTCACTGTAAAGTTTATACATCAGCAGATGCAGCCAATCCTATTGTTGAGCTATATGTTCCTATCTATATGTCATTGAATACATATGGTCTTAAATCTCTGAATGACTGGGATGGAACGCATCTAGAAATCAATGAAGATGAAAATTACATCCTTGCACCGCAAGTTGGTGCTGGTGAAAAGAACAAGAAGAATCAGTTCACTGGCGTTGTCATGGGAACTTCTAAGACTTATGATTCAGCTGAATCTCAAATTGGTTTAATGGGATTTTCAGAAGGTAAACAATCTATTTTCTTAGATGCTAAAGACGGTTCTGCTACTTTCGGTCTGCCAGAACAGCAGGCATCGCAGAATAATCATTTTGAGGAAGGCCGCATTAAATTAGTTCCAGGTGGCGAAAGCTATATTGGCGCGTGGCGTATCGGTTCTCGCGCATTATATAATATTGCAAATGCGGAAGTTGATAAAGACGGTAATTTCACAGAAGCGACCGTAGATAGACCATACACAGATTATCCTGTAAAGGATTCACAATTTTCAATTCCATCAGACAAACAGGGTCTTATTTTAGGTGCTAATCCCGCATATATTTCAGTCAAAGGCAAGCCACTTACAAAACAAAACTCAAATATTGATTTTGATGGAGCAAATGCCGCACTTGCCGAAGGAGATAGTCTTGAAGTAGAAATTGACCCACGCAAAGATTCAACTTTTTCAATCTATAGACATTATAAGAAAGATGATAAATGGCATAGATACCCGCTTGTTGGCATCAATCAGTTCGGTCAATTCTATACTAATGCTATTCAAGATCAAGAGTCCTCAATGGGCATTGGTAAGATTGGTGCTTTTGGCAAACGCGCGCTTGACGCTAAATACATTGGCGCTCAGTTCGGTTGGTCTGATACGAATCTATTTAAGTTCTTTGTTGACGGTACAGTTAAAAATTCTGAAAAGGCTACGACAGACCTTTATCTTTCTACTGGCACAAATGTTAACAATGAATATCCAAGAGGATTCAATGTATATGGTAAACATGTTAGCCTTTACGCGCCAGATTTAGGTAAGGAATCATCTGATAGCTCGACACATAGACTTCACATAGATTCACAGCAAGCTATTATTGGTCATGAAAATTCTTATTTAAGATTATCTGCTCTATCTGCGGCAGATGATACAACAGATGGAAAAACTAAAACATCTGTTCTATATCTTAATAATAATTTTGAGTTTATGAACCCAAAAGATAGAAAAACTACTATGTCTACCGGTGATTTTACTCTTTCTGCTATTGGAACGCCAAAAGATGATAAGACAGATAAAGATGGCAACTATACATATACCATTGGCGGCAATTTAAGATTAAATGCAACCAATTCAATCAGAAATATCGCAGATAAAGATTTTCAAATTAAAGCAGGAGAAGATTATTTGATGTATTCAAAGGCTTTTTCTTCTGTCGCAAACAATAAAGATGGTACTTTTACTATTGGCGCAAATAATGCCAAAGCTGTCTTAACACTGAATGATAATAAGGGACAAAATACTACCCTTGTTGGCGAAGGCCTTAAATTCAATGCGGCAAATAATGGAATTAGTATTGTAAGTGATACTTCGCCTAATGGTATTAAGTTAACTGCTACTGCGATTAAGGACAATGAAGCACAGGGCGGTGTAAGTATTAGTCTTGTACCTCAGTCTGGTGGTAATGGTGCTTTTTATATCAGGTCTGGCACTGGTAGCATTGAATCTAAATATGATGAAATTAAGCATGTTGGTAAACGAACTTATGTAAGTATTGGTCACGGTATTGTATCAAATTGGGGTACCTTTTTAGGTACGCCTGATTCACAGTCAACTACTTCTATTATTGCTGAACGAGATATTCGTAGCATTAATGGTTGGAATTATAGTAATGAATATTGCTATAATAATGGTTATGCACATTGGTGCATGGGAGCTAATAGAAGCTCACAAAAGATTTCAGACCATCTAGGTTGTATTTATGATTTGTTAAATAACTTACAGACACAGATTACTAATGAAGCAAATACTCGTGCCGCTGGTGTACAAAATGCTTTAAATAAAGCTGCTGCGGCACAAAGGACAGCTGATGGTAAGGCAGATGCAAATCACAATCACGATAGTTCTTATGCTAAAAAGAATCACCATCATAATGTTCATTACTCAATGACCAAAGTTCGTATTGATGGTAAGAACTCTACTGATTTATTTGTTAGTGGTTTAGCTACTGGTGGTAGTTATGTTTCAAGCACTTCAAATGAAGTATAAGATTAAAAAGGAGATAAAAGGATATGAATGAACTAGAAGTACGTATGAGGGTTCACGCTCTTGCAAAAGATATGATTGACGAGTTTATGGTAGGGAATGGAATTAGCGCTACCGCTATGGTAGATGCTCTTAATTCTGTTCTTGCCAGTCTTTATCCAAAAGTTCAAGGTGAAATGTTACGAGCCATGGACGTGGAAGCTGCCAAGAAAGCCCAGCAGCAAGCTCAGGTAGTCAATCAAGCAGAGCAAAAAGCCACTCCCAAGGAGAAGGAAGTTAAATAATGGCAGTAAAATCTTTTGTTAAAAAGGTTGGTAAAAAGGCCAAAGATGGTTCACTTACTTTGCCTTACTCTGAATTTGGAGTTGGCTTTGAAAATGTAGTGGACACACGTAGGGATAAAGGCAACTATTCTCTTGCCCAATTCTTTGATAATTACATAGACTTCATGAAAAATACAACATTTGTATATACTGGCAAAACCCAGCCTACTAATACTCATGTTGGCATTTGGATTGACACAAGTTCTTCTAACCAATAGAAAGGAAGAGTGAAATATGGCAACAGTCGTTAGTACACTGTATCCACCTGTGGTTTCGACATTTCAAAATGCTTTCGTGAACACAGAAGATGCTGTTGTGTATTTTACTCTTTCTTCTTTTAATTCTGCATCTGAGATTAAACATGTACATGTCAGTTGCGTAAATCAGCTTAACAATGAGAATGCCTTGAATAAACTTTCGGGCATTCTCATTGAAGATTTACAATTCGATAAAGTAAGCGGTATGTATTATGTAACGATACCTACCGCTTATATCGAAGGCAATGCTTTCAATACAAATCAGTTCTATAAGGTTCAGATTAGATTTGATAGCTATAATGGAACTGATGAAGTACCTATCAACGATGAAGCGAAGAAGAATAGTTATCTTTTATCACATACGCAATATTTTTCAGAATGGTCTTCTGTTTGTCTAATTAGACCAATTCACCAACCTAAAATTTATCTGTCTGTATTTGAAAATTATACAGGCAATTCATATATGACTTTTAATAAAGGCTTAACGCAAATTGCGGGAGGTCTTCTTTTCATCACTAAAAATGAAAGTGGTGAAGAAGTAGTTTTAAATACTGAAACCGAAACGCTTGAAGCGTATCAATTTGATATTTTAGACGATTCAGACCACGTATTGTTTTCTACGCCTACTATTTATACTGGTGAAAATCTTAATCCAAATAATATTGTATATAATATTGATTTTTCATCTTTGAAGAATAGTGCAGATGGTTCTACATCAGACCCAACCAGCATATATTACGTGTGCCGCATCACTTGCCGCACAAAGAATCAGTATCAGCTTAGCAAAGAATATAAGTTTCAGATAGGTGAATATACTGGTGCGGATGAATGGCAACCTACAATTGCCGCAGAAGTTGATGATGAAACTGCGTCAATCAAAGTTTCTGTAAAGAATGAATATTCTTTTAGTGATGGCGTATCTGTATACGTAAGGCGCGCATCTAATAAAGATAATTTCAAAGAGTGGGAAACAATCTATAGTGCAAAATTACAGCAAATTGATTTCTCAATTGTAGATAATACTGTAGAAAGTCTAACATGGTATCGTTATTGTGTAGAAGCTCTTACTTCTACTGGAATGTCAATTGCTAAACCTAAAATGTCGAAAGTCGTTTTGCCGCAATTCTATGATGCTTATTTCTCTCGTGGGAAAGAGCAATATGCGGTAAGATATAACTATCAAGTAAGTAGTTTTAAACCAGTAGTCAATAGAGCTAAGATTGATACTCTTGGCGGCAAATATCCTAAGTTTGCAGAAAATGCTGTATTGAATTATAAACAGTTTAGCATTTCAGGTTTGATTAGTGCTGAGTCTGATGTTTATTCAGAGTTTGCGAATAAGACAAAACTTATCCACCACAATAATGATACTCTTAAAGATTTATATACGGAATATAAAGATGAAACCGGTGTTAAAGATTTAGTACGTAATGATTTTAAGAATTGGGAAAAGACCGGCGGTAATCAGTATCCTAATGCACCAGTTTCTAGTATCACGTCACAAGAGTATTTAACGACTACTACAAACGATTGGCTTTATGAGCGTGAATTCCGTGAGAAGCTAATTGCATGGTTAAATGATGGTGAGCCTAAGCTGTATCGTTCAATGGCAGAAGGTTCAATGGTCGTTATGCTTACAGATGTTACGTTGACACCTAATGAAACCGTTGGCCGCAGGCTATGGAATTTTTCTGCTACTGTTTATGAGGTTGAAGATGCTTCTTCCTTAGATACTCTTGATACTCTTGGTATCTATAACCGCAAGATGATTGGTTCTATTAGTGGCAACGGTAAACAAGATTCCGAGGACGAGCCTAAAGATTACATTGAAGTTATTAAACCTGGTCAAACATATAAGTTTACTGTTACGAATAACAATGATATTAGAAATGATATTAATGATATATTAAGTAAAAAATATAGTGGAGTTCTTGCGAAACGCAAAGCAGAAGAAATCGTACTTAAAGATATTAAAATTTATTATCATTCTAAACCTCGTTACTATACCTTCCAAAGTGGTTCAGATGGACTTACAGAAGTGACAGATAAAACAAATGGCGTGTCTCAGATGATTGCTGAAAAGCGAGTTCAGCAAGGATACTATTTTGGTGTTATGACTCGTGGTAGTAATGGTAATCATAATATTTTCGTTAACGAACGTGGATATTATCAGATTCCAAACAAGTTAGATGTTATTGGTCTTTATTTCCAAATTGGTGATGTTATCACTGTTGAATACACGCTTTGCTATAAAGAGCGCTCTAGCTCAAAAGAAGCTGTTTCAAGCGGGTCTGTTGACCGAGTAGTAGTCGGTCAAGAGAGAGGTATCTTTAAGCCTAATATTTATCTTGGTGGAAAGATTAGGGATAAATATAACTTTATTCAGATGAATGGTGATGTTATGATTTCAAGCAAGCGCATGAAATATTGGAAGGGTATTTGCTTAGATGTCACTCCATATGCGGTTGCTAGTATTAAATACCACAATGAAACCGAATATAAGAACTATCTCGTAGGTGGCACAGGTGTTTTGCACATGTTGAAAGATGTTCCTGTAGATGACATGTGTTTTTTAGGAATTCGTATGAAGCAAGTAAACAAAACAAAATATTTGCAAGAGAACGAATTTAGAGTTGATGCTTCGCTTAATGACGCAACAATTAGCAATTTTAATTGGATTAGAATTATTGATTCTGCTGAAACAAAAGACCCGGTATCTGTAATTCAAGACAATAATCCACCGCAGGATAGTTTTGTAAATGCGTGGAACAATATTGGTGAACGACCAGTTCAGGTTGTAAAATATATGGATGTTAGCGAAGTTAAGAAGCCGATACTAAACACTATATATAATATCAATGGCGACTTAAAGATTTATTATAATTATCAATGGTATAATTTTGCTTTTGGTATGATTGATAATATAGAGAATAATAATTCTACAGAAACTATTGGTATTGCTTTTATGCCAGTAGAAGGTATGATTAACTATTATGGCACTGTAATGACTACAAATTATCAATAGGAGGGGAAAATGAGAAGGACGTATCCTTATTTAAATGACAGCTTCTATGAAGATGCCAATAGTGCATTAAAGCGTAGAAACTTTCTCAAGACTATTGATAATTTTGTCAATCAAAAACAGTATGTGCGGCTAACCCTTCTCAATTGGAATGAAGAACCGTTGAAGGAGATTCAAGGCGTTATTGCGTCTGGTAGTCTTTCTAAAGACGGTTCTTCGTCTATTAGACGTACTTGCTCATTGACTGCATCTATTAGTAGCGGTGATTATGATATTGAAAATATGTCATACGATTTTGCAATTAACAAGAAAATCTTCATTGAAATTGGTGTTGAAAACCATAGCAATCAATTTTTAGATTATCCTATCTTATGGTTCCCTCAAGGCGTTTTCTTTATTGCGAGTGCGAGTGCATCATCTTCTGTTTCATCTGCCGTGTCATTGCAATTGACATTGAAAGACAAAATGTGTGGATTATCGGGTGATGTTTCTGGCACGTTGCCTGCGGCTGTTATATTCGATGAAATGGATACACAGGACGCAAGCGGCGCATACGTTACTAAAAAGGTATTGGTTTATGACATTATCCAAGAGCTAGTAAATCATTACGGTGGTGAAGATTTAAATAATATCGTTATTGAAGATGTGCCCCGCCGCATTAAAAGGGTTATGAAATGGACTGGCTCTAATCCGCTGTATCTTGTACCTAAGCAAAGTGGAAGTGCTGGTAGGATATGGTATGCGGCATATGTCGATAAGCCGGCAAAATTAGAAGACGGTACGATTGAAATTTTAAGCGGTCAAGACTGCGGCTATGTCTATGATGACTTTGTGTATGATTCTGAGCTATCTGCTAACCTTGGAGAAAGCGTAACATCTGTACTCGATAAGATTAAAAGCTATCTTGGTAATTTTGAATATTTTTATGATGAATTTGGTGTATTCCATTTTAGGGAAATTAAGAATTATCTTAATACTACGCAAGCGACAACTTTAGTTAATGACATGAAGAAGCATGATTATCTTGTAGAAACAACTACAGGTAAAAGTGTATATGCTTTTAATGATAAAGACAATATTATTAGTATTAGTAAAACACCGCAGTTCAATAATGTCAAGAATGATTTTATTATTCAAGGTAAGCGCCAAGGTACAAATAGCCAGCAGCAGGTAGACGTTCGTTATCATCTTTGCATTGACCGCAAGCCGACACCCGTTACAATAGATGAACAAGGTAATAGTTACTATAATACTTATTACAACGTTTTATTATATACAGAAGAGTCTACTCAAGAATTAAAAGCCGCGTTTCCGACTGTATATACAAGCGTAAAAGATTTTCCTGCTATTGGCGATTTCAATACTATTTATTTTGATGCTACTAATAAAACTGCTTACTATTGGAAAGATGATACTTATAAAGCATTAAAGTGTTCGGCATATTATCCTCCAATAGACGCTTCAACTTCTGCCGTTGTTGTAGATGATAAAGGAGATGCCAGCTCTGCGGCAATACCGATTATCATTGATGGTTATACCGTGAAAGACTGGCGTACTGAGCTTTATCTTGAAGGTATGTTGGCTAAGAAAAATGGAATTGATTCTGGCAATTATTATGCTAAAATTGATGGTATTTCTGGTTGGCAGGGAGATATTCTACAATATGCACATAATTGTAGGATAGATACAGATTATTACTTTGAAGAACTTGATGCGTTTTGGCCGCAAATTTATGACCTTGCAGACCAGAAGTTTATAGGTGAAAAAGAAAATGCGGAACTGCTTACTTCTGCACTGACTGATGGTAATTATTTTCTAGACTTTATTGATTCTTCAACATCTAACTTAGGAAGATTCTCTGTATCTGCCATTGGTCGTAGAACTGATGCTGTATCATCTGATACCGTAAACTGTCTGTTTGCTCCTGAGATTCCCAATATTGTATTCATCAATGCCGATGAAGATGACAAGGGAAGGATAAAGCAACAGGAGTGCGAAGATAATGGTATGCCATATACTCAGGTACGCGGTGAAGTTTTTTATAATCTTGCTACTGGCGGCTATAAGAATAGTGCTTTTGACCAAGTAAAGTATGAGCTATATCTTCATACGACTTATCAAAATTCAGTGTCGATTACTGCTCTACCAGTATTCTACCTAGAGCCTAATTCTAGAGTTGAATTAAATGATACTTCTACAAATACATATGGTGATTATAATTTAAACACACTTTCTATTCCTCTTGGGCCGGGCAACGCAATGACCGTTTCGTGTAATCAGTCAATAGAAAGATTCTAAAAATAGGGCAAAACCATATAATTGGTTTGCCCTATTTTTTATTTTATATTAGGTATATTTTGGAAATAAAAGGAGGGAAATTGGCAACCACGAATATCGGTCAATATAGGTATGCGGGAGAAGGTCTTACTGAACTATCTTTTAAAAAATCTTATGTTGACTCTAATGCTGATATTACTGGATTAGATGAACAAAATACAGGTTTCAAAGACGTTGCTATCATTCCCGACAAGCAATTTGTTAAAGGTCAAGATTATTATTTAAAAGTTCAAATTCCGCAAGACATGAATTATGCTATGGAATTTACTATTAAATTAACAAAAAATTCAGATACAGACCAAGGTTCGTATCAGTATATTAAGACCGTTAACGTCAACGCGGGTGGAGACGGGAGTAACGTTTATAACGTTGCATTATATGAAAAAAGTAATGGTAGCATTAATGCTATGATACCGCTTAAATACGAATATGGTAAAACTACTATTAAAGATGCTTTATATTATCGAGAGCAGAATAAAAAATATTATCTTGGTACTGGTGGCAATACGTATACACAGACAGATAAACGAAATATTGTAGCTATGGCGGCATCTTGGAAAACAGATGTTGGTGAACGTTATGGTCTGTTTGAAATGATTTTCAGGCCAATAGAAGATGGATTCATTTCTGTTGTGCTATCAATGACAAGACAGGCAGAAGATTATAATATTCAACATACGACAGCAAGTGGTACGACCTATGGTCGTATTGTAGATTTAGATAAAATTAAATGTGAGCTATGTCAATTAAGTAATCTAGTGGAAAGTATGAACAATAATGCTACGCTTGATAGAATTGGTATTTGGGGTCATTCTGGTTTGATGATGGCTATTAATGGTGAAGAGATTAGGATTGGTCCGAGTGGATTCTATGAACTATCAGAAGTGCCTGTTTCTTCTATTGGCGTTGTAGCTCGTGATTATACTGATTCATTTACTATTGACTATGAATTTACACAAAAAGACGTAGAAGAGGACGGTGAATAGACCGTGGCAAAGCGTGTTTTTGTAAAAGGCGAGCTTCTTGGTACATTTGGCACTCAATTTGTTGAAGAGCTGCCACAAGAAACTGTTGGCAAGAAAAAAAGAAGAATGTGTATTTGCGAGTGCGGCATATGTCACAATCTATATACTACTCAGTTACGTATGGATAAAAAAGATTGGTATTGTAAAGATTGTTCTGTAAAAATTCTTAAAAAAAAACGTACAAAAAAATATTATATAGAAGGACAAATTCTTAATAATGATACAAAATCTACATTGGTAAAATTGACAACCAGACATCACAGCGACCAGTATGGGATTGTTAAATGTGGCATGTGTGGCCAAGAATATGAAACAAAATTGAGTATTGTTGAAAAGGGTGCTGTATGTAAACAGTGTCATATGAATAAAATGCATAATGCCAGTAAGAAATATTATCCCGGTGATGTTATTACTTTTGTTTATGGAATTGATTATTTATTTGAAAAAGAAACCGAACCTGTAATATATAAGTCTCGTGTTTCTAGATATGGATATTTTATTCAATTAGATAAAGATGGTAAAAAAATAAGCGAGCCATTTTATGCTCAATTGGGACATATTATATCAGGTTCTTGTAATGGTAACGATGGAATGTCTGGTGGAGAAAGAGCATTCGCTAATATCCTTGACATTCTTGGAATTACATATACCAGAGAATATATTTTTGATGATTTACTATCTAAAAAAGGTTATCCATTACGTTTTGATTTTATGATACCTTTTGGAAAAAATAAAAAGTTATTAGTAGAGCTTGATGGTGAACAGCATTATCATCCAATGGATTATTATAATGGCGAAGAAGGGTATCAAACCTTACATTCGCATGATATTGCAAAAAACACTTATGTGTTACAGCATGAAGAGCTCGTTTTAGTTAGAATCCCATATTACGATTATAAAAAAATTGATACAGAATATGTAAAAAGCATTCTAACTAAATATATCAATATAAAATTTGAGAGGGGTGTTGAAAAATAGACAGCTTGTACGCATCCCATGTGGGCAAATCCTTTGAGATTAAAGCCGCTTTTCTATCTGTAAAAGATATGATAAATGCGTTTAGCATGGGTGAAAATTATAAAGAAGTATGGTATTCCGAATACGCTATTATTTCATGCAAAAATAAAAATCATCCCGATAACGGTAAAGTCTTTATGCGCGGCTTGGACTATCAAAACGCTATGGGCGGCGCAATCTATAAATTTCAAATCATCGGTCCGTCAAGCGGTACGCCTTTCTTCCAAGTAGATACTATTGACAATGTAACGTATATGTCAACAAAGGCACTTGAAGAAAATACTTATCGTAGGTATCCAGTTGGTCAAAATGCCGATGGTACTGTTATTACCAATTGGAAACAAGATGATAATGGCAACTGGCATGATGGTGGCGGCACGCTTAAAAAAGATTTTAAATTCAATATCAAAAACCGTACATTAGTTCCGGGTAAAAGTGGCAATTCATTCAATGACGATATTGAATATACATGGGTCAATATCCGCAAGGATGATGAAGATGCGGATTCTTGGTTCTATGTTGGAATGAAGTTTCCTTATACTGTAATTGATTATAAAACTCATGCAGTTTCCCAGTATGATACAGCTGGTAATATTAAACAAGAAAATGCTATGGCTTCCATTGCACGTATTGATGATAAGACCCATCCATTCTGGGAATACTGGGACATGGGTATTCCAAAAGGCTTAAAGGGTGATACGCTTCGTAATCTTAAAGTTATTGAAATGACAGAAGCACTACGCAATAAAGTATATTCTACTGAGCACATTACAGTCAATCCTACTACTGGTCTTGCTACTGTTGGTCAATCTGGCTATCCTAATATGGAAGATGATGTTGCCAAACATCGCCAAATCGTAGTATATGAACTATATATCTATGATAAGCGAATCAATCCAGACCCAATTTTAATTTATCTCGGTGATTTTAATATTATTAAGAATATTACGCTTGATGATAAAGGTACTCTAACAGTATCTTATACTCACAACAACGATAGCATTTTTTATAAGAAAATTAAATGGGTGACAGGCGTTGCTCTGTCTACTGGCAACGGTGCCGCAGGTGGACATTTTAAGATGGATTTCAACAATGACTCTCCTGCATATGAAACAAATCTTACGTGGGTCAAAGGCCTTGAGATTCAAGATAACGGCGATGTTATCGGAACATTTGCGGGCACAGATGGCGGCAAACTGTCAAACGATGGTAGGAATAAGGTCGGTCATATTCGTTGGATTAGTTCAGTTACTTTAGATGAAAATACTGGTCATTTTGTATGTTCTTTCAATGATGGTACTGCGTCTGTTGATAAACGCTTAACTTGGGTCAAAGATATTACAATTAATCAAGCAAATGGTCAGATTACAATCAATACAACTACTGGTGATAAAATTAGTCCAGCCAAGCTGAAACTTCTAACGGCCGCGCGTGTTAACGATATTGGTGAAACAACTCTTATCTTTAATACTGGTGAGACAATTAATTTAAAGACTGAAAACGGTGGCGAGAATTATAAAATAACAACCGTTAAATCTATCTACATGGGTACTGGTATTAGTGATGATAAGAGCATTTATGTTAAATACAATAGTAGTCCAAACCCTGTAAAAATCAGTGACCCAATCAACTCAATTGAACGTCTTGTTGTTCGTCCATCTGACTGGCATCTATTCGTTCTTTACAGCGACCCATCACATCGTGTTAAAAATGCGACCGATGGTTGGATTTCAAATAATGATGCGATGAAGTATGATTCATCTATTCCTAATTATGGCTCGAATGTCTATTGGAAAGACCTTGGTACTATCAAAGACCAAGCTGGTATTCTAATTGGCTTTAATGTCACAAAGACTCAGCTAAATGCAGCAGGTTTTACAGATGCTAATATTATTGAATATCTAAATCGTGAATTTCCCTTTGGTCTTACTGGTGCGCAAAACCAGCCTGGTGGCCAATCTAATCTTGGCAAAATTATTACGTATCAGCCATACAATGAAGTCAAGAGTGATAAAGAGTTCTATGCGTTTGATTATAATTTAAGTACGTGGTATTATCTTGGCAAGATTGCGGATACTGGTATGCGCGATGTTAAATTAATGGATGAAAGTGCAGCTACTTACGAAAGTCTTAAAACTTTAACTTCTGACGGTCTTGCTTTCTTACAGAACTCTGTGACAGTTTCAGACAGTGCGATTCCTTCCTATTGGTCTAGTACCTATAAGTTTGGAGCGTAGATATGAAACTTGAACAAATTAAAGGTCCGTTCTCAATAAAATCCAGTCATACATTTAAAGCTGGTGCTGGCAATTCTTATGTACATATTGGTATTCAGATTCCAAAGCGTCAACCGATTGCTTATTCTGAATACCGTGCTTTGAACGAAGGGAAAAAGGATATTATCCTTTTTCCACAAATTCCTGATTATGATGTTACAATCACTACGAATGAGAGTGAGTTTTCATATAAGGTAAATGAAACAGGTATACTTGAGCTTGACGGTAATTTTGGCTCAAAGCTAAAATTCACTTTTGAAAAGAGTATGCCGCCAGAGACAATTGTAGACGTTATCTATAAAGACGAGGAAGAATAAGGAGGTAGTAAATGGCTAAAGGTAATCCAAATGATTCTACGATGAAAAATAATTTTGTTGCTAAGGTATATGACCCTACGCTTAAAACATATAGGCCGATTTACGTTGCGCCAGATGCTACCGACAATAAGCGTGGTGAAGTCTGGCTTTCAGACGCGACAAATGCGACCGATAGTGCGGCCACAGGTGTTGTTGCCGCTACGCCAAAAGCAGTTAAGGCCGTTAATGACAATGCGAACAATAAGCTAGACAAGACAACTGCTAACGCGCAATCAGTTAAGTCTCCTACTACATTCGCTGGCAAGGTTACTGGTAATGGCGGATTCACTGGAAACCTAACTGGTAATGTCACTGGTAACGCCGATACAGCTACGAAGCTAAAGAATGCACGCTCAATCAGTGTTAAAGGCGGCAACAACGGTGGTACTGGCAGCGCTAATTTTGATGGTTCTGGAAATATCTCAATCACAATTCCATCAATTGATGCGGCAAGTGTCACTGGAGTGTTACCTTTAAACACTATTCCGCAAGGTGCGTTAGAACGATTAGTTTATGTTGCAAATAAGGCTGCACGCTTTCAGTTAACAAATAAGCAAGTGCAGACTGGCGATAGCGTTATTCAAAACGACACTAACGTTATGTATATTGTCGTTGATGATAGTAAGCTAAATTCTGATGCTGGATACCAAGAGTACAAAGCTGGTACAGCACTTAACGCAAGTCATGCGGCAAATGCCGATAACGCTACTAATGCGACCACTGCTGGTAAAGTTGGTCATAGTTTAAGTGTTAGATTGACATATGGGACTGCATCAGCTTCGCGTAGACAGACATTTAGTTTCAATGGTTCTGCTGATGTTTCGTTTGATATAGATACAACTAAACCAGAAGTCATGAAAGCTGCCACTGCCAATGCAGCTGGTCACTCTGGTCTTGTTCCTGCTCCTGCGGCTGGAAGTCAGAACAAATTCCTTCGTGGAGACGGTACATGGCAAGTTGCTGGCGAGGTCACTGGCGTTAAGGGTAATGCGGAAAGCAATTACCGTACAGGCAATGTCAATCTTACTTGTGCTAATATCGGCGCTGCAACCGCTAACCACAATCACGATGTGAGTTATTTAAAGCTATCTGGCGGCACGCTGACAGGTTCTCTAACTGGTCAGAATATCGTTCCTAGCACTACAAACTCTTATTCTCTTGGTTCCTCTAGTGCAAAGTGGAATTATGTTTATGCTAATAAGATTGTTGGTACTCTTACTGGCAATGTAGAAGGTAACGCTACTAGCGCTACGAATGCTCAATCTGCGAACAAGTTTAATAATACTGTTGCGCTGAGCGGAGATATTACAACATCAGCTACAAGTTTCAATACAGCAAGTCCTATTACAATGGCTACGACTATTGGTAATGGCAAAGTAACTTCGGCTAAGATTGCTGATGGAGCTGTTTCATCAGGAAAAATTGCAAGCAAAGCTGTGACCAATGGCAAACTTGCGGATGATGTTGGCACTGTCTATGTTGGTATGAGTAAGCCAACAGAAGAACATGTTAAACTGTGGGTACAAATTTAAGGATGTAGATATGAATAACACGTTTCTGGGGGGGGGCATCTGCCCCGCTAAATAGCTTAGCTGATAGATGTGGCTGATTTTATGGTGAGCGATGGGACGAATTTTTCTGAATTTGTCCCTTCTAAAGCCGATGGTGTTGTAGATTACAATAATCCGAATAATGTAATCAAGCTAGGATGGTCTGGGGCTAGTTTTACTGCCACGGATTTTACTTATGCTCTTGGACTAAGTAATGATAAGAAAATTAAAGACGTATCTAAGACAGAATATAAAAAGTGGTTAGGTCTTAATGATGTTAATAATACAGCAGACGCAAGCAAATCAGTAAAGTATGCGGCAAGTGCTGGTAATGCAAGCTCGGCGAGCTATGCGACAAAAGCTGGCAGTGCTGATAATGAATATTGCGTTATGGTACAATCTGCGCAACCAACGGATTCAAGATGTAAATTGTGGATTAAAATCTAATATAACTTTGGGCAAAATCCTGTTATGGGTTTTGCCCTTTTTTCATATAGATATAGAATATAATTCTAAGAAAGAAAAGGAGTTTTATGTGAATAAGTTTGATGAATTGACCTCTCTAGGAGTGGGGTACCACTGCGGTAGCTTAGAGTCTATAAATCAATTTGATATTATGATTTTAGATAATCTCCAGAACAAGGAGGTTAAATAATGAGTAATTTCGTAAACCTTATGGATATTATATATCCAGTAGGTTCAATCTATCAGAGCATGAATAAAATATCTCCTGCTGACTCTATTGGTGGCACTTGGACACGATTGAACACTTTTCTTTATGGGTCTACAACCGCCAAGAATACGGGCGGCGAAGCAACGCACACGCTTAGCCTTAATGAAATGCCCGCTCACAGCCACAATGGTTCTACAGGAGAAGCCGGCAAACACAATCACACTGTTGATGGACGAATTATCGCATGGTACGGTCCGGGTGGAGGTAACGTTCTTCAAGGTTCTGGTAATTATTTTGGTTCTGTTGGTGCCTTTGGTGGACAGTATACGTCTGAGGTTGGTAACCATACCCACACTATTGCTTCTAATGGGGGGGGGGAAGCACACAACAACTTGCCACCTTACACAACTTGCTTTATTTGGTATCGCACAGCGTAGCAAGCAATCTAAATCTAAGCGAGGTTGCGTATGTCTAATTACGTTAACCTCATGGATATTGTCTACCCTGTTGGTTCTGTATATATTTCTTTTCATAGCACTTCACCGGCATCCAGTATTGGCGGTACTTGGACACAAATAACTGATAAAGTGCTACGAGCTTCAACAAATACCAATACCGGCGGGAAAGACACACATACGCTTAGTATTAATGAAATGCCAGCTCATAGGCATGGAGATGCAACATGGGTATATTATGCTCACCTTGTAAATGGTGGTGTTCAAAAGGGCCACAGATTGACTTGGGTTACTGATAACTCTTGTAGTAAAAATGAGACTTTTAATAAATCAACTGGTGGTGGCAAAGCTCACAATAATTTACCAGCTTATCAAAATTGCTATGTGTGGCATAGAACTGCTTAATTTATTTCATTCGAGGGAAACTTTATGTTTCCCTCATTTTTTTTTATGGGCAAATTCCTAAAATCAAATATAAATTATTTTCATATTATATTAGATTATGTAGAGAAGAAGGGATATTGCCGAGAATGGATGCTTTGTCGCAACTAGTGTCGCAATACTCTTTCGGAGCTATCGTTATGCTAGTTGTGACTTTAGCTGTTGCTTTTAAATTTTTAAGTGAACTATTGGAATATTTTTATAATAAATTAAAAAAATTCTTCAATTATCAGACACTTAAAGATACACAGCACTCTGAGATTATAGAAAGTATTGCTTCGTTGCAAGCAGACATTAAAAGGCTTAGCCAAGAAATTAGCAACCAATCGAATGATATTAAAGCACTCCAAGAGCATGAAAAACTTACTCTTGAAAGATTGCAGGAGAACTCCCGCAGTTATATCATTGACAAGCATCACTATTTTTGCTATGAAATCAAGGCTATTGATGACCTTAATTTAGAATCTTTAGAGCGCAGATATTTATATTATAAAGCGGCAGGCGGCAACTCATTCATTGATGGCTTAATGGAAGAGATACGCGAACTACCGAGAATCAATCTTTCCAATCCACAATTTATTGTAAGCCAAAAGAACAATGAAAGGGGCTAATAAATGAGTCAGGAATTAAAAGCAGTTACAGTCAATTTAAAGTCTCTTGACCAAGACATTCAAGACCCTATTGTGGCTGGCGGCGCAGATGCAAATGGTCGTACTTTTAGAATTATTTTTGACCAAGAAGCTGCTGCGCAATGTGTCGCAGATACAAAAGTTTATTTGAGTTGGCGGCATGTTCAACTAGATATAAAAGGATATAATGTTTTTACAAAAACACATGAAGACCCTATCGTATGGGAAATTAAATGGCCGCAAGCCATGTTACATGAAGGAGACGTGCTTTGTTGTGTCGAATTAGTTGATTCGGTATCAATTGCTTCTAGCACGAATTTTCTTGTACATGTATTGTCCGACCCAAATGACGGCTCTGCGTTTGTCGTTTCTGATGATTTTAGCGCTTTTCAAAATGCTGTAATCCATCTTGCTACTCTTGGGGACAAGATGGAAAAACAAATGGATGAACAACGTAAAGAATTTCAAGAATGGACAAAGGAAACAAAAGAAATCAAACAAATTGCAACAAGTGCATATGATAAAGCCGTTTCAGTAGAAAACAAATTAGACCAGATAGTTATCAGCGCAGAAGTTAAGATTCAAGAATTTTAGCTATATGGTTTATTTTTATATATATAAAAATTTTTATACTCAATAGAGAGGGGTTACAAACATATGGCTGATGCAGAAAATGCAAAAAAAATTAGTTTTTTTCATGGTTCTGAAACAAAACTAAATGACAGTATTACCGCTGGGACTATTGGTACAAATAGTGTCGTTATTTCTACAGAAGATAATATGATTTATGTAGATGATTCTAAAGTGCCGCATACTCTTGGCAATGCTAAGTCTAAACAGGCTCACACTGTTCAACTAGGTGTTGGTGGAAGTGTTGGAGGTATCAAGACTGGTGATGTTATTGAAGCTGGTACTGATTTAGATGCATTAATTAAAAAGATTATTATGAAACGTGTACCTGCTACATATATTGCGCCTAAGATTTCTCTTGCGGTTTCAAAAGGCGCTCAACCGGGCAATTATGAAGTCGGCACCACACTTACAGCAACCATGACAGCAAACTTTACGAAGCAAGATGCTGGCGCTCTTACCGCAATTAAAATTTCTGATGGTACTGTAGACGTACTTGAGGGTACTACTAGCCCACTAGTTCTATCTGACCATTCAATTACTATTGGAGAAGGTACCACTTCTTTTAAAGCTATTGCTTCTTATGCCGAGGGTGCAATCAAGCAAGATAATCTTGGAGATGATTCCCCAGCTGGTCATATTACTGCTGGTTCTATTACATCAAATGCACTTTCTTATGTTGGAAAGCGGAACGCTTTTTATGGTACTGGCGTAGGCTCTGTTCCTGAATTAAATTCTGCAATTGTACGTGGACTTACTGGTAAGTCTCTTAATCCTACTGCTGGTACCAAACTTACCATTAAAGTCGCTCAAGGACAACAGTATATTGTTTTCGCCTATCCTGCGGCTCTTTGTGATGTAAGCCAAGTGAAATATGAAGAAACAAATGATATTGGTATGGCTTCTAGCTTTGCCAAGCAAACCGTGTCTGTCGAAGGTGCCAACGGAGCAACAGCTACAAACTATAAAGTCTATAGCTACGCTATGGCTGCTCCTGCCGCAGCTCCAATGACATTTACAGTAACCATTTAGAAAGGAGTTATAAATTATGGCTATTGATAGCACAAAACTATTGGTTGCTGTAAAAGCCTACTCTCGTGGTAATGCTCTTCCACTCGATGCTTCGAGTGTCCATGAGACATTAGCAGCCGCACAGACCTATGCAGACTCAGCTATTGCTTATGGCGGTCAAGTTATTACCGCATTGGTTGATGGTGAGTATAAGGCATATATGCTTCAACCAAAAGCTGAGGGTACGGGTTTTAATCTTTCTCCTGTTGGAATTGATGGTAAAATTGACCCAACCAAGGTAAAAGAGTATGTTAAGGTAGTAGAAGCTCTTCCAGAAACCGACCAAGAACAAGGTGTTATTTATATTAATACTACAGATAACAAAGGATATATTTATACCGGTTCTGGTTTCAAAGTAATTTTTGAACAAGTTGAGAATCTTAAAGCAACCATTGAAACCATTCAAGCTAAATTAGATAGCCTGACTGGTGAAGGTGAAGGTTCTGTAAAGAAAGCCCTTGCAGACGCAAAGGCATATACCGATACTGCGGTTGCTGGCAAAGCTGATAAAGCAACTACTTTGGCCGGATACGGCATTGCTGATGCTTATACGAAAGAAGCAACTGACACTGCAATCGCTTCTGCTATTGCGAAAGCGGACCACCTAAAGCGCGCCATCATTGATGTCCTTCCAGCTGTTGACGAAGCCGATGTTAATACCATCTATATGGTTCCAGTTGATGACCATTATGATGAATATATTCTTGTTGTAGCTGGCGAAGTTAAGAAATTTGAAAAAATCGGTGACAGTAAAGTAGACCTTTCTGGTTACGCGACTAAAGATGAAGTTACAATTGCCAAGCAAGCTGCCATTGACGCTGCCGCTGCTGATGCCCAATCCAAGGCCGATGCCGCACAAGCTGCCGCTATTGCAGAAGCGCAGAAGAAAGCCGATGCGGCTCAAGCCGCCGCCATTTCCGCTGCCATTGAAAAAGACACTGCCACTTTGACAAGTGCAAAAGAATATGCCGACGGTCTTGCTGCTAATTATGAAAAAGTGGGTGCCGCTGCAAAGGCTCTTGAAAGTGCAAAAGTATATACTGACACTCAAGGTGCCGCAACACTTGAACAAGCTAAAGCATATACAGATGGTCAAATTTCTCCCATCCAAGAGAATTTAAATACTAAAGTCGATGCTACTCAAGTAAAGACTATTCTTTCTGAAAAAGTCGGTGACATTGCCGAAGGTACTACTATTAAGCAGTATATTGATACAAGCGTAGGTTCCGGTGGAACTGCTAGCGCAGAAGCAATTGCAGCAGCAAAGAAAGAAGCCATTGAAACTTCTAAAACTTATACGGATAACGCTTTAACAATTGTAGAATTTTAGGAGTTAAAATGGCTGTAGTTCGTGTATATACAACTGTGGCCGCAAAATTAAATAAATTACCAGTTAGCGATGGAAATTTAGTTTTTGTTTCCGATACCCGTCACATCTATTTAGATTGTAATGGTCTACGAATTAAATATAATTGTATCCAAGAATTTCCTACAGACAAAGATAGAATTGATAAATTAGCACCAGTTGAAGGCTATTATTATGTAGAAGAAACTGGCGTGATGTGGCGCTATAAAGACGAGTGGAAACAGCTTACTCCTTCTAATTTACAAACCATAACTTTTGGTACTTCTGTTGAAGATTTTCCAAAAGAAGGAAAAGAAACTATGATATATATTGCCGATAAAGCAATTTATAAATGGAATGCGGCCCTTCATACATATATGTGTGTTGCTAATAATACAGAATGGACAACTATTTAAAGGAGACATGAATGAGTCAAGTTAAATTTGTAGCTGCTACTCTTGCCGGCTATCAAAGTCTTACAGATAAAGATGCTAATACCCTTTATTTTGTAAAAGAAGAACGGCGTATTTACAAAGGCGATACCCCATACTCTGGTGGCATTTATGAGAAAGTAAATGTACTTCCAGAACAAGGTAAAATTAATACTCTATATATTGTAGGTGACAAAGGAGATAATGTTGCCTATTGGGATGGTACTAAGTACATTACAGTTGTTAAGCCAACAACTGTTGCCAAAGACCTTTCTACCCTTACCAAGCGCGTTACTACAGCAGAAGGTAATATTTCTGCCGCAGATAAAAAATTAACAGTTATTCAAGGTGAAGGCGAAGGCTCTATCAAGAAAGCTGCCGCTGATGCTAAGCAGGCCGCTATTGACGCTGCTGCCACAGACGCTACTTCTAAAGCCGACAAAGCTCTAGAAGATGCCAAAGCTGATTCTGCCACTAAGAAAACAGAAGCTATTAAAGCAGCTGCTGCTGAAACCACCAAACAGGTTACCGCTGCTAAAACCGAGTTACAGGCCAACATCGATAAGAAAGCTAACAAAGCTACTACTCTTGCTGGTTACGGTATCGCCAATGCATATACAAAGGATGAAGCCAATACCGCTATTGCTGCTGCCGTAGCTAATGCGCACCATCTCAAGCGTGAAATCGTTAGCGTTCTTCCAGAGGTTTCCAAAGCCAACGAAGATACTATCTATATGGTTCCCGATGCTGGTAGCACCGATGCCGCAGGCTCCAACAAGTCTGTTTATACTGAATACATGCTTGTCAATGGTGCCTTTGAGCGTATTGGTACTTCTAACGTAGACCTTAGCAACTACTTCACCAAAGACCAAGTAACTGATGCTATCTCTACCGCTAAGGGTAAAGCTGCTATTGACGCTCAGACCAAGGCAAATGCTGCTAAGAATGCTGCTATTGCTGCTGCCGCAACCGATGCCACCACAAAAGCTGACGCTGCTAAGGATGCTGCTATCACAGAAGCTGGTAAAAAGGCTGACAAGGCTCTTAAAGATGCTAAGGCTTATTCTGATGGTCTAGCCAAGAATTATGCTACCGCTGCTCAGGGCGCTAAGGCTGATACTGCTGTTCAGGCTGCTGACGTTATTTCTGGTACCGCTAACGGCACAATCTCTGTCAAGGGTACAGACGTTGCCGTCAAGGGCCTAGGTTCTGCTGCTTATCAAAACAGCGGTGCCTTTGATACTTCTGGTGCCGCTGCTGGCGCTCTTTCTGAAGCTAAGACTTATGCCAACACAAAGAAGACCGAAGCTATTGGCGCTGCTGCCACAGATGCTACAACTAAGGCCAATAACGCTCTTGCTTCTGCTAAAAAATATGCTAACGGCCTAATTGAATGGCAAACACTCTAATTTAAATTAAATTAAGGAGATTGTATGTCTGCTGATATTAGATTTTACATAGGCGTGCAATCAGAGTATGATGCGTTGGGGTCTACTAAAATAGATCCAAACGGCATCTATTTTCTTTCAGATACCACGAGTATCATGAAAAATAATATCAAATATAGCTGTGGCGATATTAAAATTGCCACGGGTTCTGCCGCAGGTATTATCAAGCCAAGCGGAGATTTTGATATTACCTCTGACGGCACACTTTCAATTTATAAAGCGATGTCCGTTAATAGTTTTTCTAACAATAGCGGCACGCTTGAAATAGGTTCTCGTCTTCCGTCTTCCAACTTCTCTTGGAATTTGAACAAGCAACCTTCTAAACTGACAATTACAGCAGGTAGCCAATCATTTGAAATCAATAAGACACAATCTGGAACTGCGGCAATTACATTTGCGGCACCTCTTACCGCAACGACCGCATTTACTTTGACTGCTACTGACGCTCGCAAAGCCACATCTACTAAGCAGACTACAATTTACTTTTTAAATGGTAAATACTATGGCGTGAGCAATATAACAGATACTTCTAAGATAGATGCGGCGTTTGTCAAAGGGCTTACTAGAAATCTAGTGTCTGGTCGCACAGGTTCATGGAATGTTACTGCCAATGCCGGGCAGTATATTTACTTTGCTATTCCTGCTTCTTTTGGAACTCCCGCATTTTATGTTGGAGGTTTCGAGGGTGGTTTCAACAAAGTAAAGACTTTTGATTTCACAAATGCAAGTGGCTATACCGCTTCTTATAATATCTATAGGTCAACTAATGCAGGATTAGGTGCAACTACGGTGGAGGTGAAATAATGCCTGTTCAACTTATTGATAAAATCAAACAAAAGAATAACGGCACTTTCAAACTCGTAGATGCTTCTGATATTAATTGGGATGTTAACATTCCAAGTGACAAAGTTCCAGCAGAATATGTTAAAAAGGATGCTATGAACACAGCTATTGCAAACGCAGTAGCAGGTGCGCCGCATCTTAAACGTGTTGTGCTGGCAAAAGGGTCAACTCTTCCTTCTACTGGCGAAGAAAATACAATTTATATGCTGCCAGATTTAACCGAGTCTAATAATGAATATACTGAATACTTTTGGGTTAATGGCAAATTTGAAAAACTCGGTGGGTCTAAGACCGATTTATCGAACTATCCAACCAAGAGTGAGATGAATTCAGCAATTAAGACTGCATCTGGTGCGTCTTCAACAGACGCACAAGTAAAGGCAGATAAAGCCCTTAAAGATGCAAAGGCATATACCGACCAAGAGAAAGCGAAATATCTTCCTCTTACTGGTGGTACTTTATCTGGTAAAATTAAATACGCGGCTGGTCAAGTCATCAATGACGATAATGACATTGCCACTAAAGCATATATCGATACCGTTGCAAGTGGCATTTTGCCATCTGATGTTTTGACAGTTCCATCTATTACTACTGGCACTACAAATGGTACAATCAAAGTTAAAGATAAATCTGTTGCCGTGTATGGTCTAAAATCTGCCGCATATCATGATGCATCTGATTTTGCCACGCCAAACGATTTAACTTGGTCTTATATCGAATAATATATCAGAAAGGATGTGAGCAAGATAGCAAGAGTAAAATTTATCAGAGATAAAGAACCTAATATTAAAGCACTCACTGCCGAAAATAAAGTATTGGACGGTGCATTGTATGTTGCCACCGATACCGGCACTTTGTGGATGGGTATTTCTTCATCCTCTCTGATTCAGATTAAAGATAATATTAATACAAATACAACTTATAACTTAACCAAGAGCGGTAATACAATCACTCTCAGAGGTAGCGATGGTAGCACATTTAATGTTACAGATTCAAATACTGTATATGGCAATGCTACTGCCAGTGCCGCAGGTCTTATGTCTGCCGCAGACAAGGCTAAACTTGACGGCGTTGCCGCAGGTTCAAATCACGTTACCGTTGATGCAGAACTTTCTACTACTTCAACGAATCCTGTGCAGAACAAGGTAATTAAATCTGCGCTTGATGGCAAGTCAAATACTGGTCACACGCATGATGATAGGTATTATACTGAGAGCGAAATCAATACAAAGCTGAATGCAAAAGCTAATTCAAGCCACACGCATACGAAGGCTCAGATTACAGACTTTCCTACTAGTATGCCAGCAAGTGATGTACACCCTTGGGCAAAAGCAGCTTCTAAGCCAAGTTATACTATTGGTGAAGTGAGTGGCAATCTTGCAGCTTCGCGCATTAGTGGTACGATTAGTGCGGCAA